TGCATTACAATTTACCCGCTATTTTAGTGATTTGTGGTTTGAGTGTGGCCTTTGTTATGTAGGGCACAACAGAGATGTGTATGTATCACGAAGCCAGTATGCGAATGCTAAAATCACACGGACCTACACGCATTATTATTGTGAAGCATCCCAACGATTAAACGTATTATGATACACGGATCTGCATTACACTAATCACACTACACTGTCCACATTACACTAACCCTAGCCTCTTTAAACCCCTAGCTTGTACTAAAGAAACGCCTACCAAAAAGACAAATGTCAATATCGGCCACACCCTTCTTTAACCCGCCCTCTGTATCCAGAATACCTTATAATACCAGGCAGGAAAACGACCGTGCCACAATTAAACAATGTCTCTCGAATGAGATTATGAAGCGGCGCCTAGCGCGGCCATAGTGTGAATCCTTTGCCACCACCTTTTACAGATGATTTGAACACACTTTTTGTATATTTCTTTAGTTTTACGAAGGGTGTATTTCGGTTATTATTGTTAAGAAGTTCCTGAAAAATCCTGCTAAAGCCTGTGAGACTGGCTCGTTGCTATACAAAAAAAAGCACTGCTATAAACCCTTACGTTGGGCCGAAACATGGGAAAAAAGCAGATAGCGTTTGTGTGAGTCACAGTGGGGAGTTAGCCATATTTGAAGACCTTGCCAGCATTCAGAGTTTATACTCTGCCTCAACTCCAAATACCCACTACCCGTCTGGTGTATGGCTGTATTCCAACCAATCAATTTACAATTTTATAAGAGACACGCTTTTGTTTGAGTACACGTTTTCCAAGTACAATTTCACTGGCAAAGCATGTATTTTCATACATTTCAGCTACTAGAGCAATTGAAAGCGTTTGATTTTAAATATTGCAACAACACAATGGTTGTTGTTTTTTGCAGTCAAAGCAGATACAAAAATAAACCAAGCTTTTAACAAAAAAGCGCTTTAACAACCTTTATAGTTAAACAAAATATAACTCTTACTTCTTGTCACCTATTTGACATGTTTGAGCAAAAGTCTGTGGGTTTTACAGCCGCATCGTCGCCTAAGGAAAATGCGCTAAAAGGCATATTCTCTGCTGATGAAATAAAAAACCTATACGGTAAAATACTTGATATATTTTTAAACATCTTTATACGGCAAACCAATACAGATAACAGAACTGATGTTTTTCCCACTCTTTTGGTGTATGAACACAAAGAAACAGTCTCTCAAGTAATTGAGCATTGTGAGCCGCAGACTGAAGCTAAAGATGGCAAACCATTTGTAAACACCCCAAGGACAGTCCCTTTGATTCACGAGTCACAATTGTGCCCTCTCACGGACCGCGGCTTACCCACCGAGACCGCAAATAACACTTTCAGTTGTCTTGACAACCGGACCGTTTGCATGGTTTTTGACGTACTTTGTTTTCTTTTATTTATAGTCTTATTTATCTATAGCTTGTTTAATTGAAATTTCTAAAAACACACCACAATTAAAATGGTCTTTGGCAAAAGTAATTGAATCATTGTTTCCTTTATTATAAAGCACAGCATACAATTAAAGCACAGCATACAATTAAAGCACATTCACGGTGGCTTGACCTTAAAATGCATGACATACTGTTTTATTTTAAACTTGTACAGTCACTGTTATTAATTGTTCTTTCTTTTCCTAGAATGTCTTCTGGACAAGATGATGAACAAACGAATTACCGGATGTCCAAACAGTCACACGCAACATCAAGCAGTCTTTCTTGTTTAACTACGTAATCGTGTCCCCGACAAACCTATTGTGTAATCTTACCTAACCCTACACCCAAGTCAAAAGTATGCATCTCTATTACAAAAGTTCAATAAAATCCCAAAACATTTTCATTTTTGATTATCATTATTCTTGAGAGTTAGATATACGTTGCAACTTAATCTTGTATTTTATAATATTGGTTTAATACACCGTGCTACTACACCATGCTTTTACACCATACTTTTTCAGAATGATACTAAACAAGGCTGCTAGATAATGCTACCACATCATGGTACAATTGCTTATTACTATATTGTGCTCCTGTTGCTTATTACTATACCATGCTATTACTTAGTACTATATCGTGCTATTACTTATTACTATACCATTATATACTATTGCTTCTTACTATATCATTTTAGTATGCCATTCTACTATATCGGTTTACTATTTTATGAAAGTAGCAATTCCAATACACTGTGCTAAGACACTGTGCTAAGACACTGTGCTAAGACACTGTGCTAAGACACTGTGCTAAGACACTGCGATAAAAACAATTTTAAGACACCATCTAATAAAGGGCTAATCTAAGACGCCATACCTCAAACTACATACTGCAATTGATAACAAACTTCCTACCACCTTCCTAGCACAACTAAAAACATCTAGACAGCTCATAATTATTTGTTATGCTACAAAACTAGACATTAATTCTACTTTGTTTGAGCTCTTTTTCTTTTGTGCCCCTAGGTTACACGTTACAAAACCAGTAATCAAGCTTAGGCATTACCTTGGCGGCATTGATTGCACACGTGCTTGCAAAAAGCTTTCATGCAGCCCATTTCATTGTTGACGTAACGATTGTTCATAATCAGCATCTCTTGATGGTAGTTGTGGCCGTAAGCCACCTCCGCATGCATACGAATAAGCTGAGCCATCACTTCAAACAGATAAATCGCTGTGAGCGTGTGTTTTTTATTTACCATATAGTCAGTGTTCATGTAGCACACCTTGCTAGTTATCCTTTCCATTATGTCGGTGTTGTTGTGAAGCATGAAAAAGTGCAGCGTCAGCCCCTTGTATATCATTGTAGACAGTTTGAGAAAGTCCTTTCTTGTCTGCTCCAGAACCTGACCGCAGAACAAATCACCTTTCAAGCACGTGGAGCCCATGTTATCCAGCGAGACAACATGTGTCACAAGAGCAAGCACATCTTTCTCACACATAAACATGTCGTCCAAACTCGAGGTGGACAAAAATTGACACGCTGTTCCTTTTTTACGGAAGTAAGGAGACACGGTTTCGTAGTTTCTTTCCACAGTTGCAAGTACAGGTTTTGTTATGTTGCTCACCTTTTTCATCGTGTAGTAGTGGTCAACAAGTCCCTGGTCTAACATCGGGTCGTGTGTTCTCCAGAAGTCCTTGTACATTTCTGAGTCTGCCGTCGCGGCTAGTCTTGTTGCTGTACCTTCGTTGAAGCTATAATAAGCCCTCGGAAACACTCTGTGCATGCTGAAGCCGTCAACGGTAGAAGATAGACCTTGCAACAGAGACCGTTTGTCCATAACAGGGTCCGGATCATTAGACAGGCACTGTGCTAGGCTGAATGTGGGGCAGTTCATATAGCAGTCACTGGCGTCTCTATAAAACACTCTATCTTTGGTTTTGAAGCCTTCGCTCTTTGAAAAGTCAAACAAGGGCACAAGGCCCACAGCCAGTTGTCTGTTCAACACTTCGGCGTACAACTCTGTCGTCATCTCTCCCAGCGGCAGAATCATGGCGTGGATCGTGCGGTAACTGCGTCTGTGCTTAACCTTTCCCATGTACTTTTCAAGCTCAACATTGTAATAACGTTTATGCCCTTCTGCCTTGCCAAAGCAAAACATCTTGTTCATAGCAATGTGTTGCAACATCAGGAAGCGGCATGCTGCATCGCCTTGTCTCGGATACAGCTCGCCAAGGCTGTTTGTCAGAATGTGCTTCTGCAGCAGACAATACAGCAGGATTTGTTTTGCAGCCTCCACGTTAAACAAAAGAGCCTGTATTTCTTCCATTTTCTTCATGTTACATGCCAGAATGTGCCCAACTATGTCCACGAGCCGCTTTAGGTGAGCGACATATACGATTTTCTGTCCGGTGTACTTGGCGTAGGCGTTCGGTTGAGTTTGTTCAACTTCAAAAAGTGCGTGTAATGCACTTAGCATCTCTTCCTGATCAATCGGCGATGAGCAAGCGTTGGGTCTGTTGTCGTAGGACGGAACACCAGAGCATCGGTTCATGTATATGAGTTTCATGATGTAAAAGTCAATATACAGCGTCAAGTGGGCAAAGGTTTGTAGGTCTTCAAAGAAAGCGTCCGTCGTTGTGCTGAAAACTGTCACAGGCTTTTCAATCAGACAGTACAGACCTTCTACAGCTTCTTTGAGAACATCAAACGATAGATGCATGCCTTGCGCACAAACACTCTTCCACAGTTTGTGTACAGTGGTCGAGAAACAGGGCTTTATCTTGACAAACAAATGTTCTCTCAGCGGCACGTATTTCTCATCCATGCTGTTTGGTGCAAAGCTCAATTCGTACACCAAGTTCTTTTTGAAAGCACTATTATTTTTTGCCAGTTCCAGTTCTTCAGGTGTGTTAATGGCACCACACATTGTTTTGCTGTGCCCCGGTTTCATGTAGAACCTCGCGGTTCTGTCTTCTGTAAACACAGATCCAGTGCAACTTTTGTTTTTAAGGCACCTTTTTATTTCGACCATCAGATTTGAATAATTTGGAATATTGCGGTTTCCTCTTTTTTTTTTTGGTTCAGAATCAGATTCGCTGCTATAAAAGTCGTCATCTTCTTCTGCAGCACGGTTATCATCACACTCATCTTCAGATGACTGACAATCGTCCCAAGATGTTGCGCTGTCATCCAACTCTGTGTCGAGGGTGATGTCACTGATTTTTTCTTTTTGTTCTTCAGCCACACTCTTACAAGCAATTTTAGCCCTTTGGTTTTCTTCTGAATATAAAAGTCTTCTTTTATACATAGATGGGTCTTTAACACCACCGGTTGTAACCCATGTTTTTCGGGGTCTTGGATGTGCCCTTTTCGCAGGAAGTTGTGGCGAGTGCTGCGGGGAACTCTGATCACACAACATGTCTTGGCTTGTAGGCTCTTGGCTTGTAGGCTCTTGGCTTGTAGGCTCTTGGCTTGTAGGCTCTTGGCTTGTAGGCTCTTGGCTTGTAGGCTCTTGGCTTGTAGGCTCTTGGCTTTGGGGGTCTTCTAGGTCTTGGCTTTGGGGGTCTTTGAGCTCTGGGTCTTGGCTTGTAGGCTCTTGGAGCTCTGGGTCTTCAAGAGGTTGCAGAGCTGCAGATAAAGATACCTGAGACATTGTTGGTTTTTTCCAGCAATCGAATCTTGAAAATATCACCAGTCAAAATTAATCGTTTCAGATGCTTTATCGCAGAAGCCTTTGTCAAAGAGTGAGATGTCTTGTTCTGAAGTGCTTTCATATGCTTTCCAATGCAAGCTTGTAGAGAAGTGTAAATCTGTAATGCATCAGCCCTCTATTTGTATAAGGGGCATGAAGCCGATTGGCTGTAAGCAAGCAGGTTTGATACCGCCTAGTGGTGTGCGGCCTTTTTGTCCACATCCTATGGACTTAAAGGTCGTTTGGTTCGCTCCGCCTAGTGGTGTGCGGTTATCGGGGTCTTCGGGCCGTCTCCGCCTAGTGGTGTGCGGTTATCGGGGTCTTTGGGCAGTCTCCGCCTAGTGGTGTGCGGTTATCGGGGTCTTTGGGCCGTCTCCGCCTAGTGGTGTGCGGTTATCGGGGTCTTATTTTACACAACCAATAGTAGTACAGAGATTTTTAGACATCGCCCTGAACCACGCCGTTGATACGCCTTGGTGGGCTTGGTTTCTATACCAAACGAATCATCTTATAGGTCGACCTAGCCTTCCCCCGTGCAGTACAATATTAGCTACTACAACCAATAAGATAATGCGATTGTTGGACCAGCCTATTTATGGGTGTATCTTTGTAGGTGGTAAACCAATAGGTCTGAAGCACATGGTAAGCCAGCCTCCTTTTGGGCCGGCTTGTTATTAGTAGCGCCTCCACAGTATTACTTAAATACAGAGATAACAGACCTTGCTCACTATTCTCTTCTAGGAGACAGAGAAAGACCTTGTCTGTGCCATGTCGGACTCAGATTCAGACAACACTATTTCGGCTCCAACATACAAGAGAAAGCGGCCTGTTATTATGTCGGATGATGAATCGGACACAGACAAAAGACCACCAACCAACCCGGATACTTTGGGGTCCAAAAGGAAACGGTCTTTAATCGTATCGGATTCAGCAGGGTCCGACAAAGATGAAAGCCGGCACCGTAGCCCCGATTCCCGGAGGGCTAGGCACACAAATCCATTTGTTGTTTCGGATTCGTCGGAGTCTGACAATGAGCAAAGCCGGCACCGTAGCCCCGATTCCCGGAGGGCTAGGCACCCAAACCCATTTGTTGTATCTGAAGCATATGACTCTGACCAGGACTCTGACCAGGACTCTGACCAGGACTCTGACCAGGACTCTGACCAGGACTCTGACCAGGACTCTGACCAGGACTCTGAAAGCAGCTCAGAAAGCTCCAGCTGCGAGTCTGGTACAGACAATGAGGGTGATAAAGACCAAAATCCCGCAACCGTTCACACTGACTTTACTGAAAAGAGTCAAAGCCCGTCAACGGCTCAAGTTGTGCCTTTGGGTCCTGCTGTGTGTAATTGCAAAACAACGGGTTCAAATGATGGGATTTGGTGTATTTTCAAAAAACGTGAAAAGGCTGTTGTGCAAATCCCTCTGGTGGCGGCCCCGGGTAATGACCACGATACTGCTCTTGGCGAAGAGGACACTTCTGTTATCGGAGAAAACAAAGGGACTTTATGTGAACCAATCACCAGCTTTGATGACTTTATAAAAGTTAAACTTGGTTCTCTGGGGCGGCAAACAACAAGCCATTTTACTTTGTATGACTTTCTGTGTGGTTTGTACCTAAAGAGCAACCCTGCATACTCACCTGTCTTAGCTGCTGCTAACGGTTATGTTGATGACCATTGGGTAACGTACGATATGCTTTACGAGGCAACCGAGAGTCTTGTCTGTTTGGTGGAAAGAACAGTTTCACCACTAGCTGAGTACTCGTGCAGTTTCTGGGAAGATATTCAAACCTTTGCTCACATAACATTGTTTATAGACATATGTGTATCTAAGCTTATAATGGGCTTTAAAAAATTGGAATCTGTTAGGCAACCCCTGCCGCATCAGATTTCCATAAGGTGTCGTATTTTAAATGCTGCCGATGCCTTGTTTAATCTCGAATCTGACTGGGATGCCCTGCGAGAATCTTTTGGCTACAGGGACAGAACTAGCAATTACCTTTTGAGGGTGAGACCCGCCATTGATTTTGCAAATGTGATTGCGCAGTGCCAAGTAAGAGACAAAGTAGAGTGCCAGACACTTTTGCTTAATGTTGAGCTCATGAAGCACATAACATTAGCTGCTCTTTTAGACAAGTATATTCTACAAACAACACAGTACGACCACCAAATTAACACTCTTAGGCAAGTGCACGCTCTTGTGGTCAAGAAATATGTGTGCTCAGCACCCCGCGAGGTGCCTGTAGAACTGTTGAATAGCACCAACACAATGTTGAACCATTTTAAAACCATGCTTACCGAAGGAATACATAGACGGAGCCAACGAACGGAAGATTTTTCACTCTTGCCGCTGCACAGGTTTAGCTCTGAAATGTATGCTGCTTTAATGACAAGGCAATTGTCTGTTGGTTTTAAGTGTGTGTTTGACTTTAATAGCGACTGGTTCTTGTCTGCGGATAATGACTATTTTGCTAGTAAGCGTGAAAAACCACAATTGTTGTGCGGTCTTTTAAGGTGTATGGGTCTCGAACCAGACCCTGTCATGCACAACTCAACTGTGGATCGTGCTATTGTGCCTTCTCAGCTGACTTACAGCCCTCATGCAATATCTTTCTTTCCTGGTGCAATTTCTTGCTCTACAGATCACATGTTGTACATTAAGAATTCTCTAGACTCTGCAAGGAAAAGGTATAATGAAGAGGCGATGCCGCAATTGAGTAGGCCAAGGTCTGATGTCCGGTCTGTCATCTTTCCCAGAGAGCCAAACTTTATTCTGAACCTTCCGCAGTGTGTAGCTTCAAAAAAGAAATGCTATGACTGGACAACGGTTAAAGAGATCTACAACGTTGAAGATGGCAGAAAGTTTTTGCGGTATGAACCTACAAAGGTGTACACCACAACCAGAGACAAGATGTTGGCTTGCTGCTTAGCTTACCAAGCCTTTACTGTTACTCTTCCAATATTGTATCACAACACGCAAGCAAAGTCTTCTATTATAAATTCTGTCTGTTGTAGTAGCCTGTTGAAAACTAAGATGTGTTTGATAAAAGAAATAGCTTTTTGTGTGAGAACATGGTTGGATAACTTTTATCATGGTTAAATGCTTGTATACTACTGTTTTCAATAAATATTTTATAACTTAAATGTATGGTTTTTGGTTTTAATGCCACACTCATTTAGTGGTTTATGGTGTATGGCATCACACATACTTTGACAGCTAATTGTATTTCTCTTATAGAACAACAAAGAATTATCATTATTTATTTTTTTAATTTAAAAAATTTATTTCACATTCTAGAACGTAAAACACTTTTAAACACTGTTTTTAATATTCAGAAACAACTTTATTTTTCTTTAAGTTTGGTTCAACAACACACCAATTATCACAGTTTTGTACTCCAAAAGCGAATAGATTTAACCTGTGTAAAAACACAAAAAGAGATAATGTTTAGCTTTTTAAACAAAAAACACAACACAATACAATTATATATTAGAGTATTATAAATGGTGTCTTTTTACAATGCCCACCCCCTTTAAAAAACAGGCCCCAAAAAAATCGGGGTGTGGACAGCTCTCTGTTTGGATGGTTTTTTTTTGATCGATTTAACGTTTCTTAAAAAGCAGATTGTGAATGTTTGTCTTTTAAGCGAGCTTATAGTTTTGTGTAGCAGAGTAATAGATGTGGGCTAATGAGAAAAGTAATACAATTTGAAGAAGGAATGTTATTAAAACAGTTTATTTGAAGCAAGAACAGGTTATTGTTTACAATAAAATTTTAGTAATGGGGTTTTAAATATATGGTGGATGGTATTTTGCGGCTTTTGGAAGCTGACTTAAAAAGAAAGTTTTGTAAGGTCTTTGTTGTTTTTAAATTACTTTTATTTCACTGTGCTTTTGCGTTGTGTAAAAATAACCAACAATGTGTCCCTTTTCGAGCAAAACATCTTGAGCGGTATAGTTTGTGAGCCAAAGACTTCCGTTTGAGTGTTTCTGTTTACTAGCAATGAAAAAGCTCGAGTGTCCGGAATCAAGCGTTTCATAATTCAAATTCCTTTGAATGTGTTCTTCAACAAGGACAGGAACCGTTTTAAGAGCTGGTAGTGTTACGCTTTTAAGAACAAATATGGGATTAACACTACTCGTCAAAACACTTGCTGTGACAACACCTAGACTGTTGTGCGCTTTTTCTTGGATTGTGTTGCAAGTTAGGTTTACGACAGTGACAAATGATTCCGTTTCAGCTAGCCGGGTAGCCTTAATATAGGTTGTGTCCGAACAACCCGCGTCTCTAATCACAACAATCATTCTTGTTGGGATGCTTTTGATAATATCCAAGCATTGTGTTCTTTGCTGTCTAGGTTCCATTTTGAAATTAAAGTTGTATGTACAGGCTTGAGACACGTCCATGTCAATACCACATTTAAACCCGACTGTTTCATCTTGAAACAGTCTGTTTGTAACAGCCAGTTTTCTAGTTTTTTCTACATATCTGTTCCGGTTGTTTTTCTTTTTTGGCGCCATTGGAACACAAGCCCAAGCACATCTCCTTTTGGGGGAGGACATCTTTAGAGCTAGGATTGTCTTGTTCTTGAGGTCAAAAGAAAGTGTTAAAAACTAACATAAATAATCCTCTTTAAGGTTCTAGCTATAGGAGGAGTTATAGAAGCAAGCAATATAATTTGTTTGACTTTTTGGAATGTATCTGTTTATGGATGTATACAAACAGCTAAAAGATTAAGTTTTTTAAAAATATTTATTTGTTAAATCAAAGCATGAATAAATGTATACTGGGTGAACATATTAGAGCACAGTAAAGATAGACTCTTTTTCAGATCTTGCGCGTTGTAGTTTCTCGGGATGTCTGTCCCTCTCGTGGTTTTTTCTTTGTAGGATGCGAACATGCTGGACATCTTTGGACTGGTTTAGGGGAATGCTTTTGGTAGTAACAGCAGCACCGTTGGAATATTGTGTGGTGATAGCAGATCCGGTTGCGGGTTTGAAATACAACACTTTCAGTTTTGTGTTGGGTTTGGTTTCTACTTTGGCTAAAACGGTTTCTGCTTTTCTGTTTGTGGTGTTTTTTCTGTTTATTCTTTTTGTTTCGTTTTTTTCCACCTGCTGCACACTAGTCTTGTAATGGTTTGAACTAGAAGTGAACTGGGTTAGAGGATCAAACCATCTTACAGTCTTCTTAACCAATTTTTCTTTTCCAGGTTCGTTTTCTTCATGCTCGCTGCTATCAAGTTCACTTGTGTTATTTTGCATACTGTCAGACTTGCTTATTTCAATCTCTGTGCTTTCAAGTTCTGCTGCGTTAGATTTTCTGGTTTCAGTACCATGTGCTGTAATATTGGTTTCTGGTGCTTTGCGCTCTCTGTTTGTTTGTGTATCATGTTTAACATAATTTTTTTCAGATAGACCTTTTCTCAGCATTTGGTGTTGCACTTTATGTTTTGTATTTTGCATTGTAGTCTTTTGAGAGTTGTCTTTGGGATTGTCTTCAGAATTGTCTTCAGAATTGTCTTCAGAATTGTCTTCAGAATTGTCTTCAGAATTGAATTTAGAATTGTCTTCTGATGGGGTTTCAGAGTTGGCTTCATAGTTGGCTTCATAGTTGGCTTCATAGTTGGCTTCAGAATTGTCTTTACGGTTGGTTTCAGAGTTGGCTTTAGACTTGGTTTTAGACTTGGTTTTAGAATTGTGTTCAGATATGAATTTAGAATTGTCTTCTGATGGGGTTTCAGAATTGTCTTTACGGTTGGTTTCAGAATTGTCTTTACGGTTGGTTTCAGAATTGTCTTTACGGTTGGTTTCAGAATTGTCTTTACGGTTGGTTTCAGAATTGTCTTTACGGTTGGTTTCAGAATTGTCATTTATTGTTTCACCAGTTTCAGGGTTTTGTGCGCTTTCAGTTTGCACTAGACGAATCTTTTGATTAGATATGGTATTACTCTTTTCAGATTTTTTGACCTCCTTTTTTTTTGATAGTTTAGTTTGCTTCTTTTCTTCTTGTTTGGGGTAGTTAGAATATTCGAGTTCTGCCAGTTCTTCTTCTAGATAGCTAGGAAAGTATGCTGTGTTTTGTGCATCATTGGTTGTACCCGTAACACAGAACCACTCGTCGGTTTTTTCACAGATTGTTTTGAAGAATGCATTTGCTTTCACCTTTGTGTCTTGAGCGTTGTCCTTGTTTTCATAGTAGCCTCTAATTACAGTTTGTCCTCTTTGAGATGAATCAACAAGACAGAAATCTTCCAGTTCTTGCAGTGTACCAAAGGTTATTTGATTTTTGTAGTCAAAAACTGCATCTTTAACAAGCATGGTTTCAGACACATAACTGTCTTCCATTCTGACCTTCATTATCTCAAAGAATGTTTTGTACACACAATGCAGATTGTTCATGAATTTATCAACAGGGCTTTGTTTAGGATGCGCAGATTGGTTCAGGTTTTCTTCTTTTGGTGGGGTACAGTTTATCAAATAGAACTCCAACCCCGTGTCCAATTTAGATTTGTGTCGCGGAAGAGACCACACGTGCCGCAGATATTTAAGGACAATGGTTATTTGCGGTGTTAGTACTGACTCAAGTTCTTCGGTTAAGAAAGCGTTGTTTGTCAGGTCAAAAGCCGCTGCATGGAGCATATATGTAAATGGAGAATGCTCATACATTACCAAAGGCGCATAATATCCAGACTCTCCTCTGGCAACCAGTTCAAGCTCGTTAGTTATAAACCCGCAAATCGTGTTCCACTTTGATACTGTCAGAAAGCTTTTCTGCGCTGCTCCAATTAGAGGTACGTTGTAGAACGTTCCTCCGGGTAGTTCAAAAAGTCTTTTAATATATTCAGTTTTACCAACTTGCGGTGGTCCTTCAAGAAACACAATGCGCCCGTTGTCGAATTGTCCGCATTCCCTGTAGCCCGTAGCCATCTCAGTCGTAGGTTTAAAATAAGTAACAACAAACCTTCAAGATTCTGCTTTTAAACCCACCTTAGCCTTGACGCTGACACACCACGCCCACAATTGCAAATTTTTAACACCCAATACCAACAATGTACTCTGCTACCGTGTTTCAAACCACACCCTTAATAAAATAAGATAAGCACAGACCCACAATCTGCACGATGTTTTTATTGTACAAGCATATTTTTGTGTTAACCTGACTTAGATAACAATTAAATAGAATTCATCAAACCATGATTTTATGTTTAGTCACAAGTACTTTATTAGGGGGTTTCTCGCGCCTCTCTGAATGTAGCATACCACGCAGACTTGTACTTAAAGGAATCTAAAACGGCTGAAAGCACAGAATCACAGCAAACAGAGTGAACAAATCCTTCTATGTTTTTTTGAAGTCTGTTTAAGCGTTTTTTGTGAACTTCTTCATTGTGTCTTGGGTTGCAGCGGCTTAAGGCTCTTGTCTGTTGCACTAATTTCACGTAGGAACAATATGCCGTTGGTAGGGGTCGTTTTCCTTGGCACGCCAATGCATAGTCCAATGTTCTAAATAGAACACTAGCGGGCGTGCCGTCTATACAGTTTAAATCTTTAATTAAAGATTTGTATTTTGTTTGTGACAGACCGAGAAAGGTTTCTTGACAGCAGTGTCCGTTGCTTGCTTCGTAAATGCCTGTAGCGCCCATGTAGTCTCCAGCTTTGTGTTGTTTATCACATTTATCTGGTACATCGCTCAAAGCATAATACATTCTGTTATGATCTTTGTTCTCATTATCTGTCCAACATATGCGTTTATGCCAAGCGTGTTTATCTTGAAGCAACACAGAAAGTCCTTTTTGTGTAAGGGGTGTCTCTGCTAGTTCGCGTAAAACGTGTTCGGCCGAAAACATAGCCGGTTCAAACCTTCCGTTTTCAAGCTTTGTTTTTAAAAGATAACATATGTTATGCTGCAAAGCATCATATTTCAACTCAAAGCTTTCAGGTGCGGGCCAATGTGCGCTTATTCTACACAGTTGTCTAAAGTACCCCGCAAATTGTCCGGTGGTTTTTTCCGGTTCATTTAAGCCTTCTATGCCAACAGTTGCTTTGGGTGTTCCGTCGGGATCAGCACCAAACACAGCCACGTAATTGTAAATCTTGTCTGTGCTTTCCAGCGTTTCAATCACCATGTTGTACAGCGCAAAGTATTTTGCAGCATTGTCTTTTGTTTCAAACCCAAGATTCAGCTCTTCTGCATCTTTTGGAGAAGGTTCTTCAAATATAAGAAATTTTTCATACTTGTTAGAGGCAACAATATCTTCTGGTATTCTGAAAACAACAACAGAAGCAATGTCATTCTTACACAGTCGGTAGACAGCCATGTTTAGTTTCCCTCTCTCTGGTAGGGCTAAGACTCTGACTTCTAGAATTCGGTTCTCGAACCTTTAAGCAAAGGTGGGACGTCTCACAACAAGGGGTGTGGTTTATTTGATTATCAGTATTATTTTTGCAACTTTGGTCACTTCTTTTTTGAACATCGTTACGATCATGTATCTGGGAAAAAACAAAGAGTTTGCCCTCTGGACAACCCAAATATCTAATGAATGGGAGATTGAGTTACAACAGTGTCTGGAGATACAAATTCAGAGACCTGTTAAATTTTTGGGAGAAATGAGATGGGCTGTTGAAAAGAGGTCTCCACAGAGATATCTTCTATTTACTGACAACTTACAGTTTGTGTGGGCTGTTAACAGAAAGACTGTTGCTGCAACTAATGTTAGTGTGTCCTCCAAAGTGCTTGAGAAACACGGCCCTGTAATGTATAATTTTTATAAGATGAATCATTTGTGCAACGCAGCTCTGCAAGATGACTACACCACGGTGGAGAGAGAGGATTTTTTTGAGATGGCAAGTCGGATCTTTTACAGAACAAACACAGAAAGCTTCATTAGAGAATCTCAAATAAAAATTAAAGATGTGATTGAAAGAGAGGCAAAGACGCTACCCGAAGCTTTAAATTGTGGGTCGCGATCACGTTTAGACGGTATTTCTTCAAAACATTCCACCGTACCCACACTTATAAAGGAGCCCCACAGCAAATGCGGTGTGAGAAAACAGTCCGAGACTGACGAGACTGTTGACGATATAATGTTGAAGCCGTTGGCAAGACGCCCGATTTCAAATTACGGGCCGCTTGCAATAAAAGAAGAGGACAACATAGCACAAGACTCTTTGGAAACAGAATCAAACAAAACAAATGATTTAGATTCGCTACTAAACTTATCAGAGGAAGATCTACTCAGTCCCAATTATTTCATTTTTGACATGGAAGTGGAGGATAACCCAAAGCCAAAGCTTCAGTTCTACTCGGATGCGTTTGAATTTAATGATTGCAGTATGTTGGATTCTGTTAGCCAGAACATGTATGACGAAACAACCAGAGACACCTCTTTTGAGCTTGAAGACAATGTATTTGAAATTGACTCTGAAGAAACACGGGAATCTGCTTTCCAAACAGATTTGGACTCGCCACAACCCAAAATCCGAAAAACAGATTTTGACCACACATTGTACGATACACAGTGCGTATAAAATAAAACTGTTGCCACAACTACATGTTTGTTATATAACTATTAATGTGTTGACACAGGCTATTTAAAACATATCTTTATATAGTGCCAAGCGCTAAACTGCTTGGCTATCGTTATAATGGAAACCGTTGTTAGTTCTACAACAGGTTCAGATAATGAGGAGCGTGGACCACGTGCTAGAACCTTTATTCGACAAGCTACTATGTTTGGGGACGACGTGGTAACTTCTACAGAACCTAATGTAAAAAGCCAACGTGATTTTCTACAAATTGTGAGATACCCGCTGGCTTACCTGGTTCCGGATATAACACAAGACCCTGTGTGTATGTATTGCACGCTACACGCCAGCTTAAGTGCGTTGAGCGCGTCAACACCAACTGTGAGACGCGGTGTTCAGATCTTTCAGAAACTTACAGGGCCATCTATTTCTTTGCTTCAAACGCACATGAGCTTTATTTGGCAATTTAGAAACCAAAGAAGCCTAGAACAACTGCAGGGATCAATAGACTTTGTAAAAAGGCTATATAAGGCGGAGTTTCAAAACACTGATGATCCTAACATGATGAGGTCAACTTTTGACTACTCGAGCCTTCGTGATCAAAATCATTTTGATCGTGTTTTGACTGTTTTGTTTTGTGCAGCTTTGATGATTTCCGGTAACGGTATATCACAGTCAAATGCTATAGTCAACACAATTGTTAATGTTTGGGATCACAGCAACACCACGTATGTGGAGTCGGAACCGCAGGAATATTTCTATTTACCTTCGCAAGAGTTTATGATGAACTCGGTGTCAAAAAAGATACTAGAAAGGTACTGCGGGTGGAGAGCAACTAGTGTGAATCTTTCAGAACCAACAAGAGAAATAGTGTTTCGGTTCAATGCTGGAATGAGAGTGCTTGAAGAACAACGTGCACGACCCATCCACTATAATTGGAGGTATGTTTCAAGGCGCGCACCTTGAATTTAATAAACCTATAAAACATATTAATGAAACACAGAGGACCGTGTTTAAAGGCTCTACTTTAACAAACAGAATTGTTACATAACCTAAACACAAAAAGCAAAATGAATTGCTTACACCGTGTTACCGTTGTAACAGAGCCTGCGGCCTTTGAATCAATTATAACCCCCATTATAAACTTAATTGTAAAACCAAAATTACAGGATCCTGTATTGTTATACACTTCTGTTCGCGCAACATTTGAGGTGTTGAGAAATCTAGCGCTTCCGCAACCAATGATAACTATTTTGAATGAGAAACTAACAGACAAACATTTGTTGGAACTAGCTATAGCTACTCAGAAGTTAATACGATGTAGAAGAAAGAACACTGTGTTACAACAGGATCAGCTTATAAAGCAACTTAGAGCTGTCTGTCTAAATGCAATAGTTCACGAGCGTGTTTTAAAAGCCAACGATAGTGCGTTGAGCTACAATAACATAAAAGACCAAGCAAGGTTTGAATATGCGGTTCTCTTGTTCTATGTTGTGCTGTTATGTCTATCATCAGAACCTAAGATGTATACGCCTGTGATCAACATTTTTTCTGACTTTCTGAAATTACAGCCAGCGGGCTCAGTTGACAGAGCACCCCCGTTGGCACGGTATGTGCTTCCTGAGGACAGACTTCCTTTGACTTACCACAGTAAGGAGATTCTGAAAACATACTGTGGCTTCTCATCTTCTGCTGTTGTACCAGCTCTCTGGTTACGAGACCTTATTGTACGGGTTAATACCAATATGACACAATACCAGGCGTCAGACTACGGTTCGCAAAACGAAATTGACATCCCGCCAAACTGGGAAACCGTTTCCAAACCGTTAGAGAACTCTGTGTTGGATTGATAAGTTCTCTTGCTTTCTATTGCTATTTAAGTATACTATTTCTCTATCTAAATAAATTCGATTTGCTTTGCATTATGAAATAACCCTGTGCTTTATTTCTGGGTGTTTAACTTTGTTCTGTGCCTCTCTATATATGTCTCAACAGTAATGATTTTAACTTTTTTTATCATCTGTGTTTTTATTAATTTGATGGCTAAAGAAAGCCATTTAACAATGTCATGACAGATTACCAACACTCCCAAATGGGATTCCAAGTAACAATAGTTTACATGGTGTTTCATCAGATTATGTCTACATGCTGAGCTCATGCATTAGGCGGGAAAGTTGGTTGTGTTTCTCCACAATATGAATAATTCAGCCAAGCATCCCAAATTTTGAGAAACCTGTGCTTGTTACAGTACATATCCATTTGTAGTCCACAGTCCCCGTCTTACTTCTTACACCATCATGATTTAAGAAAACACATTCAACACTACACCAAAGATCAAATCTACGTACTTTCTTGTAATACATCTACATAATATTGTACACACGGTCAATTGCTTGTTTTCCTGACTGTACCCAATGTGTGTTACAGCAATGTGGTAGTAAGGTCAACTGCTGCAAAGCCTACGTCCTAAACCACGCCTTTTAGAACCCCTCCCTCACATGTAAGACAGCCTGCCTTTGTTAAGTTGTTCTTTTGAAACTTTGACAAAGTCCTAAACTAACTGCAATTTGGTTTACCTCCACATATCACATACATTTCCTGTCTTTTGTGTTTTAGAAGGTTGGTGGTTTATTCTTTGGTTGTCTTAAGCGCCCATTTAAAAACTTTTTGTGTGTCTTATATTATGCACACAATTCTATCGTATTTTAGTAACAACGGCTAGTAGTGGTGTGTGTTTGTCAGAGCTAACTAAATTGTTGTTATTATTAAAGCTCTAGACAAGGCGCTTCATACATTAGACTTATGCGCATATTTTGAGACAATGAACCGATACAGGGCAGACAGCACCACAGACGAAGGATCTATAAACCTGGAGAGTTTGATGAGTGTTTATGAGCTTGAGCCGGATTCTGCATCTTCCAGGTACTCAACAGAAGAAGGTCAAGTTTCTTCAACTACAAGATACAAGCTTTCAAATGCTGAACTCGTTCTTATCTTGACACGTTTAAAGAACATTGCTGATCAGAGAGCGGAACGTGACCCTGTTGCTCTTTTCACAGTGCTGTATACTTCGTTGAAAGTACTGGCTTTCAGTGGGCCTGTTGCAGAAGACAGATTATTTGGGAACACGTTGTACGATGGAGAACGTGAGTTATATGCAAGTATTCTTACAGACACCTGGCTGCGTGAAAATCGCGAAGGTATGAGCGGTCAGTTAAACGCAGAGACAGTTCGCTTATACCATCAACATATTTTTCAAATCCCCAACCTGCAAAATATGGGAGGTCGGTTTTACCCAGGAACTTTTTTTTCGCGTTTAAGAGACCCGATGGTCTTTGACCAGGTTCTGTTGATTCTGTTTAGTTTCTCTCTAATGCTTTCAACAAGTGGTCAGTTCTACCGTTTAATACATGCTTTAGATCTTGAACTGAGGCAGATGTTCCCCCAGATAGAGCACACAGAGCAATCTCCATTTGTGTGTCCCGTTCCTGAAGCTGTTGTACACTTACCCACAAACAGTGTGAAACCGGATGCTGTTTCGCAGCATTTTTTTTCCAACTATATGGCTTATTCTCTGGACGCTATTGATTTGCCCCCATACATTGCGCGTGCTTTTAACATCTATAACATCTATATTGATGAAGCCAACCAGCAAATTCCGATGAGAGCACAGATTCCGGAGTACTTAGCTTTGTAACTTTAACCTGCATTGTTTCCAGGTTTCTACTATCACGTTTGATCGAGTTATAAAATGGGGGATTTTACAAAGTTATACAACCTTATGTTTCAGCAGCCGTTTGAACCGGATTTCTTAATGGGGGAACTCACAGCTTTTTTTAAAGCATTTATTTTTGCTCTTTGCAATACGCAGAGAACCGGAATGACATCTGTTATTGACTTGGTTGGGGTCAAGGTAGCCATCGCTGATCTTAAGCACGAAGCTCAAGCTGGGTCTGTGACAAAGCGCACACACACAAAACCGAAAGTCCTGCCTACTGTTTTGAACCTTACGCTTCAGACTACAGAAGATACCAACCTGATTGTAGACAACATACAGGATTTGACTGTTGTTGCCTTACTTGAACTTTGTTTGGCTATGTGTTCCAAAAGCGACAAAGCCGCTTGTTTTATCGGCATTTTAATAAATGCTTTGAAAAACCCGAGAAAAACAGTGTACAACAGTTTGCCTTACTCTCACAAGGCATCTGTGAGGCCTTACTTTGAAAATTTTTGCCTGGAAAAGAACATTCTTTTTCCGCAAAGCAACCTAGATAGCAATTCTGACATGCTTAACGGTGTGCTTGCTTTGTATCTTGAAAGCCAATCTAAGAAATGTTTATATTCTGCACACCCATGTAAACAGGCTTACACTTAACATATCTTAATAAACAAATAAAACCAAACAAAGAAATACATTGTTATTAAATAATTGTTTATTTTACATGTCGGGTTCTTGGAGCACAGGAAGCGGGTCATAAATTACCTTTGGTAGTGTGTATTGTGGTTCTTGTGGAGATAGACAATACATGTCCGGTAAAACAAGTAGAGTGTGTGTTTTTGTAAGGACCAGATTGTAAAAATTTGACAGCCCAAACGGAAGACCAAATGCTTGTAGTATACGGCCACCATAGCCCATGCAGTCATAGTTTGATGTTATCATGTTTGCAAATTTCACGGGGTCAAAACACCTGTTGGTTCCTGTCACTAGTTTCATACATTCTAAAAGTGTGTTGTTTCTTAGGTGTGGTTTTTGACAGGCTGAAATAGTGTAAGTCAACCATTCCGCAATGAGGCAGTCGGAAAATGTAGTTTGAAACATGCGTATTGCGGTTTCTGCTGTTAGCTGTGGAGAGTAGACTGTCAAAATTGCATTTACAGCTGTTATGTTTGTGCACAGCAGCAATCCTCGTACTGTTTTTGGGTCAAGACAGATAAAGTCGCTTGGCAACCAACGTGAAACACACGTTGATATCGTATGAGCGCAGTAGCCTTTTTGTTCCAGCCATTTGTTAGCATTGTCTGTTTCTGAAAGCACAAGGAACATAAAGAGCTCGTGAAGTTCAGTGCACGGGTATGGACACGGACGCATTTGCACCATTAGTGCTGGAAGAGACCAGTTTAGCAAGTTGTACATTCCGCCTTCCTGCGCTTTAAGGCAATGGTTTGGAATTGTTTTTATGCTTCGAATAAGTCTTCCCATCATGTACCTGTCATACAGGCCAAATGCTATTGCTTGAAAATCCATATATATGATATCAATGGTGTTAAGTCGCCAGCTTGTTAGTTTAGTGAGATAAGTTTCGTTGTTACTTACAAATTTCAGTACTTCATAGGCACCTTCTCTGTTTGTGTATAAAGATTCCACATTTTTGCAGTTGGGGTCGTAGACAAAGTTGTATTGATCCTTCTTTGCCAAAAATGGATTGTACGAGTACGCAGCTGGTGAAATCCAAGGAAATGCAAGTTGACAATATTTGTTTAAGTTCTGAATTAAACACACGGGGCTTTTGTACAGATCAATCATCGGGGGTTTGAACATGTCAATGTATTTGGGTCTTTCTAAAACACTAACGCAATCCTCTGCTATGTTTTTTACTAGCAGTTGTGCGCTGCAATATTTGAGGAATAGTGTTAAAACTAAAATCTGCTCTATAGATTTAAAGTACATCATCTTGACAGCTAGATTTTATATTGTGAACACGCAACGCCTTTAATTCAATTAAAGCGGTTTCTGCTGCGCGTACGCTTTGTCTAATTTTTACACACATAAAAAACTGAGCCGCTGCTAAAAGAACCGAAACACCAATAAGTATAACTATTGGGTGCATCATCAAGTTCAAAATAGCTGTTGCTTTATCATTATATCCAAAAATAGATTCCCACCATGTAGTTCGACCAGCCGCTTTAAGGTCGTTTATTATATTGGTTGCTTCTTCAAAATTGTGCTCAAACTTGATCTTGTTGTTACCATCTTTTGCGTTAAGTTCTTCCAATATTTTATCAGATATGTCGTTATTCAATATTATTTCAACAAGTTTGTTGTCCAAATCTGTTGGTAATTTTAAAAGTGACTTGTATGCTGATGATTTTAGAGATATTACCTTGTTTGCGGTGTGGGGTGTTCTACAATACGTTTTGTTTGGGCCGTCAATACCTATAACTGGTACCGCTGTGCAGTAAGCACCTTGTTCAAGAGAAACCTCTTGTTTACAACGGGGAGAAAAAATAGTATAGTTTGCTTTGGCTTTTTTATTCATGTTGTAAAAACACCAATGGCCGCTTCCCAGACTTCTGAATGCTGTGTTGTGTGCTGGGCTATACTCTAAAACACAGTAGCCGCTTTCCCAGCAGGGGTCCCCAGAAATTGTCCCCGCTGCAGAAGGACATATTCTTGCTTCTTTGGACATCCAACAATCTTCCATGTTTATGTATCTTTGACTGCCGCCGGGCATGATAACAATATGGTACTGATCTGGAAGCGTTGGTTTCAGTAGACCGTTGTCAAACACAATACCAATACGTTTTGGCTTGTAAGCTGTTAAAAGCGTTCCATTTGCGGGGACAAGTGTTACAAACGAACACATTTGATCTTTACACCCCTTCCACGACGATACCCAAAATTCTTGATGCTTCCACGCAAATGCGCTCACTGTTTTCTTCACAACGTATCTCAGATTGTATGGGATTCTCCCGTTGTACATGGTAGATACCATGACACGAAACTCATCATTGAGTTCTGCTTGAACCTGCGTGCACGCAATAGCAAGTTCTAAAGCGTCGGTTTCTTGTTTCAGTAACTCTATCAGAGCCTTGAACTTTTTTCGTTGTTCTTTATGTAACATTGTTGTTGCATTTACTATATGATGTTGCATATCTACAAGTAGCCTTTCAATCTCAAGCTCAACAGACAAGCCATCGGCGCTGTGTGATGCTATGATACTCAATTTCTTTCGCACCATTTCAAGATCTATTGTGTTCAAGATACCAACACCCACACCAGCCCCTGTAAAAACATCATTCATACTAATGCTTCTTTTTGGGCGACCACCGGTATTATTTATGTTCTCGTTATTTGAGGTGCGGTTGATGCGTTTTTCGGAATCAAAAAATCCGTCATCTTCCTTATACCCATCCTCAAGCCACGTGTTTATAGAAAGCAGCTGATGTTGTACATAGCCTGTGCAGCGGGGCTCCCATGCACTTACATTGTATTCAGTCAATGACAGATTCCACGTGTACATTGCAAAGAGCACATCTTTCAGGACCGGTATTGGAGAGGCATAGTCGGGTACATTTGTACCTGCTATTTTATACAATGTTTCGTTGCAAATAGCATTTCTGTCTATTGCTGTGACAGGCATTTCAAGCTCTGTGTCTGTTGCTGGTATGCGTAGCACAGTAACACAAACCTGTCCCGGAAATGATTCGTGTTTACCATTTTCATTGGGATAGTAGGACTGGGTGAATGTCCAACACCCCTCATCACGCGGCTGACAATGTGGCCAGACAAAAGGTCCGTTTATATTGACGGGCGAATTAACTTTCATACCGAGTGGATTTGTCCAGTCAGAAGATAGATACTTTCCATTTAGCGGGGTGAGTAAAGCGGCGCCATCGTGCCACCGAGTAATGACCGGGTTGTGTGTGCCATCGCAAGTTACAAACCATTTCCAGGTTGTGCCTTTATTTAAGATTACACTATAATCCCTACCCCACGAATAAATTGTCAATTTCATAACACCATCTTTTTTCAGGTCGTCACACGCAATTTCCATCTGTTTCTGCAGATATTCTGGGAGAAAGACATAGTTCTCGGGTAATGGCACTCCATTCCGATGCGTGACTACACTTTGAACGTGGTTCATCAGATTGAGTGGTGTGTCATCAATGTTGGAAAGGATTAGTTGGTTGCCTTTGTTACATTTTGTTCGAATATAAATATGGTGATGGGGAAAAACCCACAGGGGTGTAAATAACCTAATGCTGTAAAATGGTGCGTGTGTAACAAGAACTGTACAATAAGCTTTATGAGCTGCGCAAGCACAAATGTGAGTTAAGATTGGCGCTTTGAGGTAGATTGTGTATTTACCACGCGAATACGTTGCGGCTACATATGCTAGACCTTTTGCGTTTTTTGAGTGGTTTGCATGATGCGGCGGGACACAAAGATACATGCTATGGTGGTGGGTCTTGGGTACGCGTGGAAACGCACTGTTTATTGGCGCATGCGACAAAACAACTTCAGGTAAAGTACACACTACGAAAATGATTAAAAAGTTGATGAAGACGGTCTTGTGTGACAGGTGCGCTATTGTTTTTAGCCACCAGATGCAGGAAAGATCGTTGTAGGGCACTTGCTGAGTCTGCCGTTGAGAGAAACCCAGGTCCGTGTTCTTTGAAAAGCTCGCTGAAACGCCTTCTGTTTGCTGGCACAGTTTCATCATGATCCCACACAAATCCAGGGAAGTTGTAAATGGTTTCGTATTGTGTCGAATCAGGATCTAGAAGTGTCTCTGCCGGGGCTGCGGTTGTGTTCTGACGTACAGAGCTTGAGACGTATGTGTTGTATGATACAATAAAGGCACTGAATAGCTGTAGCAGAATTTTTTTCTTATTTTTTTTATGTTTCAGCGCATCCAGGTTTTTCACAAGCTCAGTGTACAGCGTTCTCCACACTATACGCGGGCACAGTTTGGGATCGCTAGGCGGAATCTGGTACACCGATGCTAAATTAATAAGTAAGTCGTCTGCCATCGCAAACTTGTAACCCCCTTCTTGCTCGCTTTAAGCTTTCTGTACTTCTGTACCCGTATTTATAGCTTCTTCACAGGTAGGTTGGTATTTTAAGCCCATCACAACACACACGCCCAGAAACGTAAGATAGTTTGTTTAACATTTCTGTGTAGTTGTAGTGGTGGGGTACACACACAGTGCCGAGAAATCCTTTAAATTGCACAGGTGCTGAAATGTTGTTTAAAGCAGTCATATTAATTGTTTTTCGGCAAAAAGACACACACCAAAAACACAAACCTTCGTGAAACTCATCAACTATAGTACACCCACCATCTATACAAAGTGAGGCTGAAAGAGCTGTTTGTCTTATGAGAGTACACAGTATACACTCTGTAAAAACTGCTGGGTCAAATGGCTCTGTTGCTGCATGTTCTGGGGGTAGGAGAACGGGCAGCCTAAAGTCTCTAGGAGCACCATCAATAAACTGAGACATACATCCTTGTACTGTGCACCTAACAGGCACATTCCAAATTTGATTTTTAAGCATTTCAAAAGTGTAGGTTACCGGCATCACAGCTGCCATTGGAACTGGAGGTAATTCTAAAATTAAAGTTTCGGTCAAAGTTTTGTAAATATCCAGAGAGCTTTCGTTAGCGCCTTTGTGTACCTCTTGGCTTTCCGAATTTATCAGTTGTGAAGCTGAAGCAATCTTTGAAATGTATTGTTTCCCGCAGCCACAGGATAGGCAACTTTCTGCTAAATACCAGTCTGGTGTACAGGTTTCACATACCCTCAGATTGCAACATTTAGCTACAGTCACTATTTCAGATGCTTTGGCTAAAGATTTGCAAAGACCGCATGTTAAAAATTTTAGGGCACACGGGTGTTGTTTGTAGTTGTGTTCAGCGCAAAATGTACAGCATAATATCCCGCACCCACAGCTTAATTTTGTCTTTGCAGGTCTTTCGTTGCACAATTCGCATTTTGTGGGGGTGTGTTTTTGTTGTTTGTTCAACTTCCTGTGTTTTATACGAGGTTCTTTAAGAGGCGTGTCATAAGAAACTGTACTTATACGGCGGTACATTTTAATGCATTTGTAAACACCTGTTATTGCTTTGAAGTGTGATCTCAGGGCATCATCTCCTGTGTTTGAATACAAGATGTCAAACGGCGCCAGCGCCTCTTCCATGTCTATGCAGCAGCCTTGCTGTAGAATAATGGCGGTGTGTGGGATGAGACCGTGCCCAATCTACGACACTAAAGATGGATATTTAATTCTTTCCAATTCTGGGTTGTGTCGTGTGCAGAGCGGAGATAGGTTTTTCATGTGCGAAAAGCACTTTGGTTGTAAAGCATCAGACTTGGTGTACTGTCCAACAGCTCTCAAAGATACCGTGTTGAAAATACACGGAGTTTCTTTTAAAAAGCCTGAAAGCGCTGATGCAAGATCGACACACCCCTGGATGTCTTGCGCCTTAGCTTGGCGGCCTAAGTTACAGAGAACTTTGGAGCCATCAGATTTGCTTACAATAAGAATACTCACATCCGGAACAGATATTGTTCCACCCGGTATATACCTCTGTGACGAAAACAATGTCATAATAGGCTGTTGTAAAGTGGGACAGAAATCTTCGGTTGAAAATGTTCCAAACACCGTTTTAAAGGTTTTTGGAAAGGGGTCTTTCAACAGCATTCTTGTGCTAGAAGATAGTGCAAACAAATCACCCGATTTTGTTTCCGATACACTTTTTTACGCTGCGCTTCAGTACAATATTTTAATGCCTTACTCTTTTATGTGCGCTTCCGGAAAGACGCCATACGAGAACAACAATGTTGTGTTGAGGTACAGAGGGAAAATAATGATCTGGAGGCAATACACAGATAAACAGCCTTCGTGTGTAGAAGCGCATCGATACATCCAAGAAAATATATTACAACACTGCTTTATTTACGAGTCCTGTGACGGTCTACTTGAAGAAAGCATTTTTCGGTACCTTTTTGGTTCTGCAGAGTCTGTTCCCATCCCACCAAACCCCAACAATTTTGTGGCTCAGTTGGGAGAAAAATTTTTCTTTAACGAACTTTAACCACATTATTATTTGAAATGTTATTCCCAACTGCACCTGCAGCTTTCACAATAAGCAAGAAACCAGAAAAGGTAGACAAAAAGCACAATAGTCTAGCGCGCACAACCATAGCCTGTTTATATCAAAAGGGCCACATTGTTGATCCTTACGTGGAGCCCAGAAGTTTACAGTCAATAGAAAGCGTTGACGCTCACACTGGTTTACAAAAAAGCATTATAGAAAAAGACTATACTAAAGAAGCTCTTGTTTTACCAACAATATGAAACCACAAATTCTTTTTCTGTGTGCTTGTGTCATACTAATGGCATCAAACAAAAAGGCCGATGCGCGTACTTGTACAGAAGGTTCTTTTCTGAATTCGTTGGACAAAAAATGTTATGACTGCCCGTATAATACATGGCAAGCTTCAAGGCGTCACAGTGAAATTGTTTGCAATATGTGTACTCAATGTAAACCCGGTTACACACTGACACAAAAGTGTACACCAACAACAGATACAGTATGCATGTGTCGTAAACCATTTGTTGAAAAAAATGGTTTCTGTATGCTCTTTCACAAACCCTGATCTTCATAATCGACTAACCAAAAGCCAAGCTATTAGCATAACACCGCTAGACGCAAAAACAACATCAAAGTTTTTATCTGCCAGCAAAATACTTTTCCATAGTTCTTTGTCAACATTTACCTTTTTGCAATACATTATAAAAGCTAGCACTCTTCCACAGTTAAGCTCCGGAACCATTAGCTGTTTGTAAACGCACGCTACGTTAGCCGTGTACTCGTTTGGTATATTCTTGTATTCTTGAAGAGAATTACAGTGTTTGAATACCATTTCAAGCCAACATGCCTTTGCAGCATTATATAATGCTTTTTGTAATTGTGCTTTTTGCATCTTTTGTGGCGTTCACAACGGCAAACTTTCAATATGAATGCGCTAACCAGTGTTTTAGCATATGCAACAACAAAGTCAATGAAGAATTTGAATTTGAGTGTTTTTGCGATTGCCTTTCTATTTTAAGAAGTTCATCATAATAAAACATGACACAATTTTATCTTTAACGTTGTTTATTTGATTATGCTTTGCTGCTTTAGTTATTTAAAACTTTTCACAACACCTGTTTTCACAAATGCAATAAAAGGATGTTTGAAATAAAGTTCTTTGTAGACATCCGAGACTTTTGCCGATCTCCGGGTTAGGATTTCAATAGTTTTATCTTTATTGACTTTAAACCCTTTGGATGTTATTACTCTTGTAAGAGTCTGTACAAAAGGTAGCACAGACTGTGCGGTCAATATTTGCATTTTGCTTATTTTTTTAAGATGAACCACAGTTGCGCTGAAGGAGCAATTTGTGTCTTTACAGGTTTGTTTTAGCGCTTGAACAGATGTGTACAGACTAGAAGTAAAGTTCAGTATTTGTTTGTTGTCTGTAAAACAAGTAGTGTCTTTCACCGTTTGCCACCAATTTGGGTCTGTTAATAAAAAAGCCGGTGATAAATAACTCGTGCTTAAACCATCCAGAGTTGTGTTGTACAAGTTATTTTCCATAGGCACAAGACACGACAGAACATATGGTGCGTACGGGTCTTGTTTGTTAGCTGCAATGATACTGTTCAGTAGTTTGTTTCGTGACAAAACACCCTTGCTTGTTTCGCCACGATTACTGTGTGTAGCCACACACAGCCAGTCTCTCGATTCAAAATCTAAACGATTAGTTTCAAGTATACATGGTACAGGTTGTTTAATTGCTTTTGCAATTTCTACCAGATGGTTGGCAAGATCCAGCATTGCAAGTTCCCGGTTTATGAATTCGTTAAAAAGGTGTTGCGGTAGCAGTGTTCTGATTACAAAAAGAAGGTCGTTGATACAATGAAAGTCGGGGAGACAAATACAGTTTATGAGATCCCACAAAGGTTTATCTGCTGCAAAAATTCTAAGGCGCATTAGACCCAGACTGTTACGAAGCATAAACAGCCGTGTTAGACCCTTTCCTGCAAGCCTGGATATGAGAGTGAGAACGTTTCTGTCTGTTATAACAGGTGTTGGTACAGAGTCTTTTCGTTTCCATATAAAACTGAGTCGTGTTAGGAACTCGTTTAGTGTAGCACTTGGTGCGTGATCTGGAGGAACAGGCCAACCAACGGGGTCGTACTTTAAATCCACACCTTGCTCAAAGTTAGCAAATGCTTTAGCCATTTCATTGTCAGACCTATACCCCATCAGCTGTAGCATGACACCGGTTTTAAATATTTTGATGGAGCTCAAACAGTCTTTTGTGTGTTTTGACAAGTTCTTTTCGGCCGTCTTTTGACAGTGTGATTTGGTTTGTGGAATGACTGGTTCTTCCTTGCAAGCAAAGCTCTAATAGAGGGTGGCTTAAGGGCTCCGCATCCCAAGACTCTGTTCTGGGCGTGGTCATTGTATCCAGGGCAACTCCTTTTTTTACCAGCTGACATCCTTCCATTACAAGTATTTTGGACTTGAGTAGGTGACACAATGATAAGAGTATTTCATCAGCATTTACATTTTGACCGTCTGCAGATGCTAAAGCGTCAGAGAGACAGTTTATGAGAGCCTGTAATTGTACAGCATTGACAAGTTGCCTCAAACAGAGCAAGCCCAGAACAGCAGCAGGGGCCTGTACTGTTATCCAGTTTTTAATGGGTTTAGCTTCAAGCTCATTGTCCGCTATGAATTTACTGTACATACGGCTTTCTGCCTCTGGTGTGATTTCAGCTACTATGTTCAGATGTTCACCATAGAGGGCCAGAGGAAAAAGGTAGGATAGCGGACCAACAATGTCATTACCCAGCCAAACAAGCTCCTCCGCTGTCAAAACTCTATCACCTACAATTAAATTCAAAGGTTCCGAGTTTAACCTCCCCACAGTGCGAAACATTACAGTGTGTTCTGCATCTGTTTTAAACTGTTCTAGCATATCAACAGGCCCAAATATATATAGCAAGGCTGCTATAACACCAAAGAGGTTCAGTGATAAGGGAAAGCCGGCTGTTGCTGTTAGAAGGGCTAGGTTCTTTTTTTTCAACAGTTGATGTCTAATTTTACCATAATAAACCATACCAAGGGAATATGTCTGCGCGTATAAAGACATTGCCTCCTTGGCGTCAAACTCCATGAAAATGAACCCATCAAAGGTGTTCACGTTGTTAGTGATACTTTCTATGTGTTTCTTAAAATCTTTTTCTGTGCTAGGTAGAAGGTTTGCGTGTCTCCACACTGTCCACAATTTATGCAAAAACACTTGGTGAAAGGTATCGGATGTCCTAGCAGGTAGTGGTTTAAAGGCCCATATGTCATTTCCTGGTTTGGTGGGCGGGGTTTGAATCTTTAGGTTTGGTAAGATTCTGTCATAGAAGGCAAGCACATTCTCTTCTGAACTGAAGCCGAACACTTTCAACAAGGCCATGTTTGGACTTTGCGTGCCAAAGGGGGATGTTGAAAAATTGCAAACTTTACTGTTGAAAGAACTAGTTTCTGCAATGATGTGTTTTCGTGCAACAGACTCAAATCTTGTGCTTGTTGGACGCAGGACTCATTTAAAGAAAGCCCATGAACTTACAAATGCACCTCTTTGTTGGGTAAATATAGAAAAGCCTGCACTTGACAGACTCCCTGATTTGTTTTACCCTTACAAAAACAAGGGGTTTTGTATTCAAGCTACAGCAAACCGTAAACGAGATTTTTTAAACAGCATGTTTCTAAGACAACACGGAAACATGCTTGTTTTAGAACAACCAGAGAACAATAAAGTTCTTTTGTGTGCACAGAATGCAACACACGCGGATATGATTGCATTTGATGCAATTGGAAAGTCACACGGAGCTGTTACAAAAGTTATTGAAAAACATGCTTTTGAAACATCTTTTAAATGGGAAGATGACCAGTTTCCCATCAATCCTCTTTTTGAAGCTTTTTTTGTGGTTGAGAGAACTCCGAGTGTATCTGACACACTCTTTACACAGCTGTTCTATTGTGCTGACACGTACAGAACGTACATTCAATGGACTTGCCAAAATACCAAATTGATTTTGGAAAACTTTGACTTGTTTTCTCGTAAAGTAGTCACATCCTTACCCAATTCGGTTTGTGCTGTTACACGGGGTTGTTTAGAAATGAAAACACACGGGTGCTCTAATGGTATATTGGTGTGCGCACCAAACAATAAAACATTGTTTGTTGATCAAAAGTCTTTTAGAGAAAATGAAAACGGATCTGTTTTTGCACTACTTCCATTTAAATATAAACACGACATTCTCAAAGAGGCTTTATTTGCAAGTATAAGCCCCCAAGACCTTTTTTGCCTTTCTGACGGGCCGGCTTCTTTCTCTTTGCAGTATTGTGTTGTGGTTGTTAAAAACAGTAACAAAGCCCACATGGATGTTTTTCGGGGGTTGGTGAAAATAGCTAAACTGTTTGGTCTCAACCCTGAAAAAATCCTTTGGGGGGTGTCTGGAATATTGGGTCAGTCCCCACCCTTTCTCAAATATCATTTTTGGTGCACAGCGTCAAGGGAGGTTTTCAAAGAGTTAGCGCGTCGTGTGGGTGGGGACTTAAACATTTTGGATAAAAGCCCTTGTCTCGGATTGAATGAAACCATAACCTTTTTTGCCACCACAGCAAGCTGCATATAGATCAAGAAAACATCAAGATGTCTTTGGACTATGATCTGGGTGTACCAACGGGGCAATGTTACAGATTCACTGTATCTTTACCAACTGTTGTGCTAAAAGAAGACAACATTGAAAAACTGGATGTTTTAACACCCGTGTTAGACAGTTGGCGGACTTGTATGTGGAGCAATTTAAAGAGTTGCGGAAAACCAGCATCTGTTACCGATAACTTGTGGGCATCTCTTGAAAGGGCTCCGGAAAAAACACAACTGCTTGTGTTAGCAACACATGCAACTGGTTTGCGTGTTTTCCAACAGTTCAGAATCAAACATCCTAAAATTACATTTTATGCACAGCTTGAAATGCTGAAACCTAGTCGTCACCCTGCGTGGATATTAGTTTTATGGGGTGCGTATCTCAGTGAAATTGAATCCATTGAGTCAGAACTTGCAGAACTGTTTATCAATGAGATAACTCAGTTCCTACAGCCTACAAGTAAAGCAGAGGTGACAGCTGGACTGAAAAATTACAAATTGCTAGTGACAAATGTTCTAGTACGCAGTACAGGCTTGGTTTATCAACCAGTTGCAATCAATGGGTTCAGACATATAACAAGTCTTATGAGCAAGACACCAGTTGATGACGACCAAGACAATTATTCAAGTGTTGTCTATGCCAATTACTGGTCATGCACTAAAGCAATGTCTGTTAAGGTCAAAGCTGTTGAAACAGAACAAAATCACGAGCTGAAGGGCTGGTGTCTTACAGGTGTCGCCTCTCCCTTTAACAACTCTTTTTTGGCAAGAGTAGTTGTTGGGCAGGTTTCACTGGATATGCTTAAAGCTCATTTTAGAGCGCGCCCTGCACATTCAATACAGGAGTTCTCCTCAATACAGAACAGAGGCCAAAGCCCTAGCTGTCACACATCCTGGTACAAAAATGTCAAACAAGACAATTTACTTTTGTTTATAGAACAGTGGAACCAGAAGACTTTTCACAGCAACATTCCTTTAACCGAATCTGTGTTTGTCTTGGATTCTTTTTTCACAGAGCTGAAGAAGTGTTTTCACACACTTGGTCTTAAACCAAACCATTACACAAATAAGAATGAGGCAAGGACACTTTTAAAAAAGCTTCTTTTGCATCTCGGGTTTCGTCCACCTGTGTACAACCAGATATTGGATTCCTTTAACAGAGCCTATGCTGCTATGTATTATATTTGTAAAGCTGTGCACAGGGTGTGCGAGGAAGCGTGTCTTATGGAGAATCCGGATGACCTTACAATATTTGCATTGAAAGTTTTTTCTATGGCAAAGTTATACAGAGCACAAACAGACGGTATTGCTTTATCTCAAATCATTCTATCAAAAAAAATTCACAGGAACAAAAAAGCTTTGGCTCTGTATGAACATTTATTTATTGTTTAAGTGTTACAATAATCACAAATAAAGATGTCTACACAAAATAGACTTTGTGTTGGTGTTGGTTTTCTGGTTTTGTTATCGTGCCTAAATGCACAAATTAACCCATGTCCAACATGTAAGACCCCTGGTGATATTTTAAAGCCTTACGATATACCCAAAAACACATCATTTGATAGTCCTGGTTATAAACTATCATGGTCTTGGAAACCGGGGCAAAAAAAAATGTCTAAGTGTGACAATAACCCGTATCTTGGTGGTGTGGCTACAACGCAAGGGCCTAACACATTATACTACGAGGATCAAAATATAATAATTATGCGGGGACATAACAGTTTAGTTGAAAATGACTTTTACAGTCCCGCTTTGGGTCAGCTAACGTCCAATACGTGTAACCCCAAATTTTTTGTAGATTGTCAGGCTTCTAGTAATGTTTGTTACACATCTCAATGTAAACGAGTCTGGTCAACTAGCATTGTTCCTTACTACAATTCATCGGTACCTGCTAGTAATCAAACTAAAGAGTGTACCAGTAAAATGACCTACACGTGTAAATCATTTTCTGCAGACAATACACTGTTCTATTCCAGCGGTACACTTGTAACACAAGGACTTGCAGCTGTTGTGTGTCCATCTAAACAAGAGTCTGAGTTTTTTCAATGCAATGCTACAGCGCAAATATCAAGTTTCCAGACAGGGGACTCTATGTTAAAACTTTCTGGTTTTACAACCTTTGACCCAGAAATAAATGTTTTGCCTTCGTGCAGCAACCAACTGCTTAAAACAAAATGTGGCAGCATGGTCAAATCAGTAGTCACACCAGAAGATTCGGTTGTTGTGCAATGTAAGAAGAATTCAACAAGATGTTCACTTTCTGTTTCCTGGCTAAAGTCTATTTTACAAAGCGATTGGGCCGCCTCGTTTTCTGCTGGGGTAAACATTACAGACACCAAAAGAAATGTTTTTAATTTAACTGTGACTAACGGGCTACTCCCAAAAGCTTTATCTTATCTTGTCACAGCAAACTCGCTGAATAGTGTATTCTACAAAGCTCTCTCCATTATTACATTTACACAATGGGCCGCTAACCCATTTTATGGTATTCTTGGGCAGTATTGCTTAAAGAACGACTGTTTTTCTGGGCAGGGCAGTGAAGCCTATTATGTTTTCAACCAGCTACAACAAGCCAAAGCATATGTTAACAATGTTGGTGTTGTTTTTCCAATTTGGAGTAGAGCTATTTCGTATCTCGACTCGTTTGTTTCCCTTCACAGAGCAGGTGGTAAATGCTATCATAGTTTAAGATCAGATGGGACCCCTGTTCACACAAACACAGTTGTTAACATTGAAGCTAATTGCTGGACCACACATCTAGCTGATGGCAGAACAAACACCACAAGTCACTTCACAACTGTTTTGCAACATGCTGTTTCAGGCCCCTATTTGGCATACGACCTGGAAAACAAGGCATTGGCTCATACCGAAATTGCCTATACACCTTATACCGCATTTTTAATACAGAGCGCGCTAGCAAACGTTGTTATAGACCATTCAGAGTTTTTAAAAATTCATTCTGTTTTTGTTGCTGTTGGAGACATTGAGCCATCAAAATTATTACGAAATGGCAATTATTTCTACTTTTCATTACTACTTGGAGGACATGTAGGTTCTGCTTTAAACATGTTGTACAGTCAGAACAACACCCTGTGGCCTTTAGGTAGCACATATGCAATACTTCAAAGACCTTTTGCCAACATATCTTACGGTATACCGTTTGATATAAATTACGCTGCGTTGTCTATTCACACAGATACTGTGCCTGTTGTTCAAAATACAGGACCACCAAGCCGACTAAATAACACGTGTGTTACACACACAAACGCAACACGTGTGAATGCATATGCTTGTATATACACAGGAACAGTTTACGGTATTTGCAAAGGTCTTGATCAGATTATTTTGTTGGCTTCAGGTGGGGTGTGTGTAACATCAGACCGTATGCTGACCACTACAAGTTTCCTTATTGCTGGATTTAAAAATTATTTAACATTGTTTCCAGCGGGGACAAATATAACAGATTATTGTCAGGACTTGGTGTTGGGCGTCCCAACCGATACTTCGAAAAAGGACCTCTGTGTTCTTTATTGGCATATAAGCCAGCCAAACAAAATAATCCCATCTGTATCTGGAAGATGCAATGAAGCACAGGTGGGCTCCACAATTGTTTATGCTAATGGATCAATTCAAATTCTACAGTTTCCAATCAGCCAAACTACAGAAGCCACAAGCCCAAAGTACAGTACATCTTCGGTCAAAACAACAACACCAGCATCAACAACAAGATCAACAACAACAACAACATTACAATTTCCTTCTTTAACCGGATTACAAACAAATGTCACAGAAAGCTCAACGCAGCAGAAAACAAGTCCATGCACGTTTAAACTTGTCTGTGTTCGCAACAAATCTTGTTTTTTTAAACAGTATTCGAAATTAACAATATTGATTGGTGTTTTAACAGTTACCATAAGCAGGCATCTGTGCTAGGACAAAAATGCACGGGTGCATTGTTTTTGGTGCCTTGACCGTGTTGGCGGGTATTGGTGTGGGATCGTATTTTATATACAGCTATGTTGAGAGTAGCAACAACTACAACACACTAAATAGTACAGCGTCAACATTCATCAATGCAACAAGACAATCTACAACCCTGAACATATCAAACACTCTTTCAAAAGCATCAACAACTCTACCAACAGTAACAATGCTTCCGAGAACAACGGAGCAAACCAGCACCGGGGTAAAAACAAGCACCGGATATATTGCAGAAGCATCAACGCTACCATCAACTAAATCTGATGTATTGGCAGAAGAAACAACTATACCAGAACCAACACGTATTACCGCACCAACTACAACACCCACTACAACAACACCCCCTACAACAAAACCCACTACTACAACAACACCCACTACAACAACACCCACTACAACAACACCCACCACAACAACACCCACTACAACAACACCCACTACAACAACACCCACTACAACAACACCCACTACAACAACTGTAGCCCCGGGATGCAATTATTGGGTAACAGCACAAACGCTTACGTTGGATGAGGGTGTTATATTCGATGGCTACAGTTTAGCGGCTAAATTCAATTGTGCTAATTTACCCATTGCTGTATCCTGCAACGACACCCAGTACAATTGTGCAGCTTCGGGTATTTCCTGCAAAACTCTTACATGCAATCCCGTACTAGTCTCTGTTCAGTGCTGCAGTACAAATCGTAAATCTTTTATAATACACGAAATCAACGCTACCCAAACACCTGCACTCTTTTTACCAAATAGCCCACAAACTATCCCTTTTAATAAACAATGTAACATGTTTATATCCTTTACCTTTCAAACACCGCAACCAACAGGAGAATGGGTCACACTATTTCCAGAATTGAGATTAGATGCCATTCCAAAAATGTGTAGAGCTCAAGGTCTTAAATGCATTTTTGGTGTTGCAATGAACATGGCTTACGCTGGTACTGTTTTGCTCACATATGCAAATATAATGGCAGCACGATTGGTATCAGCAGCCAGAGACTACGACGGTATCTACATAAGCGGCGAGCGTACAACTTCACAACCAACAGATCATACTGCTTTGCTAAATCTCATGGGAAATATAACAGCTATAGCGCCTGACAAATCCATTTACCTGGGGACAAACCCGTATGACGCTAGTAATTTGCTAGGTGGTGATATACCTATTCTTCCTGCCATTCAAACCCGCTATATTAATTTGGGTGGTGTTATTCCTCTTTTCCGCGTCTATGAGACGAGACAGCAAACTGTTGATTATTTTGTATCTGAAATGAATCGTTTTAAGGAACAAGCAGTGTTTCCGACACACAAACTTATGCCAGCAATTTCAATGCGAGCCTATTCAAACAGATTGAACTACAAATGCGTGAATTACTACCCCCTACCAGCTAATTACACAGACACCCATTTTATTGACCTTGAACCCTATTATTTTACAAGTGTGAATAACATGCTTCTTGAGATTCAAGCGTCTGACAACCAGGATTACGGTGGATTTGGGGTATCGGATATAACATGCGATTATAATTTGGACTCCCCAAATTGCTTTGGATGTCTCGCTCATTCTAAAATAATGAGACTCGCTCAAGGAATCTACACCTAATAGTATTTTCAATAATTTTAAGCTGGGCAAAAAATATAAAAGATGAAGGAAGGTGTGGCACTATATTTGAGTAGCTCTGAAAGGCTAATTGTGTACTATTACCAGATATACAAATACAAAAAGGTGTACAAAAGCTCCACACATTTGCACTCCACTACGAATGTAGCATGACACCTTCCCCCAAAGTTATTAAAAACCAAAAAAGAGCACTTTTTTTTATAACAGCTTTGTCTGCTATAATATCTACTTTTTTTGGTTCGTATTATATACTGAAGCACCAAAATGAAAACAAAAAAAGATTCAATGCTACAATGTACTCTTCGGAAATGGAAATTACTGAGACGGCCACTGAGTCTGTCACAAAAATACGGGATTCAACCACACCAGATTTGTTGCCCTCTGTTACGGTGACAACAATGGATTCTAAGCCCCCTCTAACCAAAAATGCGTTCATTACCGAGTCAACAGCAGAAACTATATCAAAGAGTCGGTCCCCAAACCCAACTACGGCACCTTTACCAAATCAAAGCACTTTAGAGTTTACTTCTGAATCTAAAACCACAGCACTTATTGCTATTGAAGCAACGAAAGGTTTAGATACTAAAACACTCATCACACCATTTACAAGCACCACGGAACTTACTAAAGCCACAAACACTACGGAACTTACTACAGACACAAGCACCACGGAACTTACTACAGACACAAGCACTACGGAACTTACTACAGACACAAGCACCACGGAACTTACTACAGACACAAGCACTACGGAACTTACTACAGACACAAGCACCACGGAACTTACTACAGACACAAGCACTACGGAATTAACTACAGACACAAGCACTACGGAATTAACTACAGACACAAGCACTACGGAACTTACTACAGACACAAGCACTACGGAATTAACTACAGACACAAGCACTACGGAATTAACTACAGACACAAGCACTACGGAACTTACTACAGACACAAACACTACGGAATTAACTACAGACACAAGCACTACGGAACTTACTACAGACACAAGCACTACGGAACTTACTACAGACACGAGCACTACGGACTTTACTACAGACACAAGCAAAACAACTATAATCACGACAACACAACAAGAATTGAATCACGTATCTACAACAGTACTCACAACCGTGGCACCAAGAGTATACAGGTCTTACAACGACTGTAATGCTTGGACTTCAAGTAAAACAGTACAACTTGGTTTAGGTGCAGTCTTTCCACTAAGCAATGTGGCTAATCTTTTTAATTGCGCTAACACGCCAACGAATATTAAATGCACTGAGTTTGGTTATATTTGCAGTGCATCTATTGGTCTAGTGTGTACTTCTATGGCATGTCCGCCTACCCAAGTAGCTGTCTTTTGTTGTAGCGCATCCTTTGAGTCGTTGGCCATTGTCCAAATTTTACCCACACATCCGTTGAGTGTATATGGCACTACTGCATCAAGCTGGTCCTTTCATAAAGAATGTAACACCCTGATTTTATATAAAAGGGCTAATCCAACTAGCACGGGGGATTTTGCTGTAGACACCTATTATAAGGCTACAATCTTAGATATGTGTAAAAACCGTGGTCTTAAGTGTATAACCGGACATGGGCTAAACATGCTTTATAGTCGCGTTCCTCTTAACAAATTTAGTCCTACCACTGCTGCCTCGATGGTAACAGGGGCTACTGGCTACCAAGGCATTTTTATAGACTGTCGATCAAATACTCAAACCGTTGAAGACAAAAATGGGCTTCTATACCTACTTGGAAATATTTCAAAACTGGCGCCAACAATACCCCTGTATGTTGCAACCACACCAATAAATATGAGTGCTGCACCAAACGGAGATATTCCTTCTTTTGCTGCTATGACTATGCAAGGTGTTAATCTTAAAGCCATAATTCCCATTATACAAGGTTATGAACCAAGGCATAACACAAACGAGTATTTTAAAGCTGAAATGCAAAGATTTACTTCTGAGCTTGGATACCCCCCCAACACCATCATACCTTTCAATACAATGCATGCTTTTGTAGGCTCTAACGATCCTCTAAACAGAACCTGCATAAACAAGTTTGTTGGTGCGGGCAACAGTAGCAACACTTTTTTAACATCTGAGGGTGTGACATACCAATATAGCAACATTGACACAATGGTTAATAATATTGAGACATCGGTACAAGCTGGATATCTTGGTTTTGGAGTTGCCGAGGTTAATTGCGACTACTCTATAAGCTCAAACAAATGTTTTAGTTGTATTGCTAAAATAACAGGTTTGAATTATACACACAGTGTGTATAACTAAATGGCTGCAAATTTGGTTGAAGCTTTATTTGAGCCCGACTGTGATGGCGAAGCACTGAGAGGTTTGTTTTCAGATGTTCCTCAAGATATTTCTTTCTTGAAGGAAGATCCAAACTATGTGTGCTTTTCAGATTTAAAAGCCAACCATCTTTTAACACACAAAAGACTCTCATTTTTCTGGACAAATGCTCCTGTTGTGTCAATGGGACAAAGAGCAACGTGCTTAAAGCAAGCAAGAAACAAGCTTGTTGCAGAAGTGCCTCAGAGATGGTTAAAATATATCATTGTTAAGAACTCAATGTCTTCCCTATATTCGCAGAAGGCAATTCGCCAAATTATTTTAGGTGAGGCACCAACAACGTACTCCCTTTTTTCAAATATTCCGTTACCAACGTCCGAAGATTTTGATGGTTTTGTTTTTATGCTTGCACAAGTATTGGGCACTCGGTTTGCCACAGCCATACTTGAAACAGAATTGCTCGAATACAGGATAGTTCACGGTCTCCAAGAAGCGTGTATTCCTGTCCATTCCTTAACAGTTGTAGCCGCATTTTTACACAGGCGTAAATTACAAGATCTTGGACGTGTTTTGGGGAAAGATCTTTTTACAGGATTTTGTATGGCACCCCCTCAAAACGTAAGGTGTTTGATCCCAGACCTACAAGACAATTTAAAAATACACGAATCTTGTTACTGTCAACCTGCTTATACCAGGCTTTTAGGGTGTGGTGAACCTTTACATATACCCCTGGTGATGGAATTTTGGACGTTATCAAAAAGTATTATAAAACTTAAAATGAAGGAAGAAAGAACCCTTGTTACTCAAGAAGCGGTCAAATGCGTAGAAGCATTAAATGATTCTGGTGTATTTGAATCTGTAACAAGAGGCTTTCACGATCTTAAAACAAAACACTCTTTGACAATCAAAGATGGTGTTGTGCACTGTACCAGAGCTTACCCTGTCTCCGAAGAAGCTAAAGGATTGTATGAAGTCAGTCCTTTATTGGCGTGGGTAAAAGAAGGACGTGTTGTGTACCATTCAGATGATTCTGTGTCAACCCAAACAAGTGCCTGTGCCATACCTATGTTTGGTAAAAGCGGAACAGTAACATATAGAAGGTCTTGCAGCGAATTATTCTTTGTTAGCGACACAATAAACTTATAGAAGATACATCGGTTAGTATGGAGCCTATACTTTTGACCAGTGATGGGATTGAAGACATGGTGCGTGCAATTGATGGAACAAAGTTTAAAGTTTTAAACACAAGAACCAATAATTGGGATGTTTTTGTAACGGCCAGAGCCCCAAGCTTCACAGAAAGGCTCTCAACCTATATGAGCCCAACACAGGCTACGGTTTTTTGTCACTCAAACAACAATCCAAACCTTTGGCTTGCTGTGACTCGATTTGGTGGAACGAATGTTTTGGCATTCGACAATAAACGGGAAAAAGCTTGCTATCTGTCAAGAGCCCAAGACTTTTACAAGGGCTTTAAGTATCCACCGGAAACTCTGTGGGCTGACTTTACAAAAAAGGAGGTGTTTAAACTTTTCAATTGATGGGAGGTGCTTGGTATCTATTTAAACAAAAGTCTTGAGCTTCTTGGTTAAAGCATTTGTTGAAGGACAACCCAATGGAGAAACACGGACAAATAACCTTCATCCCTGTTAGCCCAGGGTCTAACCTAATGTGGTGTAAAATGGGGTTTTACACAAGAGACTGTATTGCTGCTTTGTTTGCCGAGGAACGTAAGAACAGACGCTCAGCAAAAACAGAAAGCCCAACACAAGAGTATGATCTTCGGCATGAACTGAACAACAAAAGACGCTGGAGACAATGCCAGCTAAAAAATAATTTGTCTGATAGATTGCGGACAGAAAAATATAAACACGCACCATACAAACCATTCAGACGATGCTCTTTCAATTTCCAATCAAGAAACAATCTGGTGGATCAACAGGATGAATCTAGAAGAATACCAAACTACAGTCGGAGACATTTGTCTCCGCGTTTTAAAAATGCAGCTCAACCACGACCTAAACCAGAATTGGAGAAAAACCCCCTTTCCAGATGCGCAAATGTAACACACACTTTCAAAGCAAACAAGGTGGAAACTGAGAAGCCCAAGAAGTGGCAAGAAGAAGACAGGTCTGTGTTGGCAAGAGAATGTACTACCAGAAAAACAAATACTGGCTTTACAAAAAATCGCTGCTCTAGAACAAAAGTCAAACCTTCTGATTGTTCCTATCGCAGGCTAAGGGATCTTCCTTTATAACCCAATAAAAACTTTTACAACTATACTTTTTGTTGTGTTTAAAACATTTGTGGTTTTTGTGCGTGTTGTGGTTGAGAAACAGTGTTGCATAGCATTGTATAAATGTTATCAGGTTTATTTATTTTTTCCTTCACACCCCTTTATAATTTAAGATCTAGGTTTATTACGTCCGTGTTATTAAGTTGGTGCTGAATAGAAATTTTAGTCGTTTAGTGTTGATTTTTGAATACTGTTATTACACTAAATGGTCTAAAGAATTTTTTTGCAAATATACTTTATATATTGAACGTATTGTTAGTTTAAAAAGGTTTTAACATTTGACAAATTGGGTTATTCTAAAATACAAATAAATAAGCAACCAATAAAGTAACTCCATCAACAGAAATAATTTTGTTTTGTTTATTAGAATGATCACAGAAGATTATGTGGTTTGATGCTTTCAGGAATTTCAAAGTAGTCTGTTGCTTTAGTGTAAAGCTTGGAAACATAAATGTTGTGTAAGTCTTTTTTCCCAATAAGCGCATTGGCATAGGTTTCAAAGCAGCTATTAATGTGCTTTAACACCGAAGGTAAGTACATGTTTTTGTCGAAGTTTCCTCGTTCGTTTATACGATTAACCAACTCTTCAAAATCAGCAGAGGGGTCAAACAGACCAATTACAACATGTATCTTCCTTTTGCCATCTTCTGTACAAAGCTTCAGGAGTTCAAATGTTTTTGTAACAATAAAATCCATTCCCAAAAAAGGACAGTTAGGTTCAATTGACGCATTTTCTAAAGTGGCAACAGCTCGTGAGAAAAGAAAGCCACATGTGGGTAATCTGTCAAAATAGCGGACAACAGGTTTGTTTATATCCGCCATTGAGGCTGCAAGTAAATTTTGCATTCTGTTTAGTGTCCATAGTACACGTCCTTGAGAGGTCAACATGGCCTTTGGATCGGCACCTCCAGTATCCATGCCTTCGTTGACCATAAACACATTTGTATTGTTTGTAAGAGCTTGGCGCATAGCTGTTGTTTTACCCAGACCTGGTGTTCCCGTGATAAAAACCCAAGTTGCCATTCTTTCGTATACAAAGGAGACAAGATATGTATGTTATGACTGTTCCAAAGCGACTATAAAGGCTTTGTTAGTCTACCCCGCCCCAATTTAATATGGGCGTTTATAAAGGCGTGTCTAATCGGGGTGAACTTTGCTTTGAAGCCTTAATACGGTTGAGCCCGTGCTCTAGAGTGTCCATCCGATTAATCCAGATATCCTCCAGATTGTCAATATCCGATCCTGTGTCCACCAATGTGAATTTTATCGGGGGTTTGGTCCTTTTGTCACGGAAATTCATTCCGTGGGCTGTGACAAGATGGTCTTTTAGAGCCCGGGCTTTGTTGTTTTTATCGGGGTTGTATATGCTGTAAATGTGCTGTCTAATGCGAATTCCGACGTTTTTAGATGTACGTCCAACATATTGGATCTGACATAGCTCACATGTTACAATATAAATAACATTATTTGAGGTGCAGTCCAACCCGTGTTTAATATAAAACATCTCTTGGGGCTTAGCTGATCTTTTTACATAATCTGTTTTCTCAACATATTCGCAGGACTTGCAATCACGTGTTAAGCACGGTTGCGATCCAGGGGTTTTTTGTTCTTCTCGTGTCTTATGTTTAATTTCTGCTCTTGAAAAAGACAACCTTCTAACCACACTACGTTTCTTTGGCTCCGTACTTTCTGTTACTTTACCAACAGTTCCCGGTGTGCTAGGTGTGCTAGCCGTGCTGGATGTGCTAGGCGTATCTTGTATGTCTTCTGGCTCGCTTTCCTCCTCGTCATCTGTTATGAAATCGCTAACATCAGCCTCTGCATAAGTTTCACGATTACCCATCATTAGTTTTACTTCCCTCATCATATCTGGTTTCACATCCATATACAACATAACATAGGGGGACCATACACAGTAAGAGCGAAGGCTCGACAGTGGTGGTGCATATTGTGCGCTATCCAAACACATTATGAGTGTTCTTGGGGGGATATTGTTGAATTCAAAGTAACCTGCAACAATTGCAAGGTCTCTGGCTTTAACCGGTATACGATTCAAAGCAGCATGTAATATGTAACAAGCTCCTTTTGCAATTACAGCTTCAGTCATATTCAAGCTATTTCTCCAGCGGTTTATAATTTTTGCTGTAAATCTGGCTGTGTTACTTTGAACCAACCCCCTGTTTAGCTCAGCTTCTGCTCCCAAGGCCAACGAAAGGACAAACAAATCCTGTTTGTTTGAAAAGGGTGTTATGGTTCCTTCCAAAGAGAGTATTTGAGCCAACCGAATTGAAATTGCCTGTAGGATCATGAGTTGCTCTTTTATTTCAACAATGTGCATGTATTTGCAAACAACCGGTGAGGAGTATGGGATGATTTTTGATTCGATTGCCGCAAAAACAGCCAACGGAGGGAAAACATCTTCGTGAACACCCATAAGAACAGCATCTTCTATGGTTAAAGTCTTTTCCACTCGTTGCATTATCTGAGAAACAGATTTTTGCCCGGCTGCCATCGTGGTTTGTGTTCACGCTCTGCTATGGCACACCAAATTCCTATTAAAAAGGCAGAAACTATATCATCCCTATCACGGCCCTGTTGTCCTTTCACCCATTTTTTCCCGCCTGTTGACACAACAGGGTTGTTATTGCTACCAGGCACCAATGAAACAACGCTTAGCTTCTTACATAGCTGTTCCAGATTTGTCCAACCATCAACATAATCTTGCGGTGTTACCGTGAGGGAAATGTCAACACCCCCATACGTTTTGAAGAAAATGGCTTTGTCGGTATCTGAGAGCTCGTATAATTCATCGGCTGTTGTGGGGTTTGCTACACTTTTTAGCGGGTTAAACTGTGACGGGTCATATTCAATTTGTATTTTTTGCTTGAACTCGGTTTCCCTGTTAAGAAATGTTTTGTACAGCCCAGACCCAAAAGAAAAGGTAGCATCCAGTCTACCCAACAAATCTTTGGCAAGACAGACGTTTAAATTAGACACGCTTTTTACTTTGCTCTCTCGTGTTGTGATGAACCCCGGTGTCCTACCATCCCTGTCCATGTATACATGAACAGTTTTTCCGTACAAAATAGCAACAGAAGCCCACACATTCTGCATCAACAGTTCAACGTCCGTGCTATATGTGTTTCTTTCAACAACCAGCACAATAGGGGCATTTTGAAATGTATAAGGAAAAAGAGTCTTCACCGCGGCAATGTGTTTCAGGCAAAGGTAACAGTGGGCCATGTGTGACGCAGAACAGAGATTCTCCACGCTCATTGTATCGGCTCCGACAACCTGAAAAGATAAAAAGAAAAACCTGTTATCACAAATACATTGTGTCTGTTCTAAAACAAACAATAGGTAAACCCTTACCTACAAACGCAGGGCGTGTTTTTTATGCAAGGGCAGCACTTATTGCATTTAGATATTACTTCAAACTTTTTTATGGGATGAATATTGGGAATTCTGTTCAAATAAGATTTGGTTTGGAAAGACAAAACCCGTTCATTGAAAGAACAACACAAGCCATTGAAAAGAGATCAGAATGTGTGAACACGTGCTGGGCACTTTTAAACTGCGCTCCTAAAAAACATTTTGTTGATGGGTTGTTACCAACACACTGGGACAAGGGAACCTCTCTCGCAGCCCTTTTTGCTGCCATGTATGCACGGTCGGTGTTAACACCCGTTTACATTACACGTGGAATGGCATCTGCGTACTCTATGTACTGTGCATTATCTGATATAGCTTGTGTTGTGCCTTCAGAAGAAACGTCAATGTGCTGCAAACATGGTTGTATTCTATCACGTGTGCATACTCTGTTAAGTGCCTCGCCGTTAAGCTCTGACCCATACCCTTTGCTTGCTATAAGCGCTTTATTGAATCGCCCAAATACACAACATCTTTTTGATGCACTTGCAAACGCTCAAAAGCTTCCTTCCTCTACCCATTTGTTTGAAAAATCAATTGCTCGCTTACCAAAAACCTGGGACCAGAAAACCACTCTTTCATCCGGAATATTGTGCAGCAACCAATAGAGCTTAGAAGACCTGTGCTGTATGTTGGATCTACAGCAACATAGACCGTTTCCACCTGATCATTACAGAATGGCAAAGCAATGTTGCCCAAAAATCGCTGTAGCAAATGAGGAGTCAGAGGTTTAACAAATTCGCTTCCAGACGTTGCCCCTGACAAACATCCTGTAAGCTCAAAATCAAAAGCACCCGGATCAACCATGTTTAAAAGAGCTTTCATTTTCCCGTCTACTGTCATATGGTCCGGGCGATAAACATCCATGCAAGGACATGTAATTTCAGGATCCGATGCGTGATAAGCACATTTAAACTGTTGTGCTATAAGATGCCAGTGATGTTCACCCGTTGCGGGGTCTCTGAGGTCCCCCAGATTTCCAATCCAAGCATCTTTAGCCGGCGATGTTGTGTAAATTTGTTTTGTGCCATCTATTGCCATAAGTGGAATAATGGATAGCAATGCTTGGGGGCATATGAATGCAGCCTCATCCAATATTGCAAGATCCGGTGTTTGGCCTCTGGCAGTCTAAAACACAAGAAAGATCATTTTAAAGATGTAAATAAATATTTATATTTGTAAAACAGTGTAAATGCTTTTATTGGTTAAATACAATAGACAGACACACTCAAACCACATTTGCTGCTGGGTTTTACAACCCAGCACAGTAAAAGTCACATATCTCGTTTATACTAACAAATGTGCAATGTCATAGTAGTACATGTATTTTTCAATGGGGTTAAAATATTTGTTAACGCCAAAGTAAGACATGACATGATCCTGGAACTTTGTGAACTTTGCATTTCTTTCTTTACCCAACAGCGAGTTTAACATGTGGGGCTCATATTCACCAAATGGCTCAAATTTAAAAACACTGCAACACAAGACAAGCCCAAAAGCATTTGTCAGGTTGTCAGAAGCAAGCACACAAAGCGCTTCTCGTTTGGATAGTATTTTGCTTTCAAATAAAAGAGAAACCGTCCTTCCAAGGGTGTTGTTAATAAGTTGTTTGAGAGTTTCTGTTTTAGACTCATCTTCGGGGTTTGTTTTGTAATCAACTGTGGTCAGAGATTTGTCTCGGCGTGTGTTTTTTGTTTTGTACAAGCCTATTTTACGACCTTCCCGTTTCTTAAAAAGTTTGTTATTCCGCACCGCACAGAATGTCTTATACTTTAACCTAAAAAGAAATCCTCCCAAAGTGTAATAGAATGTTTTTACCACCGGAACAAGCTTTACCAACAGTGTTCGTAGAATTTCATACCTTTCTCTTAATTTAAGTTGACCCATTGTCTCCTTTGCATTCACTACGGCTTTGGGTGTAAAACCAACGGTCAAGGGTCTATCCGTTTCCATTGTTTGAAACCCGTCAACTTTGCAACAGGCAAGGGGGTATGTTTCAGAAACAACTGTGCGACTTTCATCTATAATATCAAGAGCTATTATTACTTTTTTACAGGATACCCCACAACTGTGGACCGAGCCGTGAGTTTTGCATATTTTGTATTCTTGTATGGTTAACCAACAACATTGCCGCAGCAAGCAGTAGGCAGTATCAAAGTTATTAAAAGATATATGCAAAGGAGGGACCTGCATGTTTTTACACAGTGTTGAATATAGCTTGTTTTGGGTCCTGTCTCTAACAAAATCTTGAATGGCTTCCTCGTCCTCTTCTAACGCTTTTGCAACTGGTTTTTGTCTTTTTCTCATCTTGGCTTGCACACGTTTTGCAGGTGCCTTGTTTTTTATCAACCGATGCGCCGTCATCTCTTCCTGGTGGACACACGACGGTACCCTTGTCCCACAAGAAGATCTGGTTGTGGGACACACGTACACGGTCTATCTGTCTTTTTCTACAGAAGGTGTTAGTGTTGCATTACAGCAAAATTCAAATCTGTGCTCTTACTGGTGCCCAGGAGAGGTTCTATTACGTCTCACCTATCCGGGTTATAACCGTATCTGCAGATTTGTATCAACAGACAGCGCTGAGGCTTTAAATAGATACTGTGTTTATTGCAACCATTACTGCGATCACCGTCGTAATAGATTGTATAATGACAGCTCCGTTGATGCTTGTTTAGAAACAAGCCCACTTTCGCCGCTCGTTCAGTTTTGGTCAGCCGCCATGCTAAACAAAACACTTACAATGGATGTGGCGGAGTGGGTTTTAAAACAAAAGCAGAAAACTGCATCATGTTTGTACCAGCTATCAGGGGTTGTGTTCCCGCCCACAATTTCGCAAGAGTGCGCCAGAAGACTAGCCCCTGCTTGCTTTGCTAATGGAACAATGTGCTTGAAAAAGGAAAGAGGGGTTATTTGCAGAATAAAAGCTTGGAGTATTGAGACCTATGATGCAAATACATTAGCGTCCTGTGACATATGCGTTATCGACTATTTCAGAATTGATGAACATGCTATAACATACTATAACCGCAGAGGCAATACGATTTTTCAGGCTGTGCAAAAGGCCTGTCCTGGGCCTGTCCATGTAGGATGGGGTGGGGTTACATTCACTAAGGAATCGGTTGCTGCTATGGGGTCTGAGGCTTTTGTTGCAAAGGAAATGGTTGCCGCCACAAAAGGCAGTGGCTTTTCTGGTATGCATCTTGAATCTTGGCAAATGACGTCATCACTAATAGATCACATTTACGGATTAGCAACAAGGCACGGTCTTTCTGTTGTTATAAGAACAAAAAGAACGGACAACTTGGTGTATCCAACACAGCATGTTTTTATGTATGATAATGCAACCTCTGCTAGCAATCTAGATACGCTCCTCAGGTCTGTAGCTTTAAAACTTAAACCCTCTAAAATATTTATCAAGGTTCCTGTTGAGCATGAAGTCTTGTACAGGAAACCCTTTTAAAAAAGACCTTATCACTAAGAGAATGGGTTTACATTATTGTTTATTAAACAGTTGAATGTGTCTAAATGAAATTCAGCTACACAAGGCAATGGGGGGTGTGCTGTTTGTTCTGATACTGACATTGTTTGTCACTAAGTGTACCACATTGTATTATGATGGGTGTGTTTCTATAAACAAAACAACTGTTTATGATGAATTCAACAACACTATAGCTTCAAATTTCCAAGTGGGTTCACGCTACAGTATAAAACTATCCCAGCGAGTTCACGGGTTCAACAGCGCAAGAAGACAACGTGGAGGTGGCTCTCTGTGTGAATATGTGTGTAAAGACGGAGCAAGCGCTTTTTTTGAGTACAACGGCGATGATGTTGTCTGCGCATTGGAGATTATAGAAAAAGAGTGTGAGAATTGCCCCCATGTTTGTTCACAACATCTCACTATCGGTGGCAGACTAACATCCAAAGATGCGTGTTACACCGATACATCGTCGTTAGCAAAAGATGACGCAGATACTGTTGATCTTTTAAGGGCTTTTTGGAAAGCAATGATAAGCGGGACACTGACAAACATTGCCTCCTCTATTTTGTTTCAAGATAGGCTTGCACAAGAAACAAAAAATTGCCTTAAAGGTTATACAGGCCATATGATGCCTCAACAGTCGGGTAACTGTCCAGACTCTATAGGTGATTTTTGTTTAAATGACTACTGCGTCAGTAGATACGGAATGGGTAGAGGGTTTACAAACCAGTTTGTCAAACCGGGTCAATCATCCTTTATACCATCTTCTGTTCCACTTGGAGTTTGTCGGTTTACTAACAATGTTGATTATTTTCCTCCAGAATTGTGTTCCGAATGTATAATTCCGGTGGACATAAAAACACAACAAGTGCTTCATCCTCTTCCTGTCGGTTGCAAAAAACTTGTTGCGTCTTTAAAGTTGACTGCTTACACAAACCAAGAAATGTTAAATGCTGCTGTCTTTCTTACCACTAACAAATTTGGTTTTACCGGTCTCGAGTTTGAAACAGAAGGCTTCAATGCCGCACTAAGCACATTTCTCGAAATGCTTCATACTGATATTAGTCAAAGACCTGGTCTTCTAACCTTGGATGTCAACGTAATGCTAACAAGCACAGGCGCTGTTACAGATTACCGAAAACAACTAACAGACACTAAAGCCGCCGCCTATCCTGATGCAAGAATAGTGTGGTTGAATGTTGGCGCCGCCAGAGAAACTGATTTTGGCAGTTCATCACCGGCAGAAGTGCTTTTAAACGCTATGGTCTTGTGGAGGTCGCGATTTAGCACCGGCATCATTGACCCAAGCGTAAAAGACACACAAAATGTGCTTTCCTCAAAAACAGTTCACGCAGCCTACTCTATACCTCTTAGAAAGGCTGATCTGATTGCGTTCCAACATGATGTGCTTGGGACCAACGAATATAGACTGAACGATCTAACAAATGGAAAAAAGTCGTACTATTACTATGTAGGGGAGGAAAGGCTGATTTTTTGCCCAGGTGTTCAAATGTACACCAACAATAACCTATACCTCGGATACCCTTACAAGAACACATCCTCGGTACCTTTTCTAAACATTTATCACGCAGATTCTGATTTTGAGTGTAAACAAGGCCCTCCAGTACCCGAGAACAAATGTAAGGGGCCTCTTCCAACACTTGCATTTTCTGTTCTGAAGCAACAGGAGGAACAAGCCAACCCTGGTGAAGTGTATTGGGAACCGGATGAAAACTGTTATTGGGGACCCAACGGCCCCAAGCTGTGCTCCTTTTCTGAAGTGAACAAGCAAGTGACATCAACCATGTATATGATTAATGATGCTGTTGTGGATGAGATACAAGAGTTTCCTACACACTATCTTGGTTTTAAGGGGTTTTATAAAGTAATTGATGCATTTGGTGACATTGTGGAAATCTTTGCACTAGATCAAATATGTGGTGGAGTTGACATAAACAAGGTGCCAACATGCGTGCAAGCTGTGTGTGATAGAGATCAATCGTGTATAGATACCAATGCACAAAATGCATGCTACATGGACACAGCTGTCAGAGATTCTGTAAAAGCTTTGATTGATGAGTTTGAATATGCTAAAACACGCTACAAGGACACAATCTCAATAGCCGAAACATGGCGTAAAATGTCTGCCACCAGACCAAAAAGATTTTGGGCAGAGATTATGGCTGGAGCTGCTTTAGCATTGGCTGGTGCTGCTTTTGGGATGGCAAGTGTAGCACTTTACAAAGCCGATGTTGCAATGTACAAAGCAAACCAGGCCTTTGATATGGGCTTGAAAAACCAGATTGCAATCACAAAAGTAGGTCTGGACGTTGATATTTTGAAAACAACTTTAGACATTCAAAAAGGAGAATTAGTCAAAATCAAAAACACTGTTGTCCAGCTTGGAAACAGCGTTGTTAGATTGAGTGCTTCTATGCAAGCTGAAATTGAATCTGTGAATGGACGTATTTCTTTCTTGGAAGCCTCTGTAAATACTCGGTTTACCCAAGTTGCTACCTACATTAATGAAGTGGTGAGCTCATTGGGTAATGCAATAACACTTCAAGGACGAGCTGCAATATACTTTCAGCAACTGAATGCTTTATCAAACACAGTGATACAAAGTACAAGTAAGCTTACCTCACAAACCATCATGTACTCGGACTGCCTTCAAAGTATATTCAATGGCAAACTGTATGGTTGTAAGATCAAGGACCCGTTTTTAACAATCAACCCAGACTATGCTGTTGTAAAAAGTGTATACGGTGCTGTCTTTGATGGTTCTTATTTGTCTGTGATGTTTAAGATACCAAAGAGCGTGAAACAAACAGCTTTGTACACAATAGCCATAAAACCAATAATGATCAACAACTCCCCACATATTGTTGATAGCTCAAATACAATGGTTGGGGCAGACGGACGGTTTTACATCAAACCATATTGCGAAGGTGTATACTGTATGCCTTTGGAAGAAGATACTAGATTTGCCGCCTGTTTTGCTGAAATACGTGCAAACAACAGCGCGGGGGTAGAAAAGCTGTGTGTGATGATAGCGTGTCAACAAGCAGGTTGTGCAGATAAACTAAAAATGAAAACAGTAACGGGAGAACTACAACTTAGCGCAGAACCACTTGTTAGCTTTACATTTAAATCACCCAAATTCTTCCAGGTGGCTTTTGACCCACTTGTTATACAAAACATGACAGGGTATGCAAACATAACTTCAATAGATGATATTTTAATTGATATTATAGAAAATTCAAATAACATGTCCATATATGTAGACAACGCAACCAAGATAGTTGATGAACTGCTAAACAAAATAGGTGGTTCAAAAGCAGTCATGGACATATTATTTGGTGGTGGCTCAGGTCTGTTTCCGTCAAGTGGGTTAAGCACATCCACAATAATAATTATTGTGTGTGTTGTTATAGCGGCTGCTTTTGCTGTTGCCTTGGGGATATACTGCTATTGCAAGCAGAAAAAAACAAAAGGCTATAACCGACTATCGCAATTTGACACAATGCCAATGAGAGAAGGAAGTATGCACCCCACAATGGGCGACCCACGGAGGATGTGGTAATATTTACATTGGGTGTTGATGACAAAAAGGGCACCGTTGTCTCATCTTGTGCCAGTGTACTTGAATCTGTAACTTCTAATTCCAATGATGTGGTTTTAGGCTGTTGCAATGTCTGCAGATATAATGTCTGCATCTGAACTGTTGTTGTACCTGCTGAAGACAACACAGAAACCTGTGTAGTAGTTGGTACAGGTACATCTGGGTTTGGATTTTCACTATCAATGCTAAAACACTGCTTAGATACGCTAAATAACAAACCAGGAAGATCCTTGTGAGCAACAGCGTCTACGCTGGTTCTGCAGAGTACAAACGGATCAGGACTTTTTTCTTTGCATGAAAAAGCATTCAGGTTCAAGATAACATACACATTAGGGGATATCACTGGTCCCATCATTCCGGTGTATGTTTTTGCTGCTAAAACTACCCCTATGGGGTTTGTGGAAATAAATGTGACGGACGGACACTGAGGCACTGAACTTTCAAGTACAAACCGCCCTTTGATATTTTTAAAAATCTCATCCAAGTACACACCACTCGGGTCCCCTCCTATATCTGTTAGAAATGCTCCATAACCCACATCCGAAATAGTCCCGGATACCATCCCCAATTCGGCGGGTTGATAAAAGCGAGTTAAGCAGTAAGAAAGCCATTCGGTGTCTCTAAATGGTGTTTGTAAAGGAAAAGGACCGTATTGAACCAGTCTGCTTGTAAAAGGTTCGGTTGAAGCATCGGGACCATCCAATTTGCTCTTTGGTACACACAAGTATTGTCCCAGCGTAGCAGCTATCAAATAAAAAATAAAAACGGAAAAGCAATTTAATGTTTGTGGTTTTGTCATTATTCAAACAAGTAGGCGCATGCCACTTTTATGTTTCTTATAAAATTCAAAAGGTTTACATATGTTATTACCAAAAGAGCTACATCTTTCTTAATAGGCAAAACTTCCTGCTGCCCCACACCAGCGCTGTTTGAGCGTATGTACTTTAGTAAGTGGGCGGGGTTGTTATTATCGGGCGCGGTTCTTTCAGCGCTGTTTAGCCAAGCATAGTATAAATTTCGTTTAATAACAACATATACAATTTCTTCGGATTGAGCGCCTGTCAGTGCGCATATAGCCCTTCCGCAGGTTGGAGAATCTTGGATAAAACAATCCGATTCACACAGAAGCACATTCAACAGGTGATCATTTGTAACACCCATTTGCATTTTAAGGCGTTCAAACACCATGTCGTGGAGCGGGGATATAAAATCAGCACTTATCAGTGTATCCAACTCTGAACAAAGCTCTGAAAGTTCCTGCGGAAGCCCTCCTCCAGTCCATCCCTCCTGCAACATTTTACTAACATACAATAGAGCTCCTAGCTTTGAAACATCCATCAGCGAAGAAACAAAGCAGCTGGTCTCGAAACGAATGCCGGTATGTCTAAGAGCAGCACTGACTGATCAGCGCGTAGCTCTTGACCACAAGAAGGTTCTCTTCAGTGTATGGGCTCACCTTAAAACCGTCTATGCACAACGCCCAGACCTGTTGGCTGTGAAGTTTTACGAGCTGTCCCGCAACTCTCTGATTATTAAAAATAACGAAGACCTCATCAAAATACTAGAATTACGGCGTCGGTTACATTTACCCAATGTGACAGGAACAAAATTTGACAAAACATTCACAGCTTCAATCCCAAACAGTTCTATGCTCTACGTTCACAAATCTGGGCACAAACGTTGCATTGTTCCAAAATGTACTCTGAAGTGCAACAAAAGAGTACTGTACGAAACCCAAACATGCCGTTTGATATGGTTTGCGTTTGTGACAGCGGCAAAAGTACGCAATCTAAACACAGGTCTGGACAACGAATATTTTCCGTGGACCAAAAATACGAAGGCTCTTTTTTGAATGGTTACATGAAACCCGAAATGGGGGACTCCGGCTTCAGATTGGCTAGCATGCACGTCAACACCGTTTACAACAGGAAGCAACGTGTTTGTGTTACATTGGACAGAGCAAGGATTAAACGTGTTCAAAACAGCACAATAAAATCACAAAGGAACAAATTTGTATCGGACAAGAAAAAATGCGTGTCAGTGGACGGCTTGCGAATGACTAGAATTGAATTCAACCAGACTTCCATACAGTCGAGTAATTACACAATAAACACAGAGGCTCTAAACCACGAAACTTATCTGGCCTATTTTGACTTGTTGTGCCGGGCCCAGGGAGAAACGCTGTCCCACAAGAGCAACCTTGTTGTTAACAACATAAACTACACCAGCTGCCTTTACGGTGTCACTAATGCATTTGCAGTTGATTCTAGGCTCAAAGCTGACAAAGACTACAATAGAGCGTTTTCCTTCCCCGCGTGCATCAACTGGAAAGGTTCCAGCGTACGCAATATGACCTTCCCCAGCATGTATCTAAACTCGCAAAAACTACAGCCTACAGAAGTGCTTGATTTGGGAACAGAATTAGCAAACATGGCAGGCTATATAGAGCCAGACTACGAGCTTAATAAATTTTGCGTGTCGGTGTTCATGAGCAACCGCACCTTTATAAATACACCAAACAAAATGGTTGCTCTACTTCTACACGAAACATACAAAGCCTGGGGCATAAAGGCGGACCACTTCACATTCATGCAAGAACATTATGCGCAGTATGCCAATGACATGTACAGCATTTGTGCTCAACTCACAAACCAATACTGTAACAAAAACGCAACGTTTACCCATATTATTCCAATATTATTCATGGAATTGGCCGCTGGTAAGGTTTTAACAACCGAGCACCTTTTGAAATCATATATTACAAGGACCTGTTTGAAAGGAGGGGAATCATTATGTGAGCTGATTCATGTGTTACACGAGTGTTCCAAGTTGCCACACATTAGCGTTCATATAAAACACCAAAGCACCAGCATAAAAAACCACCAAGAAGAGGCCATACATGTCGGTGGAAAGCTCTTCCTGTTGCTTGACACATCCAGACGTTCTAACTTGCCAAGCAGACTGGACCAGGTTTTACAGAAAAAGATACAAGAATACTGCGATATCGTATTCGGAAGCTTTTTTAAACAGAACCAAAACTGTTCAAAATAAAAGAGAAATTTTACACGGACGGCTTTTAGAGTGTCAAAAAGAAGCAAACAATCTACTTGTGAAACACCCGGCTCTCCAAACCCAGGGTCCACCCAAGACAATATTTTTTGAAGCAGCCAAAAATCTCTTGTTGCACAACTGGGCGTTGGTACAAAACAAGGCGGGGCTGTCTTGGTTTTGTGTCTTGAATGCAGCCAAAACAGAAGCAACATTGTTACCTGGGTGTGATGGATCAACATGGTTCCCCATTCAAGAAGTTGGCAAGCTGTGGGTTTTTAAAGACAGGTATCCCACTAGACGATTTAGCGGCTTTAAAAAAGCTTTCACAACATTAAATATAACTGTGGACAAAACCCTATACGATTCTAAAGAGGCCTTTGTTTTGGAGCTTATCAACTTAGTTAAGGCTGTTAGATCACAAATATGACCTATCACCTATCGGACGGTTTACGCTTCCTTTTTGACCCCGATGAATCTGAATTGGTTGCTGAAACCGGCTATGTCTACAACTACAATTCAATGTCCCTTGACGAATTTGAGGCAAACACATTGGCGCAACCCGACATTGCTTTTAGCGTAATGACAAGACTAAATAAAATTGTTTATAAAATAAGGTTTATTGGTAAAACAAGAAAAGAATTGGAACTCGATAAACTGGTTTCAAAAAACGGAGAAGTAGAGTTTGAGGGACACACTGTTGTAATTGTGATTACACTGGACAGTATTCCCAACATTGTAAAAACAACACCAAGACCAGCAATTGCTGTTTACGCACGGCCAGCTATAATCTATAGTCTGGCTGCGCTGTGGGCAGCAGCCGCCACCTGGGCTTTATGGTATAGTTTTCTACACAGGTCTTAAACAATGTCGCTGGGAGACACCTTCAACCTGTCTGCTACAAAAGCTGCTTTTGAAACAGGGTCTGTGAAAAGCGTTGACACACGTAAGATTTCATCTACAGACATCTCCTTGACACCACGATTATTTACTGTTATTGGGAATTCACAGTACTGTAATATACTATCCCATATGCTTTTAATAAAAATATTTGTAGGCATAACAGATGCTGTATTGTTGTCCTTGTTTGAAGAATATTCTATTGATCGTTTTGATTTGTACATGCTGACACCAAATATATTTGTAGACCAAAACGCATTCCACGTGTAGAGAATATCTTTAAGGGCATCAATAGGATTAGGGCGGTCAAAGGCACATAAAAGCTTACTGTTTCTTGGAGCCTGAACAAGGTGAGCTGTTAAATCACTGTTGACAACTGATTCTGTAGACTTAATTTTTAATGCAGCAGAATATATAAGTTGTGAATCCCTCATACTGAGGTTTTCCAAAAGAGAAGGTTGCAGGGGCTCCCCGTTTATAAGAGACCCGAAAGCTGCTATAACGGTGTTGTAGTTATCCGCTGTGTGAGCGTAGTCCAAAAGTACAGTTCTCAAAATCTCCACATCCTGGTTTACGGCCAACCGGGCTAAATTATCTTCATGGTTTAAAGGCCTCATATTTAGTCCCGTGTTCATGTCGGCAAGCCTTCGTCTTAGCGCATTTTGTTGGTTGTGCGAGGACAATAGGTCTTGCACAGCTAAACGAACAGAATCATCGGTGACAGCTACATCAATTGCTTTTTGCTTAGCCTTGTCCGGATGGTCTTGCTGAGTGATTACAGCCACCCGTTGACAGGAAACTTCTGTGGCTGCAAAAATAGTGTTGGTGGTTGATGCAAATTTTATAGCAAAATCATAGTTGATGGAACATATGCTATCTGGCGGTGTGCCTTCTGCTGGAAAATTGGAAACAACCACATCATAGACATGCAACATATTATCACACGCTTTACAAGTTCTTGTGATTGGGTCGTATACAACATCAACACCATGATTAACTGGTGGGATATATGGCACAAAGCCATTGTTTAGAGATCTTAGTAGTGTTATGAAACCAAAAACAGCTCTTTTGTCAGAAAATGGTATGGATGAAAACATATCGGCTACAATCACAGCAATATCGGCATCTAAGCCAAGCTCGTGTAAAAATACAGGCTCGTTTAGAATGTCACCACCACCAAAACTAAGCTGCTCAAAAAGGCAGGCTCTCAAGTAAGATTCGTTTTTAGCATAGATGCTTATTTCATCAAGACCCACCAGTTTAAAAGAAAACCTCTGATAGAGCAACGGACCAGCTGATGTGGCTTCTTTTATGTTGGCAAATGCAATGGGAACGCAACCCAGGGTAACAAACCAATCAAGAAAGTGTCTGTACACGTATTTGATGTACACTTCTAGCTGACCGGCGGTTTTTTCGGCGATTAACTTGGAAACTCTACGTACAGTTGAAGCGGGGAATGGTTGCATTCTAGACATACACTCAACCTCAACGGTGTGTCCAAGATCTTCTTCTGCGGCAACCTGACACAAAACTTGTTCTAGTATCTTATCTTTCTTTAAAAGCAGATTCATTTTTTCAAAAAAAGAGTCTCGTGTCAGACAAACAAGAGGATCCGTTGGAGGACAAGAGCTAAGAACAGTAGCCTTTGTATAGGGGCCAGCACATTTTTCAAGTAGGGCTTGAGTACGAGCTTTGTAGGCATTACAGCGCTCTCTATAGAGCACTTCTGTGAGCTGTGACAGTCTAGGACAAGGCAACCCGACAACGGGGGTTACCCAGTCTGTGCCCACAAGAAGCGGTATGGGTAACATGTCGCAGCGTTTAACAACTTTTCTATTACGGTGTCGAGAGCCCATGCTTGTTGCCCAAACAGCATTAGATGACATTGGGAGGCTTGAAGAAGAGCAGAATGCTATACACCAATATGGTACTTCCAACCCGGAGTTTCTTTTAGCTCTGGCAAGCAATAAAATGGAGAAGCTGCAGGCTGCCCTTGACAATAGAGTCTCCGCCCCTCAAACGCCCATTGCTGCAAGAACTACTCAGTTGATCACGGCTCAGCTGAAAGCAGCTCAGCTGAATGTTGATAACTTATCAACTTGCGTGACCAATACACTTTTAATACGTGATCAAATGAAGCAGATTCGTGCTACACAATACAGCGTGGATTACCAAGCTAAATTGTATGGGTTGGGCGGGCCAACGGTTACAGGCGCTTCAAAAACTGCACGCAAGTTAACAAAGTTAACGAAAAAGGCAGCAAGGGCAAATGAGGCCGTATTAAGCTTAGATGCAGACTACACAGAATACTCAGACGAGCTTTTAGAACATCAAGAGGAACGTGCTCAAGCCTTAGCTAACAGATTTGACACAGATCTTGTTCTGCCCGATATTCAAATAGGTGACATTGTTGAAGCAGAATATCATCAAGAACATGGCGTTACAGCTAAATACACTAGGCGCTCATAGAAATGCATTTGCGGGCCGCACGGGGGGTGTCCGTGTGGATGGGTCGGGTAATAGGTTTGTTGTAAAAGATTACAGAGAAGTTGCAGCTTTTTTAGAAGATGTTGGTAAGATGTCTTCAAAAGACTATGTTCAAGCTTTCATTAATCGGCTTGCTACAAACAAAATACCCAGAGAAATGATAACAACAGCAGCTGGTTTTGGAGACGGGTCCTTCACCGAAAAGGTAATATTCCCCATGGTACAGACCAAAATCTTTGCTGCTTTGACAAATAACATGTCAAACAACTACCGGGCCTGTAGACTTCTGTCGATTCCCTTAACACCGGCATCATTGCCGCAGCCAAAAGCAGAATTTAAATACGTGATGGAAACAGAAGAAATCCCATTAGCCGAAGAAGGAGGTGTACGTAACATAACCGGTTTGAGTATACGTAACAGATCAGAAATGACAGTGGGGCTTAATAGCTACAGCCTATCCTCTATTGTAACCAGGAGTGAAACCATTCAACAAGCATTCCGCGACGAGGTTCGTGCGCAAGTGATAGAAACTGTCAACGCTGCAGTAGCAGGCTGGGAAGCAAACATAGCGCTACTGCATTTTAGATATGCGGCAGGACAACCTAGCATGGCAGAACTGATAGCGCTTCGCAATGCAGACTACACTGCAGATAGAGATCGTGTTGCTGGTTTGTTAGACATGCTCAACATTGAAAACACCATAGAGGCTGCCATCAACAGAGACCACAACTGCTTCAGACAACTGATTCACGCCATGATCCTGGCCCTGCCCGATGATGGCAACAACCATGTTGTGCTTTTGCCGAAACAGTTGGCCATGGGCTGTGTAAATAAAACTGTACGTATCAAGATCCCAAGCAAACAGATGTTTTACGGAAGCCAGAATTCTTTAGCTCTGGATACCGGAAACCACGTCATAGATATGGAATGGTCACGAAAAGCTGTTGAGTATCAGACGTCTGTAGAGCTTGTACAAAGGTCTGGAACAACTGCTATTCTGGATCATTGTAAAACACAAGCTGCCATAATGGATGCCGAAGCACCAGATTCAACAGTTGTGCTACCAGCTTTACAAATTGGTGAAACAATCATTCCGATCATTGCGCTTGACGACAAACCTTTTGGTGAATCAAAGCCATCTATGCAGAGCCCCTTTGTGTCAGCAAACACTAAAAGGCTGTGCTACACTGTGGGTGCCGTTCCACCCGCGTACAAAGATCTAATGCACCAGGGTTTCTACAACGGAAACAGTGAAATATCGCTAAAAGCTGTGGCCGACAAATCAGCGCGTGTAACAAACATTGTTAACTATGACGAACAGGCTTCTGTGTGTGAGATAAGACTATCGGAGCTGCACCGTTATGCAAATGATGCAGATTCATTTTCACTGGTTTCTTACACCTTGTCACAGGCTGGAATGCCCCCCCTTCAAGATGATATACACGGGAAACACTACACAACACTGAACACCCTTTTCAGAACATTCAAAGCACGCACAGAATCACAGCTTTCCCTTTACGAATCAAATCCCAGATTTTCAACCTTCCCCTCCTTAGTCCATACACTGGGTGGTTGGCAATGCGAACAAGTAAGAGCTCCGAGAATATGTATGGGAAATGCAAGTTTCATGCAAGGCCCAGAAACAGACTTGGTATCTGTGCTTGCCGGAATTCGAAATTACATGCCACCATCAAAAGCACTTGAAGACTACATTGCACTGATAGCCCAAGGCTTCTGTAATACTTCAGAAGACAGTATTTTCTGGACTGTTATTACAAGAGGGTTTCTGGCTCTTGGTATAAACGATTTACAATTGAGCCAATACTTTGACGATGCCTACAATCATCTTGTGCTCAATCCAAACGGTGCACAAAATATTATCTTCCTAATGGGGGGCAACGGAGCACCCTTTATAGCTATACTCAAAATGCTAAGACATGTGGTTCAAACAAAGGGGTATACGTTGTGTGTTGCTGACCCTTTTTGTGCTCACGTTGTCATCACATGCATTGCCTATTTTCAAAACCTTGTAACCAATCACAATAACATGCATGAAATTATTCGGATGTTTTTGACAGAGGAAGATATGAACACTCTTGGCGCGTTGAGGACACTTATAATCACAGGTCAGAGAGATATGATATCCATAGTGAATTCCATTCCTACACTTAGACCTAGTCTTGGACACTACAATGTCACGATCCACGCAAATTGTAGTCCAGGTTTGCTAAGGACAGCCAACATTGTGATGAACTTTTTTGGCGGTCCTTTCTGTAACACCGAACTTCTGATTCGAGGAAGAGATCCAGCTTTACAAGTACAAGGAAGAGGCATCAACTTCAGATTTGCACGTCACAACATGAGCTGCACTGTAGCGAATCGAATTTTGTTCGATCCTGTATCAGGGGAAATAATTAATGCGGGAAATCAAATACCACCCAACATGTATGAAATCCTGTATCAAACCTACGAAGATTCAATATTCTGTAGGTCGTCAAGCAATTTTCTAACCGCTGTAAACGAAAAACTATCAGGATATAATTCTAATCATGTATTTCCTCAGGGCGTAGATATTGTGGGTCATCGCATGGGTTATCGTCTTAATGTTTATGATGTGTCACCTGTCAGGTTTCCCAAAAACCAACTTGAGATGACCGAGGCTGTGACCAACATTGCGGTACACTCACAAAACACCCATTTATATGATAGCCTTTACAGGGGGGTGATGCAGCCAATCTGGTTTGTGAGACAGAATCTGTTGAGAGAAGAGATGAGTAAAACACCCACCAACATGTTTTACATGCAATGTCACTACATGACAATTTACAGTTATAAGACAGTACATGAATTCTTTGACAAACACTACCACTCTGGCTTGTCTTATCTGTGTGTGAGAACTATGCAATACGACGGGCTTTCAATGGCAGCTTTACCTATGGGAGGCTCTTTTTTTGCAACAGGCAATGTGAGCTTTCACGCAGCCAACACCCAAAACTACCAGCAATCTCTAACAACAGCAATTGAGATGGCTGTTCTTCCGGGTCACGGCCCAACACATGGTGTTGTGATGCCAAATGTTTTTGTAACAAACATAACAGGTGTCAACAGCATTTTTGTTGACCCCGATTCAAAGCCTAGAACAGACACAAGAATTTCCAGAGAAAAGCACAGCTCATCTCTCAACCACATGACTTTGGTCCTTGACTGGTATGCTTCTTTGTTGCCCACAACTTTGAACGGGCAACAAAAAACATGCGAGACTGCTTTACCCATGGGTGGTAGATACATACCGTTCAACTACCAAAGCGCTGACCCGTATAACGAGCTTGACTACTCCGGAAGATACTGTGAGTCTCCAACCTTGCTACCTTACAGTGAAAGTCACGCCAGACTGGCCAGATTGGCAGCTGCGTTTGACCACCGAAGCGAGCCCATCAAGAGTTTCCTGGAATGTGCTTCTATGGATCAAATCAGCGGACAGCTTATGGCGGACATCTTGGCTGGGAAAAACAAAGACCAGGCACTTTCAAACCTTTTAATAAAGGCATCAAACATGAGGAGCATTGTGACCCCGTTTACCACAGCAACGGGTATGATGATGTTTGACAGTTATGTTGTGGGTGCAAGAGCTGGGATCTACCTGCAGCAGCACTACATGGGGGTTTCAACAGACAATGCAGTAAACCAAGCTCTCACACCTCGTATTTTGGGCGATAGTTTTGGCCCCACAAACATGTTTACCCCCGGAACGTCCAATCATTTTATGGCAAATTTCTGTTCTCTCTTCAATCTCCCACACCAGTCAACATACATTAACGAGTTTAATACTGTTTCTGACATGACTGCCTTGTCCGGCACAAAGTGAGCACAATGCAGTGTTTGGGTGATGTGATACGTTATGTTGCTGAGCCAATGGCTACTTTGTTTGAACACCCAGACACACCCGTTCTGCTTCTTTTGCGTGAAGAAGATCTTAGGTACACAGACACTATTCAAAATCTGGAAGCTTCTTATACAGACCTTATGGCCGTTGTTAAAACAATGGACAAACCAACCACGTTTTCTGCCGCTCATAAATGTCAAGAATGGAACAATATGACCTTTAAGGCCGAGCAAAAAATTATTAACTCGATACAAAGTTACAAAAGCTCCTCTTGCGAAGCAAAGAAAAACGAGCTCAAAAGAAAAATAATGTTGGATATGCTTGAAAGACAAAACTTCATGAAGCTTTTTGGGCAAACAATTCGTTATGTTGACGTTCAAAATTCAATGAAACAAAGTCGTGAAAACTACGCAAATACGCTTGCTACAAGGATGAATCTTTTCACACAATCCCAACTTGGTTCTGTGACCCAGGAGTCTCATGAAACAGAGTTTAAATCATTTATCAACAATGAGATGAAGCTCCTTAGAACCGTTAATAACTACGGTGACAGCATTGAAGCCATGTCCAAGGTGTCTGATTACTACAACAACGGAAAGATGATCACAAGCTTAACAGAAGGTCGCAACCCTGGTTATGAGGGGCTTGAAGAAGACTTTGCAAGATTGATTGAAGGAAAGGGTTTTGAAAAGGACGCAGCAATCACACTGCAACCTGAGGCCATCTACAAAAATGTCTTTGACACTCAAGATTTACTTCATGTAAACAATAAACGTATACTTGAAAAACTTTAATTAAAAACACTACACCAAATATCAGTTTCATGCTTTATTTTATTGTTAGACACAATGCTGTATTTAGTGATGTGCAAACATGTCTTCGCAAAACAAAACACCTGTTAATATTAATTGAAGCAGAGACAATTCTTTGTTGTGTTGGTTTTGTTTTGGAAATGAACAATCAAGAATAGTTGTTCCAACACGAGGCGTGTATTTAAAAACTGTTTTATCCTTTACAGCATAGCGTATTACTAGCGTAGCTGTCGTTGTGTTGGGTACATCGTCTTCTGTGTCATGTTGTGTAATAATGTGTGATGCAGACTCCAAAGTATGTGTTGTACAATTCCTTAAAATAGAAAAGGTGTCAAACACCTTTTTCAGTTCATCACCACACACAAAGATCTTCACTGGTTTTGTTTGTTTTATAACTGCCTGTTGGAATTTTGTGAAAAGGGTTACAAATGCTTCTATTGCTAAAAAATGGTTTTGATAGATTTGACCCTTTTTGTGTGGGTTGATACTGTTACATCTGGTAGGGGGGTGGAGATATTCAATATTCCACACACCATTAGAATCATATCGGGGTTTTAATGTAAAGTTTACATAATTGTGTTTTTGTTTTGTAAAATCCCTTATATGTTTACATTCACTAATTGCGGTTGTATTCGAAATTGAAGAATCTGGCATTGTGATATCCGCGTCTGTGTAAGTCCTGGGATAAAGCAAATATGCAAAACTTTGACCAACATCAAGTTTACGTCTTTTAGACGTATTGCCAGAATAATTTAAAGATCTAGGAGAATGGACATGCTGTGGATTTTGTTTTCTGGCAGAAGCGGTTGTTGATCGCATTGTTCGGCTTTCATTTCTCCCCAACACCCCCCCATAAGCTCCGTAGTTTTCGTCAGCATTGCTGTCTCCAATATCCTCTTCCTCATTTTCTTCTGCTTCTTCTTCTTCTTCTGCTTCTTCAGCTTCATCTGCTTCTTCTTCTGCTTCTTCGTACTCAACTAATTGGCCGTTGGTGCCTATCTCATCAAATGCTTGCTCAATTGGTTCCACCGTAAGCAAATCATACGTATTAGTGGCATCATGTATTATCCTTTCAATATTTTGAATGTCTACAGTTGTTACATCTGGTATCTGTGCTGTGCCGTACGTTGTATCAACCAATGTGTCATTTGTAAGTGCATGTAGCATTTCATTGTTTTGATGTCTTAACTGTTCCGAATTCAAAAACGAAATGACATTTGTTGTTGCGGTGCTTACGGTTATAAACCCATTAACCATACTATGTAGATCTGAAAGTTGCAAATTGGTGTTACCTTCTATTTTAACCAACACCCATTCTTGTACCCGTTTCAGATAACTGTCATTAAATATAAGTGTACCAGATAAGTCTTCTTCTTCTAATTGTACTTTATATGCTTCTTTATCATTAATTTTGTTTCTTTCCTCAATAAGTTGAAGTAATTTATTTCCAACAAGATATACCATTAAAAAGAAACCATAAACTAAATCAGAGTTTGAGGTTTCATATTTAAGATGGCGATATATATGAAACAGATTGTTTTGGTCAAGCACTTGCCTCATAAATGCATCAATGGTATCTTTGGTAACACTGACTAAACTGTAGGTACCAACTGCTGTGTTTGTTAGTGCGGTTTCCACAATACCGGGAACATTTATACCAGGTTGTCGGCTGTAGAGTGTTATTTGTGCATCGTTTTGTGTCAAATACTGTTCCCCAAAACTGCTTTGGGGTAAACCTATGTTTGCAAAATTTTGTGAGCCGTGTTCCGAAGTGTTTTGTATAAGATCTAGCAATGGCTGTGCTATATGAATACTTGCGTTTGGTTGACCAACCGTTCCTAGTTCTAGTGTGTCTTGGAAGGTCTCGGCGTAAGATGCACTTTGATTACTAATACCATTATTAATATTTACAACCCTATTTGAAACAACATTCATAACGGTATTGCCAGTTTCTATGGCATTGCGTAAGCTTGATAGTTCGCTTGAAAGGTTATGGTACGATGATAAATACGTAGAAAGACATTCCATCATTGCCGTTTTCTGATTTTGTTGCTGTAATAGTTCTTCATTACGTGAATTATCAAGTTGAAGATTGTTTATGTATGTGTTACAGTTATTTAGCAACTCAGTCATTGATTCTATTATTTCTGCCTTATTTGCCATCTGCTTTGTTATTTGCTCTTGTTCATACTTTAATTGTTCGATTGTTGTTTTTTGTTTTGTTGAAAGTTGTTGTGTTACAGCAAGTTCTTTATTAAGATGTTCTACAGTTCTTTTATTCTCTGCTACATTTGTTTCAGCATTGACTAGGCGTGTCTTTATGGCTTGATAGTCTGCAGCTAAATTCTTTTGTGCAGTTTCAACTTTCTTTTTTTCTTCCTCCAGTTGTCTTTTTTTTTTTTCAGATGATGCCGCAGCTTTATTTGTGGTGTCGTTTGATAGCCTCAATTCAGCAATTACACCTTCATATTGTGTCTGTATTGTTTGTAGTGCTTCTATCTCTTTTTTCAGTTTCATATTGTCCACAACGCAAGTCTTTAACTCTTCTTCTTTTTGTTTCAATATATTTATTTCTTTCTTTTGTGATTCTACTAAATTAGTTGCCCCTTGAAATGACTGATTGACAACATTGTATTGTTGCTGACAGGCTTCCACTTTTTGATACATAGTTGTACACTCCTTTGTGCTTAAAGATAACTTTTTTGTTAACTCTTTATTATGTGAAGTCAAAGACTCGATTGTGTTCTGCAACTCCTTTTGAAATAGATGTGCATTATTTTCTATCTCTGCTTGTTTGGCCAATGCATTTTGCAGTCCTTCGTTAAAGCGTTGACGTTCTGTCAATATCGTAGCGGTCAACGCGTCACATTCCGCTGTTTTGCTATTTATTATTTCTATATAATTAATAGCGGAGTTGTCTGCCTTTGTTACATTTTCTAAACTATCCTTTTGAGATTCCAGAAGTTTAACTCTCTGCTCAAGTGCTCTTATTGCTGATAACTTTTCTTCAAGCTTGGCTCTGTATTCGACTGTTTTTTCTTCCGCTTTTGTTTTTGATTCATTAATTTCTACCATCAACTGCCGCTCCTTGCTTTTCTGTTTTTCAGTTATTTCTTTAAGCGTGTTTTCAAACTCATTGCTTTTTGTAGTTTTGTTTTCTTCACATTGTTTTAGTTCGGTTTCAAGGTTTTTTATGATGCTATCTTTAGACTGTTCCTTTGTTTTAGCAAGCTGTTCATTTTTAACTAAGAGGTCCTTTAATGCTTCAATATCCTTTTCTAGGTTTTTTACAACATCTCCTTTTTCTGCGTTCAGTTTATAGCTTGAGAACTCAAATTTGAGGTTTTGGAAGTCTGAAAGCAGTGTTTGGTATTCGGTTTTTTTAGCCACATACATATTCTCTACAGTTTGTAATTTGTTAGCAATCACATCTTTGCCGTATTCTTTGGTTTTCATTTGGTTAGCCATCCCGGTTATGATGTCTTCCAAACCAAGATTAACTTTTGTCATTACTTCTATTTCGTCAGTTTGCGAGGGTTCTCCGTTAGTTTTTATAGTTTTGATCAACTTTGACAACTCTATTGTTTCATTTAGGTGGGTCATATTCTGGGCCAATATAAGGTCTGTGTCTTTTTTCAGTTCATTGTGTTCCTTTTTGAGTTTATCAAGCTCTGATTTGATACAAGCATTTTCTCCCTGTAGACTAGCTGTTTCAAGGGCCAAAGTCTTCCTTTCTTCAGCCAAACGACTGTTGACAGCGAGGTCAAAGGCGTTGTTGGAATTAGCAGATGTTTGGTCTTGTGTCATTACCTTTGACAATTCTGTTGCAACTTCCTTTATGACTTCTATTGTTGATGCTTCCGTCAAATCCTTTTCCGGTTTTAGAGTTTTCACCAATTGTACAATCCAGTCTCTTTCATTTGTTTTTACTTGTGTAAAACTATCAGCTACCACCTCTTCGATCTTATGCCAATCAATTACAAACTCGTTTGATTGACAGTTACAGCTATCGTTGTTGTGAGCATCAATTTTCAGTCTGAAAGTGTCAATGTTTGGGCATTCTTTGAGCGCACACAACACAGCTTCTGAAAGTTTCTTGTAAGTGGTTTGGGTATCGGATTCTGCTTCGGGCACATCATCCGCTATTTGAGAAGGTGTTACTAATTGGACAGTTCGCTTCCTTTGTGCTACACGCTCTTTTACAATACTATTTCCATTTTCAATGCTTTCTTCAAGCATTTTGTTAAGGTTTAAAATGGTTTCAAATGATGAAGCATTGAAACCCATAAACCTTTCAGCGCGCATCTTTTTCTGCACAGCTGCTTGTTCGGTGGAAAGCTTTATAAGTGTTTTGTTAAAAAAGTCTGTTGCCCCCCTTCCTTCTTTCTTTTTCAAAACCAAGTTGTAGTTTTTAATCACCTTAAGTTCATCATAAATGTTTGCAATGTCAGCCGAAGCTTTACTGAGTTCTTCGTTCATACAACAACTTGTTTCATCAAGTAACTTCTGAGAAGCTTTAAAAAACGTTCTTTGTATTTGCATTAGGTTTTCTGGTGTCATGTTGCTGGTATTTTGAAGACACTGGTGTTTCTCTGAAGCATTTTTGGTTTGTGCATTTTGTTTGCTGTTTTTTAACACAGTCATATAACAGGTTTCAAGGTTTTTCATAAGCCTCAGGATTCTGTTGTGTAACACATCTTTGGTTACACCGGGGTTTTCCGTAAGACGTTTAACTCTACCAGCAAATAGTAATTTATCTGTTTTTTTTATTTTACCGGCTACAAATAGTTCTGTTGTAGACTTCTCTGTATTTTCATCTTCTTCATCATCGCTTCGGTTGGTTTGGTTTTTTGTTGCGTACCAAACAAAGGATTGCCTTTTTAACATCTCTTCTTTTTTAATCCTTTTAGAACTCGACTTTATATTTGTTGCTCTCAGCGCTTTTGCTACCAGTTTCAAATTGTAGCTGGTAAAAATGTCATTAAAGATTGTTGCATATGCCCTTGTCTTGCTTTTTTGGTGTTGGTATATTTCATTCATCAATTCATAATGCACAGAATTGTTTGTTGGGTTTAACGGAGTGTACCAGTTTCCCACGTCTTCAAATTGTTGATATCTGACGTTGAGAATATTGATTATGTCAAAACACTCTCCCAGAACACTAAACAAGCCTGTTTGTAGCTTTCCCATGATTATTGGTTGGTTATCTTCAACGGTTTTGTACAAATCTTCTAGTCTTCCGAATAATTGCAATGTGTCTTTCTTAACTAATTGTGCTTGTGAATTAGCTGTTTTCTTTCTGTCCAATAATTCGCGCCTTACAAATGTCCTGAACCACAAATCTGCTTCTGTTATTTTTTTCAGAGCCGGATCTGATTTACAACGTTCAATTACAGTAAAGTCAGATAGCAGGTCCACATTCAAATTAATGCTTTCTATCTTTAATTCGTTACACAGCGTGGAAGGTGATTTCAATCTAAAATGTTCAAATCCTGTTATTGCGCTTGTTTCCACTAACCACGACAGCTTTTGACGAGCTACAATTTCTGCTGTTATCCTGTCATCTGTGGTGCGAAACATTTTCTCAACAGTATACAAAAAATTGTCTTGTTGGCCTTTGTGTCTATCTAGATTGTCCATACTCAAACTTGATAGCATCTCAGCATATAATTTATCTGTGCTTAATCTATTATAAGCTTTTATCAAATATTCTTTTTTCAGATTAAATTGCCCATTCAGCTGTTTAAGGGTTGCTATTTGATCAATAACGCAGCGCAGTGCCGCACCACCTTGTTTGTCTCTGTTTTTTATAAATGGTTCTACGTTTGGTTGTTTTTTAAGCCATAACGTTATTTTCTCTGACATTACAGCATCTCTATTTTCCGCGTCTGTCGGTTCCTCTTCGCTTTCCGAACCATCAGCAAAAATCTGGTTTCTGGTTTCAAGATCTATCGGGATGTAGTCTGCAATGCTTGGCTCCTCCTCCGCACACATCAGCATATCTTCTATGTTAGACAAATGAACAGTTGTAACAACGTTAATCCACGATGCAAATTTAAAAAATCTTTCTTCCACAACAGATTTGTCCATATTTTGCTTTTTTGCAGCTTTAAAAGCTTTGTAACGCCTTCTTATTTTATGCACGGTGCCGCAGGGATTTTCAATGAGTGCTTGTTTTGTGACATCCGTGCCAAATTGCTCAGTTAGTATATGTATGTTTGCTTCAATGTTTTCAAGCATGTTTACAAAGAACTCTTTAAGCGATTCTGGGATGTCTTTGTTAGAGACCTCATCTGTAAGGTGGTAGTTGTCTTCAAACAAAAACTCAACCGGTTGTTCAAGCATTTGTGGGGTGGGCCCACTATCGGGATACTCGGCCATTTAAGTTGCTGGTTTTTTTAGGTTTAAGTCAGCTGCTTTTAAGGTCTAGAAGTGCTACTTACAATGGATGGTAAAATTGTGCTTGCCAACTTTACAAATGTAACTTCAGTTTATACTGTTCTCTGCTGCTCATACAGAAACTTTCCTAATTTAATTGTAAAGAAGCTTAATACCACCAATCGCAAGTATAGTTTTTCCAAAACATCAAAAAAAGCTCAAAAACAGTGGTGTATGCAGGACCCCCTTTCATTATATGTTGGTAATCACACAGTTTTTCTTAAAACATTACCAGGTCATTTTCTAAACTGGTGGTTTGGAAAGCAAGTTGTGGACAACAACTGTTTAATTGACAGCTTTGCCGACAAAACCGTTTTTGAAACTATACAGCGTAATGAGGTAGGAGCTTTAAAAAAGGCATTAAAAAATAGGCAAGGAATTGCTTCTGCAATTTGTAGACAAAGACCAGGCCTTTTTCGACTAACTGCCTTTTTCAACCCTTCCTTAAATGAACGCCAAGATAAAATTCTTTATTTTACAGATTGTGTTGATCAAAAACAGCTCTGTGTGCCAAAGGAAATAGCACAAGATGTGGAATGTACAGTTATTGACGCTGTACTGTGTTCTCCGCTTATACGCTTAATTTCTAAAGAATTGTTACACGCGGTTGAAATACCCACAAGATTAATAGACATCACAAGAGAATTTCTTAACGCATACAAACTAACAATGACAACAGCCTTTGCCAAAAGACACCAAGTATTACAATTTTTCTATATAAGTAGATATCAACAAATCAAGCAAATCGTTGACTCTAAATACGATGTGTATAAACAAAGACAACAAGACACGTTTTTAGAATCTTATGTAGCCGTTCATTTTATTGCTTTGTGTGCTGTTAAATCAATAAATATTCTTATTTAATAATCAGAACTGACTTTCCATTTTTTTGGGGGTTGTTGTAATGAAGGTGTGCACAGTAACTGTTCAGAGTCTGAACAACCTTCTGTTGGACTGGCAGCAATGGTGCACAGGTTTGTAATGCTGAATGATCTTTTACCAGACTTGGTTTCTTCTTGCGCTGGCTCTGGTGCAAACAATCTTTCTACATTTTCTATAACTTGAATATTCTTGTCATTCAATGCCTTTACGCATATATCGTACATATCCTTTGTTAGTCCATTTCCGTTTAGTTCGCTTATCATCACTTCTGTTTCACCAAAGGTTTCGTAATACGATACAATTGATTTTATACGAGCCATTGCAACAGGTGAGAAATCCACAGTCTGTTTTGATGGTCTCCCGTATATGCTTTCCACATATGTTTCGCTTGCCGCCTCCAGTTTTATCACATATCGGCTTGTACCATATAATGATTGAAGATCGTGCTTTGAAGCTTCTAGTGCCCCCCTGAAAAAAACATGTGTTTGTTCTGTGCTCATTGGACCCAGGTTGAAGCATTGTGATGTGATTATAAAAGTAGGATCAAGGGCACCGTTATTTAGCGTAAACAAAGCAGGCCTCATGTAGCGAAGATTTGCTTGTGAAAGGGCATCGGCTACAACCTGTTTCATGTTTATTTGTCCAACAAGCGTTTTCACATGCTCAGGTACATTGGGGTTTTCAAATGCAGCACACCCATACGACCAAGACATGTTGTTCAGATTCTGGGACAACGGCTGTCTTGAAGACTGAAACATGTTTCCTCGAATGTTCATGATATCATGCACACAATCGCGACTCATGTTATGTTTGGGTTCTTCCGATTTATAGTTAATCAATCTCACTTTGGCAAAACCTCGGTTTTTAACCAGTGTTTCTAGGAAATGTTCAAAAATCCCAACCAAAGCAGGTAATGCAAGCCCTTTCAGACATTCAGGGATACTGGCAGCCAAAGACACCGGTGTGGCGTGAACTGCAGACACAAGTACATTTGAAAGCAGCGAAATTAGAGATTGTTTGTTTATAGCTGCGTGAGAAACAGGACCGTGCGATTGTTGCAAGCATTTTATAGTGTACTTCACAACAGGCTTCACAGAGTCTGTGCCGCAAAGCGACGTTAGCTTGTATTGTCCGTATTTTCCAAGATCGGCATCTCCTTTGTAGTTACCGTAGTCAAGGTATTCTGTTGTGTTGAACGGAGACCACGAACCAATGATCCTCAATGTTCCGTTTTCTTTGTTGGGTGTGTATGTTGGCAGTTGTCCAAGAAAGCATTGTGCAACCAAATTGCGTATAGCACTGCCCACGTCTTCTCGTTTATACATTATCTTGACAAACTTTGGTGGCTCTGCTTTAGGGTCGCTTGGTACCTGTCCATAGTCTGGTATTGATTCTGTAGCATATGATAGTCCTGGCAACAATACAGTAATTGATGATACATCAAGCTTTGTGTTTTGGCCCACAACAATATCAAAGATGTGCATGAAGTCTTTTCTGGATCTGTTTAGAAATAGTTTATGGGCCGCTACAAATCGCTTTGGACCATCTTCCACATCTTTAAGGGTTATAGCATCAGAACTCCTGAAACAAATAGGTTTGTTGCAAGCCCTAAAGGTGTGCACAACAGCAGCAAACTGGAATGTGCTTGCAAACACCACCATTTCCTTTTCATGGTTTGAGAGTGAAACGTGTAAAGGACTTTCCTGGAGACATTTCATGGTTTGTTTGAATTCTCTTGTGTGGATGTCAAAACGCTCAAGCCTGGGCACAAAATCATGCTTATTCATAGGACAAGCACCATCCAAAATAGCAAACACAGACTTTGTAAAGGTGACATCAAAGCCGTCAAAATATGACACCGTCAAGAAAAACTTTATCGATGTGCTTTTACCAACACGGACTTTGACCTCTTCAAGGCTTGGAACCAAGAGAGGTTTTACAAACCTTTGGTTCACAAGTGGTGGTAATCCTCGAAGCATGTTCATCTCACACAGACCATCAGAAATGTCCAAGCACAAATCTAGACCCATATCATTCAAAAGAGCAATAAAGAAGCGACATGCTCTGTCCAGCAGTTGTGGGCCAAGAAAAAGCTTCCCGCTCAGGTACAACCGTAGTTCTTCTGAGTCATCTGATGGGATTTCCAAACGATAGGTACGTTTTATGTTTGTGTTTCCAGTGACCATGCGCCAAATGTTAAGCACTTGGTTGAAAGCCATTTGTGTATCTGTGTGTAAAGCAGGAAAGGGGCTCGATGAAACAGATTCAGCATTGTAGAGCTGGTCTTCTGACTCTTGTAGTTGTGATTCTTGCCACAAACCTATGCAGCGCGTCCATTCTGCATACAGTTCATTCCTGGTGCATTTTGCAGTTGCTTTGTCCTTAGCCTTCACCAAAAAAGGAAGGTGTTCTGGGTGGATTTCAAAAAACAAAGGCTGTTCTTCCTCGCCCCCCTTTGAGTAAAGACAATATATTGGTGCTGACCCAAGAACGCACACAGGAAACAGAGGTTCGCAGGAGACAGCAAAGTACTCTTGTGCATCTTCAATTGCAGGCAGAGGTGTAAATTTGCGAACCATGATTCCAAAAGAAGAGTCTGGATTCAACTTCAAGAGTTTTCTGAAAGAGCAATGCTACGATTCTTGGTTGACAGAGCAATTCATGCTATTTATCCACCGCAAGACCAACCCCCAGCTGGTTAAACCAACGAATGAGATAATAGCTTCACTCATGCCCAATAAGGAACCTGTTATTTGTACCGCCTCTTTACTGGAAAGGGTTCCGGCTCTGACTTTTGTAAATAACGTCCGGGTAGATGTTTTTAATGCCGGGACTTTCAGGTTGGTTGTTTTGAGGCAGTTTTGTTTTTTCCTGATACGGTATGCACTAACCCCTTTTGTTCAGAACTGCACACCTCAGACCATCTTTGATTTAGAGGACAGGATATTTGCTGCTGGGAGCATAAAACCTGACTCACCTATCAAGCTCAAATACAGGGCCAGCCTGGATTACAGATTCCACAATCAACTTTTTCAGATTGCAAAACAGTTTGACACGCCAGAAAATGCTAAACAGGTTGCTGTTGATATTTTGTTGGTACAATATCTGTTGGCCAGGCAACAAACCAATTCTCCCCTGGCATTTATCCCAGCAGCTGCACCCTGGACACAAACTCTGTATAATACCTTGGTTGAATTTGTAAATTCTGATGCTTGGACTGTTAGTCAGGAGCGTATAAAGCGTATAAAGACAGTTCTCGGCGAACTAAACGCTGTCTCCAACAAAGAGCAAACGTCTAGATTTTTGTGCCTTGTATATTACACTTTGAATGCCCACATAAATTGGTTTAGACAAAACACAAACAGGTTTTTAGTAAGCAGAAAAAGAGGCGCACCAACAGATGATATTTTTGATGTGTACTGTAGTGCGTGTTTTAAATGTATAACCAGCAGATCCACCCTGTGCAAACAAAAACACGTTGAAAGTATGTATTGTTTGGATGATAATAGCTTTACTTCTAGTTGTTGCGAGGCTCATCTTGTAGCTGTGGACGGCTCTCCATTTGTTGTATATCTAAACAACAGTATTGAGAAATTTGGACCATGTCAGAATTGTTCTTTATACACAACTACTGCCAACAACGAATCTCACAAGTGTGTCAGCTGCGCATCATTTCCTTGACCCCCCTCTCAAAGCCTTTACAAGTTTAGTTATGTTATTGATTGATTGTTGAGCGGCATCTCCAGCAAATGTGTTGGGCACCATAAGCGTTTCACCCGTTAATCTATTTTCTAGATTTACAAATTGAAACCGCTGTAAAATACTGTATTTATGCAGCTCAATGTCCACCATGGTGTTAAGTTTTTCATCCAGGCTTTCGGCACTCTTTAATTTTACATGACTTGTGTGCGCAAATAATTCTTCTGCTGTTCGTCTTAAAAACAGACCCCCTGCGTGTAACACTGTTATTGCAAGAGCGGGTTCCAAACTATCCACGGACTCAAGGCCATCGCTTAGTTTATTATTGTCACACTTAGCTAGGTCTTCGCAGACCGGGCAACAGTTCACTTCAACAGCAGACTTGAAAGACGCTGCAAGCGCATGAGGACAGTCAAGATTGTCAAAAAACTTGCTATAAAGGGCTTCCAAGGGCTGTTGCACCTTACTGCTTCGAGAGCCCCTTGTGCCGGCATTTGATGATTGCTGCGCAGATTGCATTTCAAGCATAGGAAACTTTTCAGCGGCTAGTTCTCTATTACGTCTGATCATGTCATCCGTTGACACTTCTGCTGTTATAAGATTAAAGGTTGGATCCTCAGCTTGTCTGGCAGACATTGTTAAATTAATGGACACCGAAGAAAAGCTTGAAGAGATGTGCTTTAACCGTACAGGTTCAACTATACAACCCGTTAACACGTCCAAGTGTGGTGTGTGTAAAACCAAGAAACCCCTCAGCTCAGCTAGCATATCTGCAATTATAAAAACTCTTCCAAACGCCAGCAGTTTGATCATAAAGATTGTTAAGCAGTATACACATTTACTTCGCGGCTCAGACGATCGCTTTGACCAGCTATTACCAGAATTTCAGAGAGGTTCCTATTTTAGAATAAAAGAGGTGTCTCACATACCCGGTAAACTTGTTGCCTTGGTAATAGCAGACCACACAAACGTGTGTCGGTGGTCTGAAAACCTTGCTCTTGTTGTGCAAATTAACAACAGTCACTCGGACCGCAACAGACACCTGTTCTCCGACACTTTTTCTGAGCGCTCTTTTGCTTCAAGATCTAAAAAAAGAAGGTTCAGTGAAAATGAAGATGACACCGACAGTTGTGGATTTAAATTCCCCCGTTTCTAGAACAGCTTATATTGATGGGTTGGATATTTATGTTGTACGCCCTGATAACATAACCAAGTACACCCTTTCCGAAACTGTTTCCACAGCAGTTGTTTCAGAAGTCCCTCAAAAAGTACTTGACAGCGCAGGACCTGATGATTTTGTACCTGTTTTGTGTAGCAAGTGTTTTGGGCACACAGCTGAAGATTACGCTAGTGCTTTTACCACAGACCTTTATGACAACTATGTTGTGGGTCTAGCTGGCATTTTCCAAACAAAAAAAGATTTTGAAAAACACCCGTATCCGGAGGGGGAAATCCCTGGCGATCTCAGCACAGTGTGTAGAACCAAATATTTTCTAGCTATAGAAAACGCACCTTACCTCACACACCCTAGACCTGCTGTATCTTTGCTGAGTCACAGAGAACATCCTATAGGGGATGTGCTGTGTTACTGGCACGTTCATGCTTCATCTACAAAAGTCGGTGTCAATGCTGTTATAGGTATAAGGAAAAACTCGCGCACAGAGGGCCTGCTTGCTTTTGGTAAGGCACAGTGTATGAGGGGTCTTAGTCTGTGCACTGTAGCTGCTGGATTTGGGGACATTATTGTTGAATTGAGTGTGGTCTCGCAACCAGCAAGACGCGGCTGCTTTGCCACTGTGGTGCACAAGGAAAACCTCCAGGAGGCTCTTAAAAACATGCATTTTGAACCCAACTCAGCTCATGCGGATCAATTTGTTGATGCTATGACAACAGCCGACGCCAACCTGAACCCGCTGCTGAGAAGGCTCATTGAAAGCAAGCCTCCAATTGACGAGCTCCACGCTCCATTGCACGTCACAGGCAAGGATGACGATGAAGCAGCCATACGTGACATTGTTGCGCATACTGTTAAACACCTGCGTATGAAGAAGCTTGTTCGAGAGCATAAAGGTTTGACTGCTATTGAACATCATGAGCGTAGTGGTCGAGAAGAGTTTGCTAGTATAAACGCAAGCGCTGGTTCGGCATTTATACACACCTCTTTAATTGGGGCAACAGCTGAATTATCCGAATACGCACAAGAAGCCAGTCATAACATGGCTCAGCAAAATGGCCAATCCCATATTGCACAACACCAGGCTCACTCACCTGCTGTGATGTATGTTCAACCAGCCATGCACGCACAGTCTCCAATGGCTAGTTTGCAACCCCAATTCAGTATGGAAGACATTAAGCGAGAGATGTTACCTATAATTGCAGCTGCTATGAAAACCAATGAAGAAAATGATCGTAAAAGGAAATCCGAGGAAGACCTGAAAGAAGCGATACATGACATAAAACGCAGAATGGATGAGCAAACAAACAGCATAAAGTCAATCCTGACCGCTTCAGCCCAAACAGGAACTGTGAGATCTTTAGCCTTGTCTAAATTCCCCACATACGACACCCAAGGAGCCTCTGACGTAGCAAATGTGTTTGAAAATGTTCACACCGGACTAGCATCGGCTATCCCCAAAATTGTTGGAATGCAACGACCAACAACAACAACAAATGCGGCTATGATCACTACCAGAGCTCAAACACCAACCCAAGAAGCTATCTGTACAGTTCCTCTATCTCTTCTAACAAAACTCATGTCTAACCTTCAACAGCAACAAATTTCAGTAACCGCAGCAGAAGCACCGCAGCTTCTTCAACAACCACAACAATCTAACTTACAACATGTTGTTCAAGCTTCTGCCCCAACAACAGCGGCTGTAGAAATAGCACCAGAAGTGGATCTAAATCCGGCTGCCTTACAAATGCTGAAAGCGCTTGTTTCAGAACCCAAAGAATGAACCCTGTATCACATCCAATTGTTAATCAATAAATATCACACTAAACTCAATCTTGCTTTTGTGTATATGTCAAAAACAAAGTTTTTTTGTATTGATATTATTGGTAAGCTCTGTATCATATTTCATTATAAAGATAAACTAACTTGTTGCATAGGAATAAAGTGGGTGGGGTTTCTTTTATAGGGTGGTCTTTGTGTGGGTGGATATTGTAAACACAGTGGTATAAATTAGAACCAAACACTCTTGTTGGCACAAAGCAAGACCCAAAGCAAGTCTTAGGCTCAACTGCTTTATACAATGGCTGAAACTATTTTTTTGGAGGAGCACAATTGCTTCAACCCAGCGCATGTTCTAACATCAACACAGCTGCTGAAGATTCAAACGGCTTACAGATGTAGCACAGACTGCAAACAGAATGAAGTTTTCATGCCAGCTGACACAAGCCATGTGTTTTTCTATGTTGCTGTAGTTGGTACACATGTTTACTATATTCACAATGACACCCCCACCGGGATGCCAACAGACACAAGCCATGTGTTTTTCTATGTTGCTGTAGTTGGTACACATGTTTACTATATTCACAATGACACCCCCACCGGGATGCCAACAGCAACACAGATCCAATTTCAAAACAACACTGCCACAATTCACCTTGGAGCGGGCCGTCCAATAAGATACTATCCAGGAGACTTTGTAGAGGCGGGTGATGGCTTTTTTGACATTGGCGGAGCTATAGAAAGATGTCCAACAAAACCCATTACTTACACGTGGGCTTTTAGCGGACCAGCTTCTTTGTTGGAACCCCCACGTAAACTGTGGTGGACACAGGCCTATATACACCCTGTTGGGAAAATGAACTTTGAAAAACCTATTCGGTGTTATGGCACGCTTATAAAAAACCCAAGAGTTGTGGGTGTCTGCCAAGAAAACCTTTTATCACCTATATCTGGTTGTATAAAAGGACCGCGTAAACCCGACTATGGTGCTGTACTTTTTAAATGTTGGGACTATGGATTTCTAAAGGAAAATAGATGTCCGCTTGCTATTGAGACAGAGTCTCAGGAGTTAAAAAGACAAGGTTTCAAAAGAAAGCACGGGGGTTGCGCAAATGTCACTAATATAAACGAACCGTGCACTGAAGTACTTGGTGCGCTTATTGAGCTAATTTCAATAACTAACACACCCCAAGCTTTTAAGACACATGCAAACAGTATAGCTAAAATGCTTGCAAGTAAACAAATAAGACACAGCAAAACAATTACGCTTGAAAAAAGAATATTGGCAAATCAATGGTGGACCCTCAATGAAGAACCGGAATGTTGTGTAGAGTATGCTGTAAAAAAAGCAATCAAAAAGAACAACGGGTACACTTATTTCTATCGTTCATTAATAGCTTCAACATTCTGTACAAGAGAGTGTATACACGCCTGTGTTAAAAACAAACGTGTTTTCCAGACTCTGTCAAAAAGCAAAGGCAATTTGTTGTTTTTGAATGTAAATATAGGATCCATTTTAGAACGTGACAATTGGCAACTCCATAACACAAGTGTGTGCTTTGCAATGTTGCAAAACAAGTTTTCAAGATCTGTAATCTATCAGATGAGCTGTCCACGATTATTTGGCGAAACAATGCTAAAGACCGATTTGCTGGATATTGAAAATGCTTATAATGTAAATAGCAGGCTGGTATCGAATATCTACCTTGTTAGGAGTTTTAAATTGTTGAAATATTTTGACAACGGTGATTTTAAAATGCCAGTTGATAAAATTCCTATCAATGCACTGCTTCAGAATCCTGCGGTGTATGACACCGTTTTACGTCTTGCATTCCTGACAAACAGAAATTTTGACATAAACTTGATTGAAGCATTATTTGAGTACCCAAACCAAACACTTGCTGAAATGGGACATTTGCTTGTAAAGGAAACACAGGCTTTGTTTTCGCTAAACGCAGCTCCACATTTGGCTTTACAAGAGCACGACACTAGTCATTGGCCTTTTAAACTGAGAAGCTTTTTTGAAGCATATTTGGGAATTCCTGCACCCACACCTGAAGATTTCTATTTGTGTTGTGTTTGTTACGGTACAGAAAATGCAGCAATTCAGACTTGTGGTCATGTAACATGTTCTGAATGTATCAAGGGCATAACAAACACTTTATGTGCTGTTCCCTTTCAAACTTTCCACGAACAGAGTGATGATTCCTTTGGTGTAATGCAGCAGAAGTATGATGCCAGAGCAAATAAAATACCCTGCCCTTGTTGTAAACAGTTATTACCAGCTTTGGATGTTGAAAGCAAGATTTTTGTGTGCAATCAAATGTTGACATCGCCTTTGATAGTTGTGTAAGTATGTTTGCTGAATATGTTGCTTGTAAAAAAAAATAAATTGTTTTAAACCACGCCCTTTGTTTGGTTATATAAGTGTTTCCTAGCTTGTAGTTTTTAGATTATTTTCACTTACTCTTTGTTGTGACAAGATGACTGTTCAGATGCTGGAGTACAACTGTAAGCATTTACTGGACCACAGTCTACACCTCACGCCACTAATGCTAGCTTACGTGCTAGAAAAGCACAGAAACATAAAGATGCCGCTGAATGACAACAAGGTTTATTTCTTTTTCTATTGGCAGAATGAAAATGTGTTTTATGTGCACAACGACACACCTTCGGGTGTACCTACAGCCACCCAGATAAACTTTGAAGGCGAAAAGGCAACTATACGTTTGGGTTGTGGTAGACCGCAAAAAAAGATGCCAGGTACAACAGAAACAATTTCTTTTGAAAAGGGAGGATCTGGAGAACCCCCATCCAATCCGGTAGAATACACGTGGACTATGAAGGTTGAAGCTGATCTTCACCACGTTCCGATGCTTTTTCAATGGACACAAGCGCACGATCCACCTATAGACACAACATCTTTCCAGCTTACAAAACAAGTTGTAAAAAGCTTTCCAAGGGATGTAACTAGAACTGTTACGTCCCCACCCCCAAAAAGATCGCAAGCAGCCATGCAGTCATTTGTTTACAGTGGTAAAATGCCTAAAAAAACAATTGTTACAAACAGAACAGATTCTGTTGCCCTTTTAAGAGCTGTTTTAGAAATCATGTTCCGAGATGGTTTCAAGACCAGTGTTTTTAAGACTTTTCTACCATCGCTTCAAAATGCAGCAGCTTCACAAGTAGTAGCATCGCCTAGACTTGTCAGGTTACAAGAACTTGCCAGACGACATCAATGGTGGTCCTTGCTGAACGAGTCTGAATGTGCCATAGAATATGCTTTAAAACATTCAATTGATGTGTGTGGGTCTTACCAGCAATTTTATGATAATGCAATGTGTGGTTTTCTGTGTCAATTTAATTGTATCCACAAATACCCTGATGTAGATGCAGGTCTTGTGTCTTTGCTCACAACATATGATAACAAAATGGTGCTTTTTAAAAATGTCTGTTTGGGCAATTTACCCCAGATGCCAAACAAATCCCTTTCTAAATTTGAAGACACGTATTTTTGCAGTGCTGTTTTAAGGCAAAGAGAGGGAAGGTGTGCTGTGTACAGATGTATAAAAGCAAACATGTTTGGACAAACTGATATGATGAATGATCTCAGTGTTATTCAACATGCGTATTTGATTAATTCAAGATTTGATGGTGATTGTAATCACTCATTGGCATTACAGCTTCTGAAGTACATTGAATTTGGAGATTACAGCAGACCTGTTGCCAAGATTCCAATTAATTCTGTATTACAGCTTCCTCATGTTGTTGGTGCTGTAGAAAGATTGGCCTTGATGGTCAATCCTTTGTTTACAAAGGCACAACTTGGAGAATTCTTTGGATACCCAAATAGCTTGCTTAAAGAGTGTGGAATCAACTTTAATAAAGCTGTCTTTGAATTTTACGAAACACGATCTGCTTCCATAGAAGAGCTAGAAAAATTTGATGTATCAAGGTGGCCTGAGACACTAAGTGTTTTTTTTAAAGCTTTCTTCAAAGAACCCAAAGACACACCAACAAGGTTTTCAATGTGTGAGATATGTTTCAATTGCAACAACATTTACGTTGAGCAGTGTGGACACATGATTTGCTCCTTTTGCATTAACAAACTTATATTGATGCAAGAGCAAAATAATCACATCAACTGTCCTGTTTGTCGCCAACCATTGAATGGTTTGTGCACATCTTTTTTTATTGACGAAACAAGCAACCATATGTTGGTTCAACCAATCTCTTTAGCACCCAATGAAACTTCCACTAAACGTGTGTATAGAAAAAGAAAACTAATAAAATAACCTTTATAACTTTATTGTTTGAAAGTGCATTATTGTTACCATGGTTTAGGGGGTACAATAGGTTCCAATCCCCTTGTAACAATATCTTTAGGTACAACAACAATTTCTTTTACAGGGGTTGGTAAACAAAATTCCCCCGGTTTGATTGTGTTAGCCATTTTCCCATTTGCCATTAAAACCTTTTCAACTATGCTGTGTTCTAATAAAACGTTGTAGCGGCTCAAAACATCAGGGATGTAGCCGGAACAGAGGTCGTTAAGAGTCAAAGCGTCCAACTTAGCCCCATCAAGACAACCTGCTCCATCTTCAACAAGTTTCACACAGGTTTCTATTTGAGTGGGGATAAGTGCTTTGTTTACACATAATTGGTTTTTCACATACCAAACAGAAGCTTTAAACGGAAGTTGTAGACCGATCCCAAAAGCATAATTTAAAAATTGTTCAAAGTCTACACTAGGGTTAAAATTTGTAATGAGATTCCTTAGCAGCTGTTCATTTGAACATTTACGTACCAAAAAAGCAGCAAGCGCCTGTGTCAGACACACGGTTGTTCTTGGTATAAACTTTGCGCACACAGCAATATCATTACAGTACATATTATCCTTCAAAAATGTATTAGCAGCAGTTACATCTAATCTCATTATAGCATCGTAATCAGGACAAGGATAAGCACACACTTTTGTTTGGGCCATGAAAGCTGGAAGAAATGGAATATAGGATGGTTTTTCAGTTAAAGTCAAACAAGGGTTCATGGTCATTCTATTTTTCGACCATTCTATTGTCATTGCATCGGCCAAGCCTTTCTTGTTGCACACTCCATGACCAATCATGCTTGCAATAGAAATTTTTTTCCCTGCGTATATATCATCTGCCAAACTATCTGGGATGTTGGGGTTTATTTCGTGAACGTTTAGTGTCATTTTTGTTTTAACAAGGAATTGTACATCGATACACGGAAATCCGGTGCCACAGTATTCCATCAGTGCAAATGAGCATTGCGATGATAGGGGAGCTGGTGGTGGTGGTATAGCATCCCAGTACATCTGATCAAACTTAAATGAACAATCGCAAGGTTCTGCACATTGTGGACACTGTGCCAACACTTGCAAAAAACACAAAACAAAAATAACAATATGTGTGTGCATTGTGGTGTTTGTAAATGCTTACACAACATACCAATTCAAGTCCGGTAAAAGGACAAAAGTACCCGGCACAGCGCTTTCGTCACAACGTACAAAATGAGGTATTAAAACTGTTGTGGAGGTGGGCCACATATATGCTATACAACCCGATGTTGGTGCTCTTCTTGTAACTTGTGTAACAACACCCCCCGGTTCTGCGTGTGTGATGTTTCTGCCTGGTGGGATGTATGATGCAATTAAATTGTTGTGGAGGACAATACCGGGTCCTGAAAAGGGTTTTTTTGTACTCAAAGCAATGGCACCAAAGGGCCACACTGGGAGCACAACTAGAGATTTGAGCCCTCTTGACCGTTTTATGTAACCATTGATTGATTCTGTGTTGACACATAGAAATGTGTTCAACCATCTATCGTCTTGAATGCAAAGAACCCGGATATTTTTTGTTATTGTTTTGAGAATATCTGAACAATCAAATGCTTTCTGCACAACAGTACCGTTATGTAGGGAAAACCACACGTGAGGTGAGATGTGTGTTACGTGTCCACATTCAGGATTGTTTATATTTTGCGGATCCAGGAGGGCAACATCTTGAGTTCTGGGGTAAAAAGAGGCATAGGCCGAATTCTTAAAAAATGCTTCAAAATGCATACCTATGGCATTGGCATAAACAAAAAATTCTGTATCAAAAGTTCCCATGTCCATTGTGAGCTCGCCAACGGCAGAAAATAGAGACCGAATGTTGGGAGGAATGGTTATTTTCTTGTTTCCTAGCATAGTCAAAAACGCTGTTTTACCTATATAACCGCGTTCTTTGCTCAACTCCAGTTCAGTTTGAGACCATGGTGGCCATTCTTTGAATAACATGCCGTCTCTGTACGCTAAATCTAAAAGAGACCCAAAGACACTTTGAGGTATGTATCCCCGAACAAAGCATTCCGCTGTTGCCAAAACCGATCTACTGTTACTAACATGTTTCCCTGCTGAATCTACCAGATCGTAGCACCCGGAATTGGTAGAATATGTTTGTGCTAGTTTTTCCATGTTGTTTATTGCGTATGTGAACAAAGGCCACTCCCCGTACACATCACGTAAGAAGTAAGCGTAGCGCATGTTTTCGTACAGCTCTAACATATTGATTGCATTTTTGCCACCGTAGCAGGAGTCTGTGGACTCAAAACATTGCCAACCATAAATTCCATATAGAGGCTGTTTCCTGGTCCATTGAAAAACGGCAAGTTTACCCAAAGCCTTTAAGATGTTTTCCACTGCGGGAAATCGTTTTGCTGTAATTGTATATTCCACAGCTAGACCAAGATAATAACGTGTTGTAAAAATTGGTGTTGATGAGCCCTTTGGTGTATACACAAGCCCTCCTGCAAAAGGTATTGTCCAGTCAATTGTGTCTAAACCCACAAGATCCTCAACGGTGTATTTGACAGGTCCTTTAACTACCAGTGTTTCTTCTGGGTATACAGTACACATATAACTCCTAATGCATTTTGAAAACTTCCACAGCGCAACATTGCAAGACTGGCCTGAAGCGTATTGACTATAAAATGGTTGCCAGACCCTATAAGACATACTTGTGTGATACTCATATTGACTATGTGCTCCTGGTTTGAAATAAAAAGCTGAATTTCTTGAACTGGCCATAGAGAGAACCGTACCAGACATTTGTTTTTCCCTAAGAAAATCATCGGTGATACTCTCTATAAAGTTGTGGTCCGATAGTTCAACAAATATTGTAATATTTTGGTGTGGTACAGCACAATACATGGAAAATAGTGAATTAGAGGATAATGGGCACGGAAGCTTGTTGTCTAGTAAGCATACACCCATATGTTCCAGAGGACAAGCTACACCCCTGTAGGCTTGTTGACGATAAGACGGGCAGAAATTATTAAACGAACCAAAGTTATAGAGTAGTTCGGTCCCTTCGTGTTCAATCTTGACATAATTTATATTGTCTTGTGTATATGATATATTAAGCCAAGGGTACACAAGAGAGCTAACAGGATCCCTGTAATCGTACAAGTGTGTATCAGTTATAGGTTCACAAGCCAAACAAGGATTGTAATACTTGTAAGATAACAAAAACCGAGGCAACACGGAAAAAAGGACAATGGACAACATTGCCACCAACAGTTTAGGCAGCGCATCAAAAACGTTTGCACGAACGCTAATAGCGCATCATTTCAGTAAAGAAGCAATGCAACTAGCTCGCTTACGAACACTAACAGCCATGAAAGAAAAAGGGTATTTGGAGTCTACACTAAATGGATCTGTTTTTTTAACTGATCAAGTACTACATGTACGACGCACCCTAGCTTCTTTTAAAGCAGCATGTAGCTCTTTTGCAAATCTAGCTATTGGTCCTATGACTGACACAAAAGAAAGTGCTGTGCTGTGTTATCCCGAAATGCACAAACACAGTACCAGCGAAAATAGCATACCCGTGACTCTTAATGGAAAGAACAGAAGTAATTCAACCATTGATTATTATAAAAACGATACTTTTTCGTATGTGGCAAAGATATTGGAAAAAGCCAGATCACAAGATATAACAGAGCTGTATTCAACGCTTGGTGTTTCAAACAATTCCTATTGTGTCCAAATTATATGTGCTGATATACTCTACCCAAAGGCACACAGTCTGCCAACAATTGTCATGTGGATGCCGCAGTACATAAAGATCAGGGATGACCTTCCAATGGTACGCCAAAATATACAAAAGCTACTCCACGACCTATGTCAAGCACTAACATTTTTGAAATACAGATATAACTGCATTCACCTTGATGTAAAACAAGATAATATACTGATTGACAAACAAGCAGAAAGGATAAAATTTGTCCTGTGCGATTTTGCATCATTGGCTCCGATTGGCAGCATACGGGAAATATTTGGAACAGCAAATTACATGGCACCTGAGCTTGTAGCTATCAACATACCAAAGGTGGTTGCAAAAAGAAGACATTGTTTAATTTACGAAAATGGAGACTCTTGGTCTATCGGGGTAATGTTGATTGAGCTTCTCCACCCAACACTTAGATTGTTTCGGGATCATTACAGACACGGTATCAATAGCCTCAGGAACAACTCAATGTTACAACTTTCAGACATGATCTCAACCTCAAAATACAAGGGACTGACAAACTTTCCTGAACCGTTAGCAGACATTGTGAGAAAATGTTTGAACAGTTCACCGTGCGAAAGACCAAGCCCTGAAGCCATTCTAAAGAGTATGGGTGTTGCCTACAACCCTATTTTGAGGCCTCTGGGTAACAGTGCATTAAGTTTTAAATACCAAAATAGCTCCAGAAAAACCATTGAAGTTAAATATTCTTTGAAACCACAAACCTTTAACTTTGACACCCCAAACATGTCAATTGCAAACACCCTTCTACCCAACTTTAGACCTATTGTGGACCTTCGGGAAGCTAGTCATGTTTTTTCTGATCTTCTTATAGGTAACAATGAAAACCCGGATCATAGTTTGTTTAGTTGCCCAACAGACATGCTTGGTATATTCCCCTTCAATGCTTTATCCACGTTTGAGAACGTTAAGTTCTCAAACACGCACAGTACATCAGAATGGGAGGCACTTGCAACGGCAAGCAACCTGAACGTAGCCGGGACACCCAAGTATTTTGTTGGGGGGACTACGAATGAGTCAGTGAGGTATTTGGTTAACAAGAACCAATACTCTCTCAACAAAAACATTGTTTACGGAACCTGCAAGAATAGTTGGGTTGTGGCGTGTCCGCTTCCAAATAATCTACACCCAAGCAGAGCTGTCAGCTTATTTTATTCCTCCTTTACCAACAACCCATTAACAGCGCCATGCTATGGTGTTTTGTTTGCAACAAGTACCGAACAGATAGAGGATAACAATTATTGGGCTATAGCCTTAATGGGGGGTGTTTACAACGATGAAGTATATTCTATAGATCTTTCGCTTAAAGAAAAGGATTTGGAAAATGTTGTGAAAGAAACAAAAGGATATCTGTTTGCTGATAAAGTCCCAAGTTATGGCATGTTATTAAACTGTTTTGAACCCCTCGTATGTCAACAAGAGGTTTCATACTATTATGCATTACAAAAGGCATTGATGGAATGTATTTACAATCCAGCTTTGGTGGGTAATCATTTTTCCTACAAAGACCTTGTATACAGAGGGTTTACTGGTTATCATATAAAGCCCAAACAATTCAAGAAATTGGATTTGTTACCAGTAGTGCATAACATCGAACTTGAGATTGTTGAGAGCAAAAAGGTATCCCATTTTGATATTGTGGGTGGTCTGTTGAGGGTATAATGGAGTCGTTTGACGCAACTAAGGTTTATTTGGAAGCAATGAATTACACCACAGCTCTTATAGCACATTATCTAAAACGTTACAAAAAGAAAGATTTAGAAATTGAAAAAACCAAGGAACCCAACAGCAATGACTCATCAGCCGTGTCCGGGATATCACATTATAGTGATATTGGTGATGATGAAGATGATGAAGATGATGAAAATGCTGAAGATACTGAAGATGGTGACGATGGTGACGATAGTGACAATGGTGACGATGATGAAAATATTTCAAATGGTGACGGTGCTAACTCGGTTACTGCTGCCACCTCTGCATACCAATTAAACAAAGAATTCATATATGCAGAAAACTTTAAAACGTTGGCACCACACATATTTGGTGTGAAGGACTACATAAAACGAACAAATAAAACCCGAGGTCTAAATAATGAACCAACACAACCAGACCTCTATAAAAGTAATGTGGAAAAGGAAGGATTTGTGTTGAAGTGTCCCTCTTTTCAAGCAATATTATCATGTGCAGAATCAAGCACTTACCCAACATTCCTTATGCAAAATCTACTCAATGTGAAACTCACAGAAGATGGTGTGAATAAAGTAGTTTGGCACAAACAAGACCATAAAATCAAACTGCAAAATGAACGTGCGTGGACGTCTTACACTTTCAAAGCCTCCCCAGTTGTGAAAACAATTTGTGCTAATGAAATAAAACCCTGTGAATATAATAATAAAGAAGCTGAATTTCCATTGTTGAAAGATTTGGAAAAGGGGTTTGCATCTCCTTATAACAAAAGATTTGCAACGGTGTGCGAAAAAATGACAAGGCATTTATCAGTATCAAAATGGCGTTTAATTGTAGGGGATGCTCCAAGCAATGTAGAAACAACGTCTGATTTTGTGAAAATAGATTTAGGACGTGAATCCCAAACACTGGGTCAAGAATCCGAAGAGTTACCCGGTAGCCAAGCTTCCACTGATGATGATGATGATGATGCTTATGACAATGACAACAAGCCTGCTAATGATTTTGGTAACCCAAACACTCATGAGCTATTAAGTTTAGAGACTAAAACACCTGGCCATTGTACCGAAGACAGTGGCTTCAACACACCACACCCAAATCCAAACAACAGCTCTGTAGCAGAAAATGGCGGTGTTGTACCTAGTCAAGAAACTAAACACAATAGTATTCCATCCGCAACAGATACGGAATTAGCACTGAAAGAGTATCTAAGGCACAAAGGCCAGAAACGCACTGATAACTCTAGATCTGTTGGTGCAATCAAATCCAAAGATATTAATCCCAAAACAGAAAGTACGTTTGAATTATCGGACCCATTTTCAGATTACATTTCAATACCTGTTTACCGCCAACCATCAACATATACAAAATGTACCGTTTTTGCACCATCTGCTAACTCCTGGGGTTATGTCAGACTAGAAACTGGCACACTATACAAATGCCGTGTAAAAACAGAAAACACCAGTAATTATGTGTTGCCAATTTATCAAAAGATTGAACTATCGTTGACAAACGAATGTATATTAAGATATGGGGATACGTACTATTTTCAAGGCATTTCAGGAGACTTGCCTGTAACACACACTGTAACGCTTGTAGAAGAATGTGGTTTAGAAGCTAACATGTACGACCTTGATTATTTCAACCCGCAAATGATCATTGCTGACTTGCTCAGAATGTATGTTGTTTTCCAACAACACGGTTATATAACAAATTATAAATCCTGGTTGAATTTTCACACAAAACAAGATTGGTACAACGCACGCAGACTAACATATGCACAAATAAAATATCACGGAAAGCAAACAAAAGAGAGGATTCAAAAAGAATTTACCGGTTTATTAAAATCCGTTTTGGGAACATTTCCCGGAAACCCTTACATTAAAACAATTGTCGATAAAGCTAAAGCTGGGATACCAGCACAGGCATTGATTTGTGATGCTGATATTCTGAAAGTACTAAAAGATGAATTATCATACCCAGACATACGTACAAAAACACTTTTAACGTGCCCAGAAGGATTAGATGCTACTTTTTGTCTGTCTGAAGAAGATTGTGTGCCTTTTCAATTGACTTGCACCGGTAAACTAAGCAGGACACTTGTTCCCGCCGAATCGAAAACCTGTGATTCAAATCTTTGGTTATACAAAAATATAACATCCAAAACATTAGAGGTTATAAAAAGCCGCTTAACCGACAGTTGTGGTAAGCGGTTTTTATTTGAAACAAGGAAGAAAGCCATTTGTTTTTCACATGAAAGTTCAAAGTACCTTTCAAACAAACATTGTTTTTTAAGTGAAAGTGAATTTGTTCCGCAAAATGTTACTGTGCAAACAAAGGATGATACAAAATGGAGTATACTGACAGCAAAATCGTTTGTTAGCCATCCGGACGGTATAGTGTATAATCTGGGCGGAGAGCTTCGGTGTGTTTACCCTAAAGATGGTGTTCTGGAGCAGTACACCAACTACATGAAAGCCGGTATTGGTAAATTCACAACCCCGATATTTGCAGTATACGATCAAATCTCAATGGGATATTTGACATTAAGACCCGGAAAACCATTTTCATTATTTGCTAAAGAGAAATTAACGAATCTTAGCTCTCAACAGGAAATTCTTTCAAATCTGGTGTCTGGCTTACTTTTCCTAAAGAAAAACAAAATAGCCTTTAGACCAACACTGGACAAAATATTTTCACCCTCAAAAGATAGATATTGGTGGAAATACGTTCCGGTAACAAATAACGATTTGCTTTACAACTGGACTGCAGGCGAAGAGATGTGCAAACTAATTCCAAAAATGTTCCGAGACCTAAAGGTGTTTAAGGATTTACAGTACACATATTTCTTGGACAACAATGACTTTGAAGCGTTCTTAAATATGAAAGAGATGGACTCTACTGTTATACATCATGAGATCTTGCTTCCAAAAGAACTGCTACAACATCCAGCACCTCTGATTTCTGTAAACTCGGTATGCTTTACACCAATCACTTTCACATCATACGCCATGTAATCAGTTTTTGACTTCTGCGATGGTCTTTGCAAGAGCACCAATATCCCTTGTTGTCCATACGGGTTTTGAGCTTGCAATAATAGAAAGGGGATCCTTTAGTCCTTGTATGAAAACCGCAACACCTGTACAATCACGTATGGTGGATGTGGATCTAATTTCCGTGTACATTTTCTCATTCACGCCCGAGTTATTTTGAGCGCATTGGTATAAAAGACTTTCCTTTAAACTTGATGCGGCATCATCAACGTACAAGTAAAGTGCTTGGTCAACAACAGGATCTAGAGAGTTGAAAACGTCATCGCATTTCTCAATTTGCTCTTCTGTTATGGTCATGGACAAACAAAGCATATTTATTTGTTGTATTAATAACGCTATCGACCTTGTCATTTGTGGTACAGTAAAAAGATATTCCATAAAAGATCTGAGTTTGTTATAAAACGTAGCGTTTAGGCTAGCAGCCATGGGAATTTTTTTTTCGAAGGATAACACAGATTACACACTTTGTACAGCAACCTTTACCGATGCGGTAAATAATGCAAGACTGTGTTTAAAAGCAAGGGGGGTGGATCAGCCCAGTGGTGTTTTAACACTCAACGCGGCTTGTGTTTCGCATATAGCTGTTATAAAGAAAGATACTGTAGCCGTCTATAAAATAAATAAACATCGGTTTATTCAAGACCTAAGTTCAAATAACTTAAACTGGTCAGATTACAAACCAAAGCCTGTTATAAAAAGTATTTGATTAAGCTAACATTTCGGATATACAAACAGTTTTACACTTTCTGTAGAACAAACCATCAGATCGCAAGTCATATTCATTAGTAAACAAATTCGGAATGTCAACACGTTGCCAGTAAAGCTTACAGTTTACACAATGACTGTTAAATTGGGATTCAAGCTTTTTCCTGTTCTCAAGAAACCATTCTTTCAATTCCGATTTTGTGGCTATTCTTGGTGGGGGTCCCAAAGACTCATTGGACGCCTTTTTAGCAAGCGGAACCTGCTCACACTCGTCAGAAGATAGTTTTCTTTTACACAATCTTGACAATCCAAATAGTGTTGTACAGTACAAAGCACGTGCTACGGCAAGAAGCGTTTTATTTGCTGTATCATCTGCCACTCTATACACGGTACCTTTTGCTTCAAATGTGATACACCGCTCTCCTTGCATTTTACCTGTTTTTGTAATCACCAACCCATCATTGAGCGCACTTTCTAATGTCCGTGTGAAAAGTGCTTCTGCAATTGAAACAGTTGGGAAATCAAGACCATAGAAACATTCTGGTAACTCAGAAGCCTGTGTTTTAGTTGCTACTTTACCAACAGTTGAAAAAAACCGATCGATTGTTTTTCCAGCCACCACTTTCATACACTGCGGAACAACATCAAAATACTGTTTGTGGAATCTAGCACCCAGTCCAAGCATTTCCAGGATCTGGGCGTGTGCCGAATTGAGTGTTTTCTTAGCTTGTGTAGCATCAATTTCGGTTTCTCCTATGCAATATTCTAATAAAACATGACCAAGCAATTTTGTGTTTGTTGCATCTTTTGCCATCAAAGCATTGTGCAGTATGTGTTTTGCTTCCTGTCTGCTTGTTCCTTTTGCCACAATTGAGGGTGATAGTAGTGTGTTAACAACCCCCGCACCCAAGGTGTCTCTAAGAACAATTGAGGAGCCAGTGTCAAAAATATACTTTCCAAAAAACGCCTCAGCCGGATCTTGTCGGTCAACACCCTTTAGTTTTTGCACCATTTTGTGTTTAAAAGCTGAATCGTTTAAGTTTAGCTTTACAAACGGAATTTTGTTCTGTTTTGAGCTTCCGAGGCCCACCCTCAAACGTGCTGTTTTTTGAAAGTCTGTTTGCATAGCTAGAGACACATATTGAACCATTTCCTCCCATCCAGAGTGTAAAGCAGATGCGGTTACAAAAGCCATATATCTGCAAAAAGCTTTAAACGCCAAACATCTAGGATGTGTGTAGTAGGTCCCTAGCACATGGTTGAGTGATGCCCCTGTCTCCTTATCCTCATACACTAAAACACTCTGATCATCTTCAAAAACAACCTGCCTGACTTGCCAATAGCTGTTTCCGGTTATTGGATAAACGCCAACACTTTTCACACGGTAGAAAAGTCCTTTGTTGTTTATCAGCACACAATCACCTTGTTCAATGTCTTTCCAAAGAACACAAAAAAGCCTATCAAAATCTTGTCGTTGCTTAATCACCCCTCCAAGCACAATCAGCTTGTTAAAAGCATCGTAGATCCTACATGTTGGGCCAACAGAAGAGCTTTTCTTAGCAATAACGCCCTTTGATTTTAAAGATGGTTTACCAACTGGATCACCAGCACGAGGTTCGTGCATTAGATTTATGTACATCTTCTTCTGTAGTCTCATCACAACAGTAGAAATGTTTTCAAAACAAAGCTTTGTTTCTGTTGTAGCTAAAAAATGTTTCTTTATATTTTCTGCATGCGGCGACTTGGCCAGCGGCTTGAGAAAGCCATCATTGTCAATGTATCGTAACCTCGATAAAAAATCATTGTGAAGGGCTGTATGCGTTTCTTCTAGGAATGACTCTACATTTTGGTAGACCGGCTTGAAAACAGATTCTAGGCTATTGAAAAATGTGATACCCCATTTGTTTGGATCTGTTGTAGGTTTTTCTACAGCAACCAGGCTGTTTGTGGAAACCTCTTTGTGAGCAAGTTCCTTTGTTGTTCCCCCACAAGGGACATCAAACATTACAGAGTCTGTGTCTCCATAGTTGTGTACATATTTTGCAGCTTTCACCCGCGCTTCTACAAGCTTTGTCTTGTGACGACCAAGAGCAGTTATTAGAATCTGACAGTAACCTCTGGCAACACCATAATGGCTGTTTGCACATATTTTCATTTCAGATTGCTGTACATTGTTGTATTTGTACGCTTCTTGGTTTTTAGCAGCTTTCATGGCCTCCTTGTACTTGTTACGTAATGTTAGGTAATTTTCCAGTGATCCGGACGTTGTGGTGATGTATCTGTTACCATCTGGCTTGTACATAAGCGTCAGCAAAGGGTGAGCATCTTCAATCGTAGACCAATCAAACACAACCCAACCAGAAAACCATTGTGCTTTTGATGCGCCAATTACAGCGTCGGGTCCTATATTGGCATCCCGCATATTGCTTGGATAGAGAGAGGCAAAATCAACTGTGATTTCAACAGCTTTCCCAACACGTGTAAAGTTTAGACCTGTCAACGGCTCTGCCACATACCCGCCTTTAATCTCAAGTTTGTTTGGGTATGTATACTGAGAAGGTAAGAACTTCTCTGCAGCATTTTTCTCAACAGAAACAGCTCTATTTCGGCTTATACGTGTCCATGCTAATGGTACATCAACTGCGCGAGTGCTTTGTACGCAACCATCATACATGTACTTGTATCGCCCGTAATGCATCACATCAATATTTTTTGTTGCTCTGAGCCTGTTGATGAAGTCAAACACAGGATTTGTTACCTTAGCCATCCGCATAAGAAGCTCGGCATCAGTTAAATTGTAAACCAAGTATTTGTACAACTCTTTTGGATCCTGGCCCGTGAACACAGCATCCATTTCACTGTAGTGTATGTCCCCAACCTTCTGTATCTTCAGTTTGTTTTTGTACAAATCACCAAGGACATGCTTTGCAACAGTGTCCAGTTTTCTGTCTCTGCAGGCAAAGACAATCTTTTGTGTGTTGAAAAGTCTATACATATCCACAATATGGGTGTTGAAGCCATTTAAACGAAAGGATTGTTCTTTGTCTCTGGCAAGTTGGTATTGGTGTGTGTGTGCTTGTATGGCACCCTTTGGGTTATGCCCCTTAATTGCAGCAGAACACTTTTTCAGCATGTCTGTGTATTTGTCGAGAAGAGAATCAGCAAGAAAATGAAGACTAGGCTTCACCTCAGCAGTTTTACTAAGGAAAGATGTCCACATTGCTTTGAGCTCTTGACGGCCAGAAGCAAGATAAATTTGAACACGCTCTGTTATAACTTTTACATCGAATTCAGCATTGTAGACATAGAGCACATTCACATTTTGCAGCTCTTCGAGAAAGGACTTGATTACCTGATATTCGTTCTCACACGCGATAAACTCTGCTCGTTTTGAGACCCAGAAATTGCCCTCGTACTTTTCAGGTTTTGTTTTTGCAAGTCTGTTGTTGTAGAAAACCTTTCTTGTTTTTGGTGTGTGACTTCCACTTTTGTAACCCCCCGACACAACCACAGCTATAGAAGTTATAGGTCCGTGATCTAGCGGGTTTACGCTGGATTTAGGTATTGCCTTATTGGCTTCTTCCTTTATGGCTTCTGCTGTCTTTTCAAGCTGTTTTGTTTGTACATAGACAGGACTTATAAAATAGTCGCGGCAGACCGCTGCTCTGTCAACGATGGTTTCAATGTCAAACGCAGCTTCGCGAAAAGGTGCTTTGTAAACATGTGGGTGCATAGTCTCAAATAGTGCTTCGTCATCAGCTGGGTTAAAGTATAAGTGGGACAGTGGTAGCATTTTTGGCATCCTATTAGCAACATCCACAGGTAGAGCGTAGCAACCAATTCGTATATTGTTCACCAGAGCTGCCATGTTACCATCCATAAGATTGTCTCTGTAAAATAGCAGATGGTGAATTCCGTTTCGAAACATTGTGTTCTTTGCTCTCATCCATTGTTGGTAGTCGTAGCAGCAAATAAGACAAACATCTCTGTCACATTTATCATCCTCATCAAAAATGCGCAGTTTGCCTCTGTACTCGCTCTCAATTCCGAGAGACTCAAAAACATCATAGCTTTCCAGAGGAATCATGAAGGGGTAAACAAGCTGTGTGACAAGACAAGACCACGCCTTTGGATCCGCCCCATCATCCCTCACCTCATTAAAGGCGCAGATGAATCCTTTCTCAGTCCACCGCAGCGAAGAGATAAACAGGACAGTCTCTGTCTCCGAATACGACACCAAAGCTGGTAATTTGCCTTGCATAAGGTCAAAATATGTTACGACTGCCTCTTCAGCGAACATCATTCCAGATAAATCCATTTGAATTTTCAGAGCCTGCCACGGTCTACTTTTTAAGTTTTGAAAAAGCAGAACTGACAGATGGTGGTCAAGAGCTGCACCTCTGCAATGTCGCTGAAGGAAAACGTGATCTCTTTGAGACCCTGCTGTATCTGACGTATGTGGGAGGAGGGAAGGTTTTAACCACACATCACGAACCGCATATCCTGGACTGCCAAAGCAATTGTCTTACTCCTTTTTTGAGATATGAGCTTTCTAGCGGTGTCACCTTTTTATTTGTTGTGTATAATTCAATAGGAGGAGCCGACCCCACCTCTTCTTTGAACACACCCACAATGGATGACTACACGGAAGAAACGCGTGTTTTTGTGTCCAGGTTGCTAGCTACAAGCGAATCTGTTGTTCAAACAAACACAGCAACCCTGCTGAAAAAACTGATTTGCTACAAACTCGGACTTTGCTGTTTTCGTAGGCTAATGCTAAAAGCAGGTTGCGCAACCGATATGACAAACCTTTTTCCCAATGTTGCATGGTTTAGAAACAGAATTCTTGCATCTATAAAACCCAAAGATGTGCGTGATTACGGGGGCGTTATGGGAAACTCGGAAGATCGAGCTCACGGACCCACGTGGGTGTTTCTTTCAGACGGCTACGGCATAGAATCTCTAAACAGGTCAGCCAACAGTTATTTTGACCGGAAAGCGTCAGAAAATAGCTCAACTCAAGAAAGAGAATGTACAGATATGTCTGATGATACAGATGCAACAGCTGCTTTAGGAGCTATACTTTCACAATTTTCTGTGGACAACATCATGAGTTGCCCAATTCTGAAAGCCCACAGAGAGCTTAATCCCGGTTCTCCTGTTTCACAGTGGCTGAGACAATTTAGCGGCACGCGCAATCTTTCAAAAATTGACTTCTCTGCTCATCAGTTAGCTTTCATGTATGACACACAACATCTTTTTACACCAACCAATCCTGTTAAATACAAGACTTGTTACCTGTACAGATATCCAAGATTACAGAACCCGGACTCTGCTAACTTAGAGGACTGGATATCTGTGTTGACAACAAAACACAACCTCTTTGGAGATCCCGAACACGATAATTGTGATCCGTTATCGGGGAAACGGCTCATATTTCCCCAGTTTGCAAATTTGATGGACATGCTGGGTGTTGTACCAAACAGAGAATCTGGTCATGCTTTGTTATACAAAACGCTTATAAACTCTGCCGCCACGACATTCTCCCAAGCAGCACCTCTTTACAAAGCAATGGCACGTCGACTTTTGGCCCACGGAGGACCGGCAGAAGCTTTTACTCTTAAAAGGTTTGCGGCACGCCCGCCTCGTGAAATTTTCACTGAACTCATGACAGACTTTTTTATTAAGCATTTTGGCCTTAGTCGTATAAAGCAGGCGGTGTCCACATTTTTATATGTGATTGCCAACACCTCAATACGATGGACTACTAGTAGGCCAATGATTATAAACTGCGCAGCACCCGGTGTGGGAAAATCATTTATAAACACACTGTTGAAAACATTTTTTGCAGAAGCTGATTTAATAAGATCTATAAACAGATTCACACCAACAAGCTTCACACACACGCTGGAAGCCCAAAGCGGTATCACCGTCATTATTGATGATGCTGGTTTTAACGAGTCAACCCTGAAACAGGCATCCAACGAAAATTCAAACGTAGCCTCAACATTTAAAAACCTTCTGGATAATGGTTATATGGAAACAACTGCTCCGGTGAGAAAGGGGAAAGACTTAGGTTTTGTAACAGTCAAACACAAACCCGTTCACAATGTAGGTTTTGTATGGAATAGTAACAGTTTCAGTCTCTTTACGGATGCAATGATGGACAGGGCTATTGTTTTTGGAGATGAGTGCTCCAGCAAAAAAGCAAACGAGCCATCGGTGGCCTTTTATTCAGCATCTGATGCCATGATAACAGACACCTGCCACAAAATGGGGCTTTGTGAATCTGCTATGAAATGTCTACTCAGGCAGAATCTTTTTCAAACAGCAGCGGGTCTGCTCAGCCCAACAAGTTTGAATGTTAAACCCCAGTATGATATTGTGGTTGCCGCTGCAAAGGAGCTTTACAGCAAACGCTATCCTTGCTCAACCCAGTGTGCTAGTGACACTCATCGTGTAACTACAACATTGCATCATTTGGCATTTCAATCTGCTTCTTTTCTTGCATGTGCATTTGTCTGGGACTCTTGGATCCCTCCTTGGTGCAACAGTCAGGGCAACATAGAGACTGAGAGAATAAAGGCATTGGGTGCACTTGGACTTCGTGAGATGGTAGCTGAATGTGTTGCAGTGTATCATCTTTGTTTTGCGGATAGCATAATTGAAAATATGCATTTAGTGTTTGGTCAAAGTATTGCCCCTGCATTGAAAACCGCAAAGGAAGTGCTGACACACGCATTTATACGCACAGGTGGTTCTTGTGAACAGGTCTCAAATGGTGTTTTACGTCTGGAAATGCCTGATCCTCCATTTTCACTTTCACACATAAATTGCAAACCAGCTCTTGCCAAACTAAGAAAGCTAAGAATACCTGTGTTTTCGGTAAAAGGCTCTATACGTAAAGAAGATATGTATAGAGAAATAAAGTCAGCACAATCTCCCGGAACATCACGGTTATACCACACAATGACACTATCGGCAGAGTCTCTTTTGTCGCAGGTGTGTCTCTTTTGGAACGACGATGTTCTATCGCTGTGGATCAAAATGGCCGAGCTATGTGGACTAGAAAGGCTGCACACTGAAACTGTAACAATTGAGATCACACCAAAAACCCAACTGGAGTGTGCAATTCTACGATCTGTGTGTGAAGTAACCAGATTGTGTATTACTTCAAATCGCACTATAGGCTCATCTTGTGATGCTGTAAAAATAACATTCAATCCAAGGAAATCCGGTATTAGAACAGCTTATGCGTGCAAGTTGTTAAACGAGGGTGTGGACGCTGTTGAAGTAGAGCTCACCCTTGACAAACCATCCAACACGTATCCCCAGCAAGAGGAGATTGACTTTCTTCGAGAACGTGAAAGTGGGGGTTGGACAGTAGGCCTTGCTCAAATGACAGTGTCTGATTCGTCAACATCTGATTTACAAGCAGCTGAGTTTTCAACAGGATTTGGAGGAGGATTGTCTATTGTTAAAGCAACATCAATAGCATGCAAAATCGTTTACAACAAGCCTCCAATGCATCCTGTTCTCCCCCCCACGCACAAATCAAAAATGACAGAGGATATATTGAAACACACCATAAGCTACACAGCGGAAGGTAAAGTTGTTTTAATTCCAGGCTGGGAATACATACTAGCGGCTAGAGAATGGCTTCTTTATCTTTTCCCAACTAGCGAACTATCTGATGAGCGTGTACTTCACGTAGCGCAAACTTTGAAAGCAAGGTATTCAAACAAACCCAACACAGGATCTGTTTTAGAAACATATGGCTACTACCCAATGCTTTCTATTGCCTCTGAAAAAACATTAGTGTGCCCAGACATTTTGTGCCCCCCTGTGACTAAACAGGTATCACAAACAATACCAAGACCAGACCAAAGAACACATAAAGAACCCCAAAGACAGATTCAGAAAAGACCCCCACCCGAGCCTGTGGTTCCTGACATATCTGCAAAACTAACTCGAATGTACGAGACATTTTTCTGTGAGCGTGACGAGGACATGGAATAAAAAAATTGTTTTAACTTGTGTAAATAAATAAAATGTTTATTTTTATACAATGCTTAAATTGTTTTATTGATAGAATCCAATTCTTCAATTGGTGTATCTTCTTCGTTTATGGGGAAGGATAAAATAGTCGATGTGTTGCCACACATGTCTTCAATTTCATGCTGTAGTTGGTGAAATGTACGCCCTTGAAATAACTTAAGCCGCAGCGTGACAATAAAGTTATTGTTTGGGGGTAATCTTCGATTTGAAACAATATCAAGTTTCAGATCTTTCCCGTTGCAATAAATCAGTCCTTGGCTGGTGCTTTCCAATTGCTCTATTTTTTTAGTAAAGTTTCGCAGCGCTCGTTTACTCAATATCCACTCAAACCTCACATTGTTGGTTGAAGCAGGAGACTGTGCCTGCATTTTCCTGTAGGGAAACGACTTTGAGGATGAAACAATGTTTCTGTGCTGTACTATACAGGGATAATCACAGATGAGTTCTCCCAAGCCCACTATTGAAAGACCACGTTGGTTGTCATTTGTTATATCGGAAAAGGTATCCTTACATAGCTGGTCATAAAGCTGATCTGTTTCTGACACAGAGGCCGCTACAAGAGCAACAGCTCCGGGGTTTCCCGGCATGATGGTGTTTTCAGCAAAGAACTGTTTTTTCTGTTCTTCATTCATATCAAGAACGCGACTAGAGGTTTCACCATCTACACCGTGAAACACTTGTAGAGATACAAAGTTTTCAGAAACTGTTGTGCTAAACTGGCTACACGGTCCACAGTTTTGACACCTACAGGAGAATTTGAGGGCCTTTTCTTGCATTTCGTGTAAATGCTGAAGCGAACCAGCCACAATTGAATTCCGGTATCTTATAGCTTCACAGAAGTCAAGAATGTCTGTAGGCTCAGACACTTGCTTGTTAACAAGACCATGCGCCACCACGGCCTTTGTTGGGTCCATGGCTAGTGCCTTCAAACTTTCAGGTACTGTGATGTCACGAGACAGCAGAACAACGGGTTTCATGATAGGTTTATTGTTTAACGACACAAAGAAAGGAATGTGAGATTTAACCTCGGCACATTCAACCGAGACGTTGTGTAAGTAAACAGCTGCATCAATGTCGGGGGTTTCCACCATACAGGTGTAGACATAAGACAAATCTGTATCATCACCTTCTGTGGCTGTGCATAGAACAATATGTGTTTTCTCAATAATCTCTTTTCCAGGAGACTGAAATTGATTTTTTCCAGGATCCAATCCTATCTGCTGAAACATCGAACTGAATCGTTCCATCTGATCCAAGTTTAAAACCACCTTCTTTTCCAGATGTTACAATAGCGTCTTGAAGCTTAACAAAGTAACCCGGAGTTGTCCACCCTCGTAAAACACTGGCTAGTTGTTTTGCTATTGATTCCCAGACATCTATGTGTCCTGCAACTAACGTTAATTTTGTAAATTTTTCTACAATGACAGACAAAAGTACCTCTGCTGTGATTTGTGATGGGTCGACAACAGGCTCAACAGGTAAGTGGTGTCCAGTTACAGCAGAAATGAGTTGTAGTGTACCAAACTTGTGCAGGGGAAGATTATAATCTGTGCCTGCAAGTGCAGCTAACACGACTGTCCAATAGGCACCATTGGAGGGTTTTGTAGCGGCCAAGGGTATGTATTTCAGTTTTTGAAATGTCTTGAAACAACCATAGGTGTTGTAAGGCACGTTGTTTCCCTTGTAGGCTTTCAGGAGAAGCGCATCACATTTTTCCTCTTCCTTCGAACGTGGTTTCACACCTGCCTTAGCATACAACTCGGTTAGTAAAACGTTTGCATCGCTAGACATATTTGAAACGTCTGCTATATCAGAAAAGGGGTCCAGGAAGCAAGCGTTCAACCAGAGTTCAGCAAAGGGTCCTCGAATACCCCGTGCCGCAGCACCTTTCACAATGGCCACACAGTCTCGTGTTGTAGCTATCATGTTGAGTGTTGCTTTTTGAAGTGAGCAGGGATTGTCACAATCTAGTAAAAACATGAGCGCACCTTTTTTTGAACCATGTTTTATGCACAGCTCTTTGAGGAGGTAGCCCTGGCGCTCATCCGCATACAGTTTAAAATTAAAATACAGCTTTGACAGGTTGTTGCAGGTTAAAAGGCTTGTCTGAAAAAAGACAACAAGATTTGGAGGTGGGGTAGCTCCAGTTACAGCAGCAATTGCGCTGGCAATCATTGGAATGTCGGTGTCCATTGATACAACACCAACAAGATCGTGGGGGTATTGTTGTGCCAATGCATGTGCTGCTCTCATTTGTATCAAGTCAGCCTCTATCTCAGGCGCCTGTAGTGATTTCATCAGGACATGGTACACAGTTGAGTCCTCATCCCCAAACACTGAATAGGAGCGATCTTTTTCTGCCATGTCAACACCGGTAATTGCTATAACACAACCTCCGAGCTTTTTGTTTAGTATTTCATATGTCTTGGCATAAACCTCATTCCAATGTTCTCTTATTTTTTCCATCAGAGGATCTTTTGGTTTCAATGCACGTCGCTTGATTGCAGACACCTTGAGTTTAAATCCTCGACCATCACGAATGATAATAAGCCAGGAATGTGCCAATACTCTATATTTAAGGTAAATTGATGCCATCACTTCAGCAAAGGTATCCACAGAAAACTCCGTTGTGTTACGATACTTAGTCATTGCGTTGTATATGTGAATGTTGTGATCAAGCAGCAGGTACTTGCATTTTTCTGTTCTGGCAGTCAAGACGGGTCTGAAAAGCTTTATAGGCCCAGAACCCAATAAAGATTGGGCAACAAGTGCTTGAACAACGTGTTTCTGTATACCCATTTTTTTTAAAATGATTTCGATTCAAACGTTTCCCTCGCGCCTCTTTTCCGGCTCCAAGTTACACGAATACGTAATATCTGAAGAGCTGGCAAGTCTTGTTTTTTCCAACTTGCCGCTTGGAAACAGGTCGGATAACACTATAGCTCTCTTGCAAAACGGCTATATGAGTTTACAGGGACTCCTTCCCACTTTTGCTCCTGTCTCCGCCCCTCTCATACCAGTTGAGAAATTGGTTTCTACGTGGGCGATATACGCAGAAAATTTCAGCGGTGAAATAGCTAGGCTACAACCAAACTGTCTAACAACATATGCCAAAGAAAAATTAGAGCAAGCGGCGGCACCTCGAGGTTCCTCACCAGGTGTCTTAAGTGAGCAGTCTGCTTGGTACATGCTGCTCTCTTTGCTAAAAGATGGGAGAGATGCGTTTGATGTCATACAACTTCATGGGATGTGTGTTGACATTGTAAATAAAATGCAGGGTAAAACAGCCATTGCAGCCTGCGCACTTGACACATCACCTATTCAGCTGTCCAGAGTGCGTGATCAACCAGAAAAGCTATATATTGGGAAGCCCCGTACTGTTTTTGTGTTTTTATGCGCATACCCGGTGTCCAAGGGCTTCAAACATGTAACAAAACTAGCTTTGGTTGAGGCGGTCAACAAAAATCAAGTAGCCGACTGGGTAAATAGGAAATGTAGACTGTTTCCATCCTACATAGGGGCTTACACTCCACTTTATGCTTATGACACAACCTTGAAAATGGTGTACCACATACCACAAAATGTACACACAAGCATATCAACCGACGAATCTGTACACAAACTCCAACCAGGACACTACGACTCCTTATTTATCGGGGGGTTACCAAATGTCAGTGATGATGATGATGATGATGATGATGACAGTTCTGACGATCAATCCAGTGATCAAGGCAGCGCTTCTTATAAAGGACAAAAGAAAGATTATCCAAATGTTGACAAAGGTGTTGATGCTGATTACACATCAAGCAAAAGAAAAGCACAGAAGCGGGGCTTTAATGAAAACAACGTGTTATTCTTTGACAAGCCCAAAAAACATTACACCGGATTAAAAAATAGGAAAACAACTCATACAAACCACTTATTAAACAGTAGTGATAAAGAAAACAGCTTTGGTATGCTTGGAAAGCAAAATACAGCGATGTTTAATAGTGATGTTGTAAACCCGAGTACATCAGGCACGACCACCGAATTTACTGCTTTTAATAACACAAATCCATTTAACCCCCAATACAATAATAATTACGGGTATACAGCACGTAATAATTCAGAAGACAGCGAACAGAATTTTCCAAACCCCACCACATATAATGAAAATGCAAAAGAGCCTAGCGCAGGAACAGGTTTGGAAGAAAACATTACAAACTATAATATACCAGACCCCCTACCATTATTTGGAAGCGCATCTTTGTCAGATCATTTAAGAAGTCAGAAAGAAGATGACTTAAGCGAAACCCGCAGCGAGAAATTAAGCAGTTATGACGATTCAGATGTTTTAAGCTCAATCGGTGCGCTTTCAGATTTAGCCCCAAAAAGAAGCATGGATGTTTATAATCCAGAAGGTGTTTTTGACGTGAATAAAAATAAGAAACTTGCAAAAGGTAAAAAGAAAGAGCGCTAAACAGAAGGTCTCCAACAAGGTCCAACACATGTAACAAATCCAGAATCTGCACATTCCAAGTACCCGGGGGTTGCAAGCACAACAACTGGCGAGCTGTCACCTATTACAAGACTGTATAATGTTTTATTTAACCCATCCGATCCAGGTAGGCAAAACTCCCATTTGGAAGCAGGTCTGTACATTTGGTTCTTCTTGCTCAAGCCCAGTATAGGCTCTTGCTGCGCCCCTTCAAAACGAACCGCGGCAGCTATCTTAATTAAAGCTCTTGTTTTCAACTCCTTTTGTAGTGTGTTTGGATCTTTCAAGTTGTTCCACAGGTCATCAATGTTGTAATTATCAAAAGTTAATAGCCAATTAGGAACTTGTTTAAAGGTGTATTGCCATTTGTCGGGTAAAACGCGAAACGCTTGTTTTATTTCAGCAACAGATGCAGCAAGAGCAGTCCTAACGTCATCATCCTGTAAAGAGGCTGCATTGGCCAAGTTGGGTAGTAGTATTGAAAAAGCCGTCAAGCTGGACAAAGACATTTTTAGGCCGGAGCCTTCTCCGGTTTATGCCAGGAAGTGCGACTCTGAAACCTCAATTACGCGGTCAAATCCTTGGCTTTATGTTGTTCTACGATCGGGCAAAGGAGCGCTTGAAGCACTAGCCTACAGTAAGCCCATAAAAAGACAGGAAGAACCAGCCCACCTTAAACTTCTAGGATCTCGCCTTTCAACGGCAAAACACATTCGAGCTGTTATATACTGGGTGCTTTGGGTGTTGGGTTTTGCATTCAATTTGTACAGCAGTGTACGATATGGTCAGTGCTATCTGTCAAAGACGTCAACAAACATGTGCGGCTCTCTGTGCTATTTTGGATTAACTGCTTGCCTCACAGCTCTACTGTCTGCACTTTACTTTGCATATGGGTTTTTTATGCTAAAATTTCGGAACAGGCTCTTACCAGCTAAGGGTATTGTAGTCACAGGAAACGCTGTCACAACACTTATGTTTTTTATAGTCTTTGCAGAAGTAACACACAAAGGAGTACTGAGCCCAAACTCTATCCCCAACGAATCCCGTGAAAATTACACAGTGCTTGTTCCAGGTTTGGGCCTAACGGATAGCTACGTGTGTCCTGCTCACACTTACTTCACCGCCTTAGTTCAGGTTGTTTTGTGGAGTCTTATCATACTACTTGCTATTGTGGTAAACTTGTTAAAGCAAACATAACCGTACAAAATGCGTTCAGGGTGTTTTATTATATTTCTTTGGCTTTTGTTGGGTGGTTTTGGGATTCTGCTAATAGCTATCGCAAAGGGACGCTTTGACGCTATAACCTGTACATCTGTTCAACCAAGCGCACTTGAAGTTCTTAAGGGATGTGCTCTGAGCTGCGGATGTTGCTGGCTAGCACTGGTTATCTTGGGTGTGGTTAGGTTTATTTCAGCGGTTCTTCTCAAAAAATCCTCAGCTCTCTCCCGACGAGCTACTGCCCTCACAACAGAGGGTGTCACCAATCGTAAAACTAAAGGCAGAACCCCGGCTAACACCGCCCACCGTCTTTGGATGGTTGCGGGAACCGCTTTCTTCATTACAAATGCGGCTTCAACAAGAACACTTCTAGATGGCTGTATAATTCCTGCAAGTTTAACAAACCACCACTTTGTATCTTGCTGGTTTGTGCCTTTGTTTTTTTGTAATTTCACCCTTTCTGCTATACTGGGTGTTTTGATTATCCTAACTTGCGCCGCCTACCTTTTTTCATGTGTTTATCGTGTTGGTTCTAAACCAAGCTATACGAGACTACCCGAAGAAGCGCAAGACAATGAGGTTGAGGCAGGCATTTAAAATACTATTAGACATTTTATTGTGCATGCTTGTGATTACATCTGCAATTGTTTTATTGGTATATTATGAACAGCTTGTAGTGGCTATATTCCCAACACCGTTCTGAAACCAGCTTCTCAATAGTTCCCTGTCCCCTTCCTTGAGAATGTTGATGTTAGATGAACAGTCTTTAGCGATTTTGTGTCTAACAGACCAACTGATTCACCGGATATGTCCTCGTGGGTGGTCTCTTCAAGTTTTGGTGTGCACATATATTCTGTAATGATACCAATGGCGCCAAGGAACATGATCATTATAACAGTGTAGATTATATTCATTGCCCCAGCGTAGTTGAAAACATCCTGACACAAGGCAGTTTCTTGCACGCTCTCTCTTTGACAGTGCGTAAGGAGGCACGACCTAGTGACGCAGAAAAGATGAAACACCACACCAAAAACAAAGAGCGCCGTGTATCCGTGTCCTTGTCCAAACAGCTTGTGACTTTTGAAGACATGTTTCCGCATTTTACGCATGTTGAAGATAGTGAACACTATGAGTGCTAATGTGAACACTGTTGAGACAACAGCATAAATCACAGTAAGTGTAAAAACCACATACAGCCCGTTGTCAAGGGCTTCTGCCGATTTGTTTGTGAATGCTTTTGCAAGTGATATAGACCCGTCTGTTGTAACAAAGGAACAGAATATAAAGAGAAAGAGAAATATTATTATTCGGATCTTCATTTTAAAGAACCACAGCGTTTCAACCCTTACATTACAAAGGTGCTGCAACAGCAAATTCCTATCAAGGTCTTGAAGCTTTGACGGAAGCACCTTGTTGATAATATTTTTATAAAGCATTATGACAGGATCTGCCAACGGGTCAGACTTTACACTCACTTCGCTGAGGACAGCCTTTAAAACCGAAGCTCAACGTGTTGAAACACCAGGTCTTACCAAGGAGCTTTTGCTGGCAGAGCTCCAAAACCCTAAATACAGTGTAATAAGGAACGAGAGCGGAATATTTGTGGATGGGGTCCGTGTGTGCGGCCTAACAGCTCTTATTTCTGGATCTCACAAATGGCCGTCTGGAACAAGCATGTACGCAAACCAATCAGCCGGTCAAAGAGGACAAACTGTCATGTCGCAGTTAAAGTTGGCCACCATGACCGTGTTAAGAGAAAAAACTCTTAATAATGCACACAAACTGACCCGAACCACAATCCTGGATTGTGTTTCCAAGCTATTACCAAAGCTTGCACCGATCACCGTATCAAAAGCTTATGAATTTGCAGCTTGCTGGTTAGACAAAGCACACGACGGACAACCGTGTAGTAGATTGTTTTGCGCGGCTTGGTCGGATGTGCACATGAATACTCACATGGGTAGCGAGGTAGACACAGATGTAAAAGCGGTTTTACTAAAGCAAGAAAAAGCCAAATATAGCTGCACAACAGATGTTGTGTTTGCGTTGTTAAATGCTGGTCTTGAACCGGTAGCTGTTGACCTTAACGTTACATCGTCTAAAACCAAGGGTGTGGATCCTCATCTGTGTCCAGACTGCAAACGTTGCTTTGGCTCTGTGTATAAAGATGTTTACGGTACAGAAATTGATATTGTGTGTTTCAACAAAACCACACAACGCGTCTGTGTTGTGGAACTAAAGTGTACAATTAACCCAGAGCCATCTAAAATAGCTAAATGCTACCATCAAACACAGTCGTGGCTTACATGGCTCATGTTTTCAAACACCTATCCCCAGCTGAGAGCAGTGAGTGAATCTGTTATAATCTCAACAAGCTTAATGGAAACAGGCAGTGCACAAATCAGACCCACAATACCAAAAACCCATTCGCACACAGCCACACAAGACTATCCTTTGATTTCGCAGTGGTGTAAGCAAGGTTTACAAAGACTGTGTCCAATTTCCCCTTTACAAACTGTTAATCCGTTCACCCTCTCCTGTTTACGCAAGCGCGAAAGAGGACTCGGAAGCCCGATTGCAACATACAAATTGAAGGATTCCTCCAGACGGCTTTATAAACGCAAGATTCAGAAGCTGTTTGTAGAATTAATACGGGAGGCAAATTGAATGTTTTTATTGATGTGTTGTTTAATAAACTTGAAATTACAAGCATACCCTGTTTCTTTATAATTTCATACATAACACCATAGCAATAAATTCCAGCGTGATAAATCTTTTCCACCCACCACCAAGCGCTTTTAATTCTGCAACAGCTGCTGCGTAACACCTGTCATAGAAATCATTGGGGCATGGTAGGTTGTCCCCGCTTTTAAGCTCTGTACACTTACCAAATATTTTATAAAACAGGTCTTCCTGGTTTTGTTCGTAAAAAGAAAATGTTTTGTAGTACATTGGCTTTAGAATTTCCACAAGCTGCGCCCCTGATTTAACAGTTGTTCGTAGCACAGTGTTATGCTTTATGTGAGGCTGCATCTGTTCTGTGCCCAAACCTTTGTTGTCCACTGTGCTGTTTGTGGTGACACGTCTTGTCTCCACCCCTAAGAAAGGGCCTTCTGCGTAGACTTCGGCCTCTTTGAGTACTTTTTTAAGGTGTTTTATAGCACTATCAAAATACTGTTTCATGATTGGCTCGGCATCCTTTTGGGATAGCAGATTTGTGTATAGCATCTTACACTGAGCGTGTATATTTGCACCAAGAGCTCCTAATTGCATCGTATCTGTTGACAGAATGCACATTTCAGAATCATAGGGTTTGTCAATACAAAGCTCATCAAGAAGTTCATGCGCGCTTTCTAAAGATGGTTGTCTGTTTTCCAAAGCTGCTAAATTATATTCCCTACACATACGCATGCAAATCTCTCCTGCTAGGTTTGTGACATATAAAAGCACAGGGGCTTCGCCATCTGTTGTGAGCCAAAAGGAATGAATAGTTTGGTGTTTACGTGTCATGACATATTCTCTACACGCTAGAGTAAACATATCGATATCATCTAAAAGCAAGTTTTCGTTGAGTGTAACTTTATCTTGAAGTGCTGGCACGGAATATATAAACGCAAGCTGAAAGTTTACTCTGAACGGAAGCACTTGCTTGTTTGGGTCATCGGTTAGCCACATGGATAGACCGTTTGATCCGTTTTACTCAACGGTGCTGGGTCACCACAATTCAATCAAGCAGCTTACAGAAAAAGCCAATGCTGGCATTAAACTTGACAAACTTGCCGCTGATCCCATTCATCGTGCAAAGACAATGTTGAGGATGGGAAAAACAGAATACAACCTAATGGTGGATGCCGCACGCTGTAATTCAGGCAGGATAACATCATCCTCCGACTGGGCTTTTGAACGTATTGAGATATTGACCAAAGCGGTATTTTCTGTACTCAAAGACTGTGGCTCCTTTCGTTTGGAGCTTTTTCAACTTGAATTGCTCAGAGCCTATGTTATAGGCATTGCCTCTAAACAGCTTGGTTCTCAACTGTATAAATACAAACACAAATTACTTGCTCTTATGCTTGTTGAAGACCCCGAAATATTAGGATACAACCCAGAGACACCAAACCCAGAGGTAAAGCTAAAGATTGATAGATATTTTTCAATCTACGACAAACGCCTCACAGCTGCTATAATACCAAGAAGATGCGGCAAAAGCACAATGCTTGAAATAATAATAGCCTCAGCGATAATATTTCTCGAAATAGACATACTTGTGCAAGCTCACAGAAACAACACATGTATGACCATATACACAAATGTTGTTAAACGAATGGCAGATATGCAAAAGGCATCTTGGTTTGATCAAAGATTCAAAATTACATGTGTAGAAGGTGATGTTGAAAACAGAAAGTTTTATTCCGATAAAAGTGTAAAGGAACGTCCGGCTGTTTGCCATTTTGTACCTTCTGGACCTTCGGTAAGTAAGTTCTCTTTATGGCTTTATGTTTGTGTGATTGCTTGCTGTGAGTGTGTTTGGTTGTCTGGACAGACAACATACTGTTTTGAAAAGTTTGTTTTTATTAGAGTAGCCAGAATTGTGTGTCCAATGGCTTTAGCAAGCGGAATTGGAACAGCATTGCCTACTTGCTTGTAACAATCGCTCAAAGAGCCGCAAAAGACATAAGTATCCGGGAACCCCTGACCTCTTGCGCATTCACGCGCGCTTAGAACTCTGGGTTCTGTGGGATGCAATACACGTCCTTGGTGGTTTCCCGGGTTGGGGTTTGTCAGCACCGTGCTCAAAAACCCGTTAAAGTCTGTTCGACCATAGACACCCGCAAATTGATTTCGCTGGGCCGCTTTGTGGGGTAGACACCACGGTATAAAGGTGTGTTTCTGAGGTAAGCAGATTTTCTTACCCGCAAATTGATTTCGCTGGGCCGCTTTGTGGGGTAGACACCACGGTATAAAGGTGTGTTTCTGAGGTAAGCAGATTTTCTTCCCACCAAGTTCTTTAGCACTGTTTGGGTCTTGACAAGGACACACAGTCTTAAGTGTGGCGTCTAAATACCTCAGTGCTTCGGCCTTGTGTTTACCGTCTTTTCCGGATACATCTTCGTTGGGCAAACTCCTCCAATCAGCACCCGGTACGATGGGAACCTTTGAGATGCGTTTATGGGTAAGCCACTCAAATGATTTTGACACGTGACTTGTTGTAGCGTTACAGCACTTGGCAACTTCTCGTGCATACCAGCTCAGGTTTGTAGTAAGATCAGTTGCTGTTCTTTGTTTGCATAGCACTTCCTCAGTCTTGTCCTCTTGCTTACGTTTACGACATGGTTTTTTATCCCCTTCAATAGCAACAGGCAACCCTGCAAAAGCTTCTCGAATTGTTACAGTTCTGAAAGCAGGGAGGTACGGTGGTTTAGGCCCACATTCAAACCGTTGACCTTCGCGGTACACAGACAAGTTGTTGATTGTGTTGCTATTAGCAAAGGAATGCAAAGGATTCGGAGGACCAAGAGGTAGATGGGAGGGGGTAACTGCTATAATAATAGCACGTCGCCTTGTTTGAGGAACACCGTAATGCCCAGCTTGAAGCACGTTGGGCATGACATCGTATCCCAACTTTATAAGATCTTGAATCACAGATGTTAGGGTTTCCCCAGAGTTGCGCACCACCATTTGCCGAACATTTTCCATAATAACAAGGGCAGGTTTATAGTAGGCTACCAAATTAATGAACGAACCAACCAGCGCATTTTTTAGCACTGTTGCTTCAGAGTCTGGAAACCTATTGAGGTTTGTGAATCCTTGACACGGAGGACCCCCTACCAAGCAATCAACATCGCCATACACAGGCCAATCTGCTGGAGGATTTTTTCCTGCCTGTAGAGCGGCTGCAACAGCTCGAATGTCGTTGTGGAGGGCTTTAACACCGTACCTGTTAATTGATAAAGTGTTGAGAGCTGTATTCCAGTTATCCGCGGCCCATTGAACAACGCACAACCCAGCCTGCTCAAGACCCAGTCCCAATCCTCCACAACCGCTAAACGCATCAAACGTTTTTAAAGGCTCAAAAGAAATAGTTTGCTTTTCATATTTCTGAAGCTGGCCGGTGTAGTCTGTGTCAACGTAAAAACAAGGCACACCCAAAGAATCCACCGCGGGACAGTTTCCTTTGTACAAATTAACTTTTCTAATCAAATGTTCTTCAGAAACATGTGTGGTTTGTCCCCACTGAACTTTGTTACAGTCAACTTTATAAACAGCTTCGCTATTTGCTCCGGTACATTCTTCAGCTCGCTCAAGTTTTGTGCAAACATATTTGTTGGGTTCTTTGGGTAGTTGTGCTCTGACAAACCAAAGCGTTGCTGGTGAAGGTGTCTTGTTGTTTGAACCTTTGACAGACTGTTTCCCGTGAACAATTTCTACTGACTGGGGTGGGTACTTTTTGTTTTTCTTGTCATCAATCAAAGGGCCCATATAGCACATGTTCAAGTTGATGACATTTTTGGTTTCTTGGACGGGCTCAAAAAAATGCGTGAACCTCTGTGTAAACTTATTGTAATATGTGCCAAATATATGCTTGGTTTCCTCAATGCCTTGTGGGACACAACACACAGTTTCGACTGCTCCATAGTACACATTGTGTTTAGCAGTCTTGCCTAGAATTGTATCGGAACCTGGCACAGCTTCGACTGCCAGATCTTCTCTAACATAGTAAAGCTTTTGGTTTTCTGAACATCGTATGAACCGTCCCACTTGGGAGGGGTCTGATTGCGTTGTTACACCCATAGTGAACACCCACTGTTGTTATAAGCAACACAGCTCAAGATCTTTTGTTTTGCAATGGAGAACTTTGTGCTTTGCTGCCGTGGACCAACCCTTGTCTACACAGACGTTGTCGCGTCAGGCTCCTGTAGGCTTTTCTACGCAGCTAAAAAAGGCCGTGTTCTGTATGGGGGTCTGATACTTTTAACAACGTCTTGTAGCAGTGTGCCATATGAAATGCGTGAAACAATTGATTTTGAATGGTTGACAAAGGAGGCTGCAAATACAACAGAGATGCTGTTCGTTAACGATCTCAAAACACTGTCTTGCTTCACAAAGCTTGGTTTTGAAAATTATGTGCGCACCGTCTACGCTGACAAAATACGGGAGATATCACCCAAATATGAAACTGCAAAGAGTCTGGTTAGGTCTACACTGTCCATGTGCCAAGAGAAGGGGGTTCACGTTGGGTTCCACAATCCAATTGTAAGATGCGTTCTGCAAGGTCAAATGTTTGATGATGCACTAAAGGACACAACAAAAAAAGCTGGATTTGACGTTCTTTGCACAAACCCTGCAACTGGTTTACACCCCCCTCTGCTTAAAACGCCTCTTGACACAGTGTGTGACATGATCAATTCTTCAAGAGAGACTACCAACAAAGATCAAGTTTGTAAACAACCAAAAGACAAAAATCTGGCTGTCAAGTCCACTACTGTTGTTCCGTACGAGGAAGTTGCCGATATGGTTGTTGCTGAACTTCTCAGAATTAATTCGGCAAGATCACAATATAGGAAAAATGAAAGCAACGGGGTTGGAAAGTTGTATGTTGTTGATATGAACAAGTTTCAGGCTTACAAAAGACTTTTTGGCGATTGTTTTACGGACCTTGTGAAATATGTAGCTCCTTTAAAATCGCAAACCGAGCCTCTTAGTATTCAACAGCTTGAGATTCTGTCTCTACCACCACGGTCTCAGTGGGGATTGTACAACCCAATACTATTACTTTCGGATAATAGAAATGCCGGTTTCAAATACATAATTGCAGACCACAGATCTATGGATTTGGTGTGGCAGACGGGAGTAGGTTTGTGTTGGAATGAAATATTTATACGCGACCGAATAGTTACACAGCTGATACTCGATGTGGATCTTAAAAGCAAAAATGTAGGACACTCTGCCAAAATTGAAGAAAAAGCAATAAATGATGACATTGTGAACACGGCCGGAAGAATTCCGGTAATGGTTTTGAAAGTGCTGACGGGACACAGCTACTCGTCTAATGACTGTGGCTGTGTTGCTGTATACAGGAGAGCGGCTGAAAACAAGCTTTCCTTGCGAGTGCTTTGGAAATTACCTCTACAACTGTGCCGGTGGGATGGTGCTGGTATTAAACCGCTGGTAACACTTGTGAAGACTATAACCAAAGCTGTCAATTTAAGGTTTTTCACACAAACTAAGCTTTTAGTTACATCAGACAGTGGTAAATGGACTTGGTACACAGATCCAGTAACAGGGAACTGGTTCTGCGCAACACCGGATTGTCCGGCTAAAGCAACAGATGTTTCTTTCCTTGTTTCCACACCCGATAACAAGGTTGTCTTGGGTGTCCCACCAAATCAGATGCTGGCAGCTTATCTTATCAAAGCATCCAAAAGCAAAGAAGGAGCTGGTGTAGAGTCTGGTGTTGACACCATGCCTTATGGCCACAACAAATCATTACGTATGCCTCTCTGTGCAAAGACGGATGGGAGTTTGTTTGAATATTTAGGTGTGTGTGAGGACACCTGTTGCTTTGCAGAAGAAAGGCACATATATCAAGGGCCTGTGAGCAATGTTTTAGCTGGGTGGGTTGTGACTCATAACAGGTCCTTCCTTTACCCATTTGATGTATTGTGTCTTGATAAACTCAACAGTGTGTTTGTCAGATCCAAGACTACACCGCTATCAGAAGCGGATAACTTAGTGATTGAGTCTGTAATTCCTCTTTTAGAAGAGCATGCTGGCTCTTCCGTTATAATAAAAAAGGGTACCATGCTAGTAACACCGTCAGATACCTTTTGTCCACATCACAACAGACAACACACAGGTCCCGCGCCAAAACACTGTTATTACGTGCTAGATAAAACAACCTTGTTGGTATCTTGCTTTGTGCCCTCTGACGGCCAATCAAAACAAACAACCTTGAAATGGAGCGAAACAAACAGAAAATATTTGCCGATTTGATTCTGCAAGAATACGAACAATTGACAGATTTGCGTAGAGTGCCATCAAGTGTAGCATTTGAAACCCTACCAGCTTCTTTGTGTGCCTACGAAACAATTGAAAACCAAGACAAAAACACCATGGGTTTGGCTTTGATGTGTGATTTGATGAGAGCCGGTTTAGAAACTGACATGTCTACGTTAGAGATAGACTGTTTGTCAGCAGGTGTTGTTTCGCTAGTGGACTACAATGCCCTATATGCTTCTTTGAGCTTGTCTTATTCCAACCTAAAACCAGCAGATATTATTGCAAAGACTAAAAAATTAAAAGCATTCTGGCGGTATGTGCTTAGGTCACCATGCGTACCCAACCATGTGAATGACTTGTGTGTTTGTTTTTATTGTCTGATACAAGATCTACGACTTAAGCAAATAAACAATTTTGCCGCAGAATTAAAGCAGAAAAGCTGTTATCATTTTCACACCAAGGCTGTAGCCAATAATCAAACGGACAATCAAGATTTAAGCACACAAGCTAGCAAGCAGCCAACAGAAACCAGTAAAGAGTGTGTTGATGATCGTATAAAAACCGACAGCGCTGTTTCCAAATGGCAATCAACAGGAGATGATGAAAGCCTTGTTTCTAGATGCCGTGGTGATGAAGTACGCAGAGCTAAGCTTAAAGACAGCACAGGTGCCGATTTAAGAACGCAGCTTGAGACAGCAGATAGCGATGTCATGGAAAGTGTCTGTAACAAAACACGTGAGCTGAAACACAGAAGCAGATTAGAAGAGTTGAAAGTACAAGAACAAAAACTGCAACAAATGATAGAAGAATTGGGGGTACCACGCTTTTTCATTTTATATCCTTTTATTAAATTACACGAACTCCTATTTTACACCAAGTTGTCTGCGTCAACAGAACAATATTTTATAACATCAGAAAGTCCTTGTGAGATAGGCCCAAACAGTGTAGAGCGGCTACGGGACAGGCTGAGCACAACCGATCTGTTGCACGTTAGGGCTCAAATTATCAATTCGTTTTATGACTTTGCTGTGCCCCCCTCTTTAGCTTGCAGCCCTTACTATTCAAAGGTGGGTGCCAGGTTTGCTTTTGATGATCTTATGTTTGGTGCAGAATGCAGCAGCGAAACCGCATCAGAAGTCAGAAAATATCTCAAAAATGTGAACTTGAACAAACTATGCGGAAAAGACGCCCCCGCTGTGGGCGGTCCTTTCCAAATACTTTTGTGGAGCATTGTTAATATTTTTGCTTATTGTGTGATCAACAACAGCGGTGTGCTAACGTGGTCAAGAGGTGATGCCGAAAATGGAAAAAACACTAGAAGCTTTGTTCACTTATATGGAGGCAGGTGGGGTATCAGATACAAATGCTCAGATGCCTCCAAAACAAAATGCTGGCTTGCAACCTCGGATAAGCTCTTCAAAAGCCTTGCGGCACACATGGAGCTCGTGGCAATGTACGGAGGAGGATTTTTTTGAAAACCTTGTTTCATTGGATGCTGCTAATCTCAAACAACTTTTTGCAAATGTTGTTAGAAAGTCAACAATATCGGTCCTCAACCATCTATATTATGCAGAAGACCGGAAGACCGAAAAGCTTGTTGTAACAGACACTTGTCTTTGTAACACATAGTCGAAAGAATCTCACTGCTCATTCTGATAAAACAGTCGTGATTGTTTCTACATAAAGCTGCTTGGTCAGCATCTCTTAAAAGCTGAGAGTAATAAAATTTAAACCTTCTTAATTCAGCGCGTTCTTCTTTTACTTTTATGTCTAAAACTTTGGTGTAATTAATGAGTTCTGTTATAACCTCCTTAACGCTTAAGCTTTCAAACAGTGTTGTAACCAAAGGTTCTATACTTTCAAAATATAGTTTGTATTGAGGAAAGGGTTTGCTTAGTTGAAGGGTTAGGAGATAATCGTTTGCTGACATAAGCAACATTTGTAGTCTTTTTCCGTAGCTTTCTTCTATTTCTAGAAGTTCTGATGGTGTTGGGTACAACTCTTCCTTTCTTTGTTTTGCTTTTTCGTCTATGTTTTTTAATTCTTCCTCTAACAGAAAACACTTTTCTTCTGCCAAGCTAGCTCTGATCAAAGTCTTTGTTTCGTCAATTCTTAGCTTCTCTGCTTCTGCTTTTGTGGTGGTATAACGGTCGTCGAGTGCCTTTAATTTGGCTCTAAATGTTTCCTTCAAGCTTTTTGCACGTTTTATTGCCTTTTCTGCTATTTCTTTGTATTCCTCTACAGTTTGCTCGAATTGTGTTTTAACAGCATCTAGGTTAAGATTTGCATTGAGCTCCTTTTCATCAGCAAGTTGAGCTTTTAATGCTACAACTGTCTTTTGTCTACAATCAATTTCTTCACATGCGTCCTCAAGTTTGCCGGTAGCTTCCTTTAATTGTAGTTGTAACTCTGTTATCAAAGGGGTACACTTCTTATGCTCTTCTTTTAGTTTTGTGTTTTGTTTGGTGATATTGTGTAGTTTTGCCTTTGTTGTTTGGTGTTCTGTTTCAAGATATGTTCTCTCTGCATTTAAGACCCCTGTTTTAGCAATTTCGTTTTCAAGTTCATGTTTTAGCTTAGTGTGGTTGATTTGAAGTTGGGAAAGCTCTTCCTTTACTGTTTTTATATCATTCAATGTCTTTTGTGTTTCTAAAACATTTCTTTTTGCACTCTGCTTTTCAAGCTCAAGTTCAAATGTAATCCTGTTATACTCTTCTTTTAGTTGCAGAAAATCTGTGCTCGCGCTCTCTGTGTTGTCAGGGGCGTTTTTTGCTTGTAAAGCATTTGTTTTAGCTATTTCTGTTTCTAGTTCAAGTGTAATGTTTGCATAATCGTTTTTAAGCTTCAAAAGTTCTTCATTTACCGGTCTTATGTTGTTCAGCTCTTCTTGTACTTCTATTAACTCATTGCAAACTTTATCTAAACTCTTCTTTGTTTCATCCAAATGTGATTTTAGGTTCTTTATTTCCTGTTTTTGATCATCCACAAGTAATTTAAGATTGTTGTTGGCGTCTTCAAAATGTAATGTAGACCGTCTTTCTTTTTTTTGTACCGCTTCCAACTGTTCTCGCATATCACTAACAAGCAGGTTAATATCAGTCTCAGAGTTGTTCGGCGAATACTTTTGCAACAGCAATTCATTTATTGTTTCTTGTTGGGCGGAAATTATTTCCGCAGCTGTTAATACAGCTGTTTCTGGGCTAAATCGCTGACAGTTTTCAACACAAACAGATTCAAAACAAATTTGTAATTTATCAATTGCTTTTTTTGTAACTGGAACTGAATTGTTGTTTTGATCATTGTCTTCTTCACAAGCTTCAAAATCTTCTGCGGTTACAAATTCATCGATGTTTATATAAACACGGCTTTCAACATCCTTTATTTCGCAGGAAACCGGTTTGCAAGCAGGGTTCTCATCTAACTGTACATTTACCCAGTTTAATAAAATTGAGCTCAGGAGTTCTTTGGAGTGTAGGCTGGACAAAGCAGCAAGGTCGTCTTGAAGAATTAATTTGTTATCGTAGAAAACAACAATATCTGTACTGGTATAATCGGGTAAGTGAATTTGAATAGAGGGGTAAAATTCATTTTTACAACCAAACACACGATATGCTTCGTCAGCTGAACTCAATATTATGTTTAGTCTTAGATGGAGGCCAACAGCTTCTAAAATGGAATAATAACCCTCTGCATTATAGGCTTTGGTTGCATGTGTTATCTCTGTTTCTATATATGAAAACGATGTGTTTTTAGAAGCAGCAAATATAGCTTTGGCTAAAATAGGTTCAATGTTAGATGGGCCTGTAAACTCATAAAAATTCTTTGTTTGTATCTTTGGTAGGGGGTTTACGGCAACTGTGGAAAGTAAAAGTTGTGTATATTCATCCCCATATAGTACATCACAATATAATGAATATTCATACATATGCAAAAGAGTTGAATCTCCTATCAAGATCAGCTTTCCTACGTGATCGTAAATGTTAATATCTTTAGGCTCAACCCAAGAATTTGTACATTCCTCCGATCTTCCAAAAAAGTGTAAGAAAGATTCTCTGTAAGACTTGACGGCGCACTTGAAAAGACTTTTGTAGTAACAGTCCGGTGGAAGACCTTTTTGTGTCCTGTGGTAATATTTGAGCCAACTTGATAACACAGTTAGGGCTTCCCCACCTCGCCCTTTAACAATAGCTTCAATGAAATCTTTCAGGAAGGACTGATAATCTCCCACTGGTTTGCTATCTGTTTTGACAAGTTTGAAACCCCATTCTGTCCACAACCTATAACGAACACTATTATAAGGTGCGAATTTTTCTAAAAACAGCCATGCTGTGCCCTGAAACAGTCCTTGGCCCTTCAGGAGAGATTTTGTTTGCAATTCAACTAAATCTGTCAGTAAAAAATGTTCTCCCCTTTCAAGTCTAACAAGCACAGATCCCATAACATCGCAGCATACATCGTCAGGGTCCGTAACGCTGTTACGGACATAAACCGGTGATCCCACCACATCTCTTTTAATTATATTCTGTGTTTCAAACAATACCTTGATCGCATCTATGATGGAAGGTGCCAAACGAAATAAACGTGTTGCTTCAAGATATGCTTTTCCGCAAACTGTGTACATGAGAAGCTTTTCAGAAGCTCGTCGAACACACGGAGGCCATTTGTTTGCTAGTGTGTCTGTTATTATCTCCAAACCTTGCGCAAAAGAAGGTGCATAAAGCACAAACAAAGCTTGTTGTCCTAGAAGCTTGGCTGCCTCGCTCTTGTTTCCAGCCATTGCTTCTTTTAAAGCATCCAAAACAGGGGTGTATATAGAGCATTTGTTTTTTAACATCGCTGTCAGTATGTCTGAAACGTCACAGCCATTTATTGATGCAACGGTTAAACAAGCAGCAACACGAGAAGCAGTTGTTGTGTTTGGCGTTCTTTCAGAATAGAAAAGGTAACAAAGATCTGCGGGAGAAGGCGGGCACACAACAAATCTAGGCAATGCCTCAACATCTAAAAACAGCGGTAAATAGGTAGGTCCGCCTCCGTATGCCATGTTTGGGTATAAAAGCGCTCGATTCAGCTCTTGTTTTACTATATTAGTGCTTCTATCACCTTACAAATAACGTGAACTACGTAGCTGAAAAATCGCTAAAATGGGATTTATGCCGTGTGTGAGAAATGTTGACCAGCTAACAAACGCTATTATAACACAACTACAGCAACGTCTGGTACAAGAAAGGCACATGACTGAACACGAAGCTCTGACAGCAGCTGCTTGTGTAGCCTTTGCTAAATTCCCTCTTGCACGATGTGTGCTAATTGATGCGGCTGAATTGGCAATTCAGAAGGGGTTCAACAGACCCGAAGGGTTCCTCTATGAAAAATCACACCGGCAACAAAAGAGGTCAATCCAAAGCTTATTTCTCAAACAGGATCCTACGGCAAACAACACGTCTGAAATACAATTTGAACCAGAAGTTGTTTATTTTGATGACTGCAAAGGAGATCGGGTTTTTGTACCGGTTATACACACGTCTTCAGCAAGTCGGGTGGTGGAAGTGGTGCAAGAGCTAATACCAAAGCAAAGAAAAGTCTTTGTGCTGCCCTCCGATACTTCATTCAAAAGATCCGACCAGACACTCACAGACTCCAGAAACAACACAATATGCCATCTCAACCTTCAGAAATGCCGTGATAAGCAAATGACTGTTCTTGCAAAAGCCGTCAGAAACAAAACAAAAACAGATCCTTCCTTCAGACTAACATCTAAGGCCTTTGAAGGCGAAAAGCTGGCTGAGGGGCCTTTGATAAACACCGTGCAAAAAATGCTATCGGCAAATCGTAAAGTTGACCTAAGAAAACTGGACACTAAGAAAACAGATGCTATTGTACACATCTACTGGTGCGCAGGATTCAAAGCTGTAGACGGAAAGGAAAATGATGTCTTGTACACATGGTTGTCTGGAAAGAGCCTGGAAAAAAAGCAAGCCTTGAGATTAATGGGTCTTAGGTTTTCTGCCTCGTTGAAAGACATTAAATTATTTGTAGCGCTTTCAAGAACAGCACCTGACCAATTTCTTGAGAATGTGTTTGACCATGTCGCTGACATTGAATTCTTTGGTAATGTCTTACCAAAGAACTATGGTTGTGTCAAAAGGCAAAAAAGTCCCGGAGCAGCATCTAAAAAAAGGAAACTGTCTGAATCGTCGTTGGAAGAGCAAAAATCTGCACCAAAGGTCCAGAAACCGGTCCGTCTTATATCAGATCCTAGGAAAGCGGCACGCATGGTTCCAGAATAACCTTATGATACAGTCTGTTGCAAAGTCCTCTTTTAGGACATATGTATAGAACATGATTAATAAAGCCAGTCAGATCAACAGTTTTGTTTGCTGTGTTTATTGTACAAATTGCTGTTTTGCAGCCCATACAATGTATAGTATTAAACCCTTGTTTTGTGTTTTGTGACTGTATATGAGCTAACCATTCTGCGGATGAAAACATGATTTCTTCACAACACGAGCATTCAAACGAATAGTTCATTCTCCTGACGTGGTGTCTTTTCTTGTGTTCTTCTGCTTATGCGTTACCTGACTTTGAGAATCTTGTTAAAAACAAGTCTAATCGCTTAGTTAGAATATCCGCCCTTTCTTGTAGCGCTTGTGCTTTACAGACCAAGTCTTTGTACTCCATTGTCTTAGTCTTAGCTGCCTTGTACAGGTCTTGCCAAGCAGGGGGCATTTTTAGTGCTCCGCTGTCCCCAATACGAGAAACACACTCTTCTATTGAGAGTATCCCGTGCTCCCCGCAGGACTTTCGCCGGTTGGTAGCAAAACACCCTGGTTCTGTACAACTTTTTTGAAGATTTGAATTAGCGCGTACCGGCAGACGTGTTGGTTTTTTTCTATTTTGAGGCCCGGAATAAGATCCCATCGAGATTTTCTGGTTTTTACAGCCCACCAAAACAAACAAGACCCCTCTGCTCTCTCAACACAAGCCGTAGCCACAGAGACACACCGGGGTAATTCTGCCAACACAACTTCTTTTGTGCTACTTAAATTGTCCCACTTACATGGGCGTGACTCAAACTTGTTTTTTTTCCAATTGTAGAATACTGAATAGCCCAGCTTACAAACAGATAAAGGTACAGGAGACTGTGGTAAAAAAAGCTGTTCAATGTCACTGCTATCCACAAACATACTTGTCAAACTTTCCTTGAAAACCCAAGCTGTGCTTATTATTGCTTGTAACATATCAATAATATTTGCTCCGTTGTTTGGTGCCATGATGATTTGTTTGTGTGGAGATGATCCGGGTAAACTTATAGACAAGGCAGCTGTTTCAAACTCAACATTTCCATCCATATAAGCCCTTTTAAGCATTTCATTTGTTATCATCTGATTAGGGATTGATCCTAACTCGATAACCAACAACCACATTGCAGAGGGTATTTCAAAAAGCGGTAGTTGCAATATATTGTTACTTGCCTCACATGTTTTTATTTTTAGCTCTTTTATGTTAAAAAGCGGAACACTTCTCCAACCATTAAAAACTATATTTTGGTTGGTGCACGACCACAAATCAATTTCAAGAAATGACATATCGGTCACTAGACACAGCTTCTCAAGCTAAATCTCGAAGAGTGTCCTACGACTACAGTGTTTCAAGTCAGGATGACATGGACACCGGTTTGACGATTCAGCCTAAAAGCCCAACTGCTCAAGAACTATCAGAGGCTTCTTACAAAAGAATGTACATGCAAGCATTAAGCCACGTAAAACATATTCAATTACAAAACACAAAGCTGAGGACACTCTTATCTACATGTTCAAGTAGCCGTGAAGCTATGTTAGCTGGTAATTTAGAAGTGTTACAAAAAGCTGTACGTGAGAAAGACCATGAAATTGTAAGCATGCGCCGAAATATAGCTGATTTGCAGACCAGAATGGAAAATCTGATAGTTGAACAAAATGCAGAGAGAGAAGAATTACAAAATCGTGTGCTCAAAGCAAACAAAGCCTGTGACACCAGTGCTCAAGCTGTGTCCCGCCTTTTTGGGCCCTCGAGGCTTGGGGGCGGGATGAGTTACAGAAAAGCAATATCAGCCGTCTTTGTGTCTCAATATGTCGGCCGTCAGGCAAAGGACATAGAAAAACTTTACGGCTCTTCTGACTGCGCTTTTGACAACCTTGTGCACAGCGCCATCAGATTTTTTCCAGAAAATTGGATAAAGGAAAGGATACAGAACACCAGAAGGGGATTAAATCCTCTGGAGTTGTTGTATGCATCGGTTGTGGAATCTGATACTGTAGAAGCGTTCAGTGCTGTTCTAAAGGCAGTTGGTGACTATCTGCAAACCCCAACCAAGTCAAACATAAGCACAAATCAAATGATAATACAACACGACAACCTAAAGCTGTTAGTTAAGAGTTTTATTTTACTTTTTGACTCAAAGAAGCACGCGCCTGTACAGTATCTTGTTGATCTTGCTAGCTCGCAGCCTGTTAACGAACCTTTGATAATACCGTCTCGCGCGCCACTCACGTACTAATGGACCCAAGAGCTTATGCAGAAAATGCACAAAGAGAATGGGCAAGAGGTGTCTTTGATTTATTTTTGTTTGGCCCCCCTGAAGATAATGTAATTTTAATTTTAGCGGGAGACGCTGGTTCTGGCAAGACACGATCTCTAAAACTGCTTACCGAAATGCTAGATGCTGTAGGTCTTGGGCACATTATAGCTTACACAGCTACAACAAATGCAGCTGTGCAGGCTTCTGTGTCTGATAATTGCTGCACAGTTCATTCTGCGCTTGGTGTCAACACAAATGAACTGTTGAAGTCTCCGTTCAGCACAATTGAGGACAGAAAAAGATTTGAGAAATTATTCCTCAAGCGACACGAACGTTACTTAACAGCTAAGGAAGCGGTTGAGAAAAGACAAGATGAGCTTTTGGAGAAGATCAGATTGGCTAACCGGGATCATGTGTGTAAAAGCTTGAATCCAAGATGCGCATGGTGTGTGCAAGCATTACACACAGTACCAGAGATGCCCGGTGCAGCGTGTAAACCAATTCTTGTTATTGATGAATATGGTATGCTCTCGGCGTCTGAATTTGACAAACTCATGTTTGCCTATGACACGCTTTCCCCATCTTATTTTGGTAAGATTGTTATACTTGTGGGGTCTGTCAGTCAACTATCTTGGCGTGCTGCAAAACCACTTACAGAGTCAAGCCGGTTTATGTCTGACTTTGTCCATTCTACAAACCTGTGGTACAATTTTAGACAAGAGGAAGACTTGGCAGACGCATTGTCCGTTATGCAGTTTAACACAATAACAGATTGGAGCGTGTCTGTTTTGGGGCGTGGTATGGTTGGGCTTGAAAAAGCAACAGATCCTGAATTCAAACCTGGTGCCCTAAGAATCTTCAATAGCGACGCAGAAAGAGACATATTTAACTTTAAATGCTCTCAAATGAAGAAAACCGTAAAACTTCCCGGTTTGCGCATCACCGGTTCTGGCCCTGATAGAGATGCTTTATTACACATGCTTGGAGACCGATACAAATTTCTTTTTGGTAAACGACCAGAAATGCATCTTGGAAAGGATGTTTTGCTTACGTTGAATGCAAGAGCAATAGCTGTGAAAACACTAAACAACTGCTATGCCAGTGGTGTTTTCTTTAAACTGCTAACAGACCCGGAAACTAAAAAGCCTTGTGGTGTTGTTCTAAAAACAACAGACAACGAATCAAAGCAAATAGGGGAGGTCACAATAAAAAATGGATCTAGTTCCGCTCTTTTTTACCCGGTTGCTGCTTCAAGCGCAATAAATACATTTACAGCACAGGGCTGCACAGTGCACGACGAGGTCATCTATATTCCTCCAAGAACCAACTATTTCATGTCAAGCATATTACCCTCTGCCTACGTAGCATGTTCCAGGGTGACAAAAGCAGAGAATCTTTTCATAGCATCGGACAGTTTTCTAAAGCTGAAAGGCCCAAATGTGCCATTTTTCAAAAAACCCGTACTAGACTTCAAAATCCTTTACGAAATGGGATACACACACCAAAGTTTGAACTCAGACCTCCTGACGGAGCCGACGAAAAAGCGACAGCGTACAGAGCCGCTTTAAAAGAGCTCGGCAAAAAACATGGTGTAAAACCTCCCTTTTACAATAAAAAGAAATACCCGTTCAACGTTTTAAATTGGTATAAAAAAACATTTGGGGTGGGTTTACTCACAGATGCTATGCTATTACGTCTAAGTACCTGCCCAGACACCGACAAAACTATAGTGCTAGTATTAACTGTCTTTGCAAGACGAGACTTAAAACAATCTCCCAAAGTTACCGATAAAACATTGGCTTTGGCGCTTTTTCCTTGTTGGCAGATTCGTAACAATGCAAACTGGGTTTTCTAGCCAGTTGGCACCTATATGGGTCGCCAGACAACGCACTGCAACAAGAACTGTTAAGGCACCAAAGTATGACTTTGGTAAGTTTCCACAACCTAGGCCTGAAATTGGGTTTTTTGTTGACGTTCTTGAAGATCAAAGATTTTGTCCCAGTGTGCACAACGAGCCTGTGCTATATGGAAGAACACACCAATACGCAGTGGTAGAGGCAGTTGTTACATACCACACATGTAACGTTGTTTGTCATCTCAACAACATTCCTGGGAAATATCAGGTGGTAAACACAGGTTCAGAGCCTCTAAAAGTTGGAGATCATTTTTATGTTGCTCCTCCAGATAAGAGAGATATCGAAATGCAGTTAGAGTGCGTTCACAAACCAAGAACGCAGGTTGCCTGTCAACCAGATTCTTTGAATCTTTTCGGTGGACTATATGCAACAAAAAAATTTGCGGTCAATTCTGTAAACATTGTGAGTCACAGACTAAAAAGAGATTTGGACATTATTTGTAAAACAGATGATCTGGAAACACCGGACATTGAAACGGCCGGATGTAGGTATTTTTTCCGTATGTTGTCTTTAGTTGGAAGACTACAGAATGCTGCGCCCGCCAACATCAATGCTATTGTAACCGCTCAATGTGCCTATCTAGCTGGCAATGGTGTTGCTCCAACAAAGGAGCAAATGAAAACAGTTTTGGCTGATCCAGCAATGAGATCTATAATCTGTGACGGAACAGATTCACTGCTTTCATATTATGATATGGTGAGCGCTGAAACAGTTGGGACTGTGATACGCAGTATAACTACCCCAACACCCACGCTTAAATCGCAGGTGATGTTGAATACAAAAACAGGTGTTGTTGAATGTGGCTCCGCCTTTGAAGCCTTTATATACAGGTTCAACGGCATTTAGTCATTAACTTGTCTCAAGTATCTACAGAGAAAACATGGCAGAAAAGAGTTACACTCTTAAAAGCGTGAAGCTTTCCAACAAAGGCATTGTGGTGAAGCTAGTGGGAGAAAAAGACATCAAAAGACTTGATATTGCATTAGAAACATGCACACAACCAAATCTGTACAAACAGCTGAAAGTAACACCAAAGAACAACAGTGATGTGTGTGTCTCTCTAGACTCCTTTACAACAACCATAAGTCTCCTAACCGGAGAATGTGTCTCAGACTCTACGCCCGCTTGTCAATCCTACGTGAGTGGAATCTATGAGTGGTGTGCAAAACGAAAACTAAATGCGCCTATCATGGACATGCAAAGGTCCGGACAGGACCACATCCCAACATTCACAGTAAAATGGACAATTTGCTTTGGAAACAACGAAAAGGTGTGTGCAGAAGCTTGTGAAACGTCACTTAAAAAAGCTAAACAAGAAGCAGCCGGTTGTTTGCTTGTTAAACTAGCTAAGTACGGTGATACAATTTGAGGCAAATGTTTACAAATGAAACAACATGTTATGAATTGTAATTATTTGATTTTATTAAATTCAGTTATAATAAGATTCTTTGTTTCCTGGTGATGTTTTTGCCAACAACGTTGCTTGTGTAAACCCATACAAATAACAAAGGCAAAGCGCATAATGTAGGGAGCTTTGAAATGCTTTGGGAACACACATGATTTCATGAGCAACAAGTGTGTCTGTTTTTTGTAACTTTTGAATTTCGTTCTGGTTTTGAACAATAGAGTGGGTGAGTTGTTCAACCTTGTAGACTTGATCAGGAATTGCAAATGGTGTTGCTGTTGCTGTTTTCATTACAGAATCGTATTTGAAATAGTTGTTCAAGATCCAGAGACGTACTTCAATGGAGGATCCCATGTCTACAGATGGTAAGCAACCATATGCATGACAGTTGGCAAACGGCCATTTTGCGAGGAGACGCTTTATAATGATAAGATCTTCCTCTGTGTGAGAACGATATTCTGTTAGCACAAACACACGTCTTAGGTCCCGTCCTATATCACACGTAGACTGTATATCTTTTGAAAGCTGGTTTATAAATTGCGGGATATCTTTAACATTCTTGTAAAATTCCTCACACCCTAAGAAAGCAGCCATACGCACAATCTTAGAAGGTGTTTTAGCCGCGTATTCCTTAAACACACTCATTTGCCGGGAAGAGCTGTTCATTAAAAGCGCAGTGCACGTTTGATGTTCTTCTTCAGAAGCAAGCATAGCGGAGCTCCATTGAGCAATATTGGTGGTACAGTCCGCATCATTTTCAATCCGTGATACAACACGTCCAGACAACGTTCTGAATTTTGCTGGTAGTTCTCTCTGAACAATCGATTCATAATCACAGTTGTTGGGGTTGTGGTATTGGTCTGGCACAATCTTAAGGATATTGAGTATAATATGATATCTGCTGTGATACAGGGGAGAGGCTGTAAAAACAATCTTACGGGAGAAACAACTTTCGAGTAACTGCGCTGCCTGTGCAAAACCGTGAATTGTGTAAAGGTTTCGGGCTAACCCGTTGTACCCCTCGTTGGTTTCTTGCACCATTGTAGTGTACATTTTTATAACATTGCAAGGTGTTAGACCCAAATATGTGTCTTTGTAATTGTTTGTAAAGACAGACGATAGCACTTGCAAATAACTGTGTCCCGGAAGTTTGTTTCGGGGTGTGATTAAAAGCGGAACTACTTTATCACACCTAAGCTCTTTGTTTAAAAGGTGTTCAAATTCAATAGCTTTTGTGTGCATAGCCATTTGTTGTACAAGACAGCGGAAAGCAACTGGTCCGTAACAGACAAAAAGCCGGGACACATAACCCTCATCTGGTTCAGACGTGGGCAGAAAATAATTCTGGTGAGTTGTCATAGGGTCTGCAAAAGCGTGTTTTGCATCTAAAAGAGCTCTTGACCCCTGTTTGAAAAAACTCGGTTTAGGAAGCAGGTCGCGAAACCAATCATCAAACCTGTTACTTGAGTCGGTTTCAAGTTTTATCTCGAGGCCTCGTCTTACGGCGTCTGCTGCATTTTCACCAAGAAATGTCGGTTCATCAAACGGGTTGTCCTCTTTTTGAATGGTCCCCATTTTCGGCTAGAGACACAGGCTTTCCCGCAGACAATATCGAGCTGCGTAAGCTTGGTTGGTTGCTCACAGAGCACCGGTTACACTGGCTGAAAGCGGGCTACAAACTCCATTACGAAGGTGTGAGAATGCTCCACCCACAACATAAAGACCAACCCACCTGGTTTAGAAGCATATCAGGTGCCGACAAACAGATCTTTGACTGGACTGTTAAAGCGGCTTCCTTGACTGAAAGTCTCAGAAAAGCATTTGAGGCACAAAACCCAGAGGTTTTTGTTCAAGGTCTTTTGCTCCTGGACACCCTTTTTATAACTCAGCTCAACACTTTACAATGCAGAATCAAAGCACTAAGGAGCCCAGCAAAAACAAAGATACAGCTGCACAACACAGCTTTTTTTCAAATTGGGGACAATATCTGCATGAACATTCGTCAGTAAGCTGGCAGACAAAGGAGCCTCAAACACAGGTTTCGGACAATCTATATAAAAAAGGTCTGCAAACCAGCTGTAAAATAGACAAAACTGGAAGATCGCCTCAAACCAAACATAATGTGTTTCTTGGCAGCAACACCTGTTCTGCTTACATTATATCCTTTTACAAGCCAACAGAGTTTAGCAAAATAATAAGAGCTGTTGAACTGTCAGAGTATACATTTGATTCAATGACAAGGTTGGCACAGCTTCACAAACACTTGACTGAACTAGTTGAAGCACCTAGAATTGATAAGGTAAAAAAAGCAATAGGCTTTCTCAATACCACGACAGCGGGCCAATTCCAACAGTTTGCTATTAAAACCCTTTTGAGATTTTACTCGTGTAGGTTTGCAAAACATATAGGTAAAGATGTCCCAGATCCAGATATTTTCATTTTTGCATTTCCAGTTGCACAAACAGTTTACGAGCTTGCGCTTTTTGCATTTTATGTGTTTGGGGATCAGTGGACCTATGAGTTTTTAACCTTTCTTTCCATTAGTTTGAAAATAGCCCCTAGAATTCTATCCTGTATGTCTAATGCTTGTCAAAACAAGGCACAAAGTTACAAAGCCACAGGGATGGTCCTTGAAATCCCAGCCTATGTGTTCTTAATGAAAACAAACGTAACCTTTCTGCAGAAATTATATTTTTGTGCTTTCTGCGAGCCGTTACCTTTAGAGTACAACCGTGAGCACCTTGCAGACTTAGCTGCCTGTCTCATGACTACGTCACCAAATGATAAACTTTTTGAGTATGCGTATCTAATCCAGCCGTGGGAGTTTGGTGCAATAGGTAGTATAAAGGCAAACTGTATTGAGTTCAAACCAAAAACCGAGCTGCTTCTTTTCCTAAAACCTTGCAGTAGGTTGAGTCATTGGTCAGCCATACACAACCCACTAAGGCTAATACCAATGGCATTAATGGAAATTTCTGGCAACGCAACTGGAAAATACAACAAATGCATACTTAAACAGCTTTCAACTGCATGCCGTATATGGGACGACAGTGGAACGCTCAAAGACCACACTAGAATATTGTCTGATGCAGTGCACGAAGTATTTTTTCAAAGCCAAGAGGGTTTTGGTAACCCGCTGGCTTCTCAGTTGCTAACACCAAAAACCTTATACGTTTGAACAACTGGTGTATTTAAAGATTGCACAACCCCAAACCAATGTTGGTACGTGAAACACAATACACATTTAACGCAAAGCTCTTTTGCAGCGGTAACGGCACCAATTTTTTTACACACATTGTGCTGCATAAGCAGATCATAAATAAACAACACTATTGGCAGTATGTAAGCTTTGTATTTCCTACTAATAGCTCACAACACAGAGCTTCTACCGCAAGTAACAGCATCGTGTTCCACTGTCATATTAATACATAAAAACGTGTGTGTAAATGGGGGCAGGTGAAGAACCCACCATTCCAGAATGTGTTGTCCTGAAGAATGAGCAAACTGCGTATTATTCAAAAGGCAAACTACAGCAGTCCGCGGCCCTCCTTCATAAGACAGTATTGCTCCTAGTTGTTGCTGTTGTGCTGGGGACTATTGCGGTGACAGTAACGGTGATCATTATCAGATCTAATTGTTTTCAATCCTGTACCGTGAATAATAAGGAAAGGAAAGACAACACCAGCTCCATTCTGCCTGCTGTTGCGGATACAATAAAAGTTCAGCAGCCTGATCCATGTTTGGATGACTGGGTCTGGTATAGACAGAAGTGCTACTACTTTTCTGAAGAGCATAAGACGTGGGAAGACAGCCAAGAGTTCTGCAAATTACATAACGCATCTTTGGTGATTATAGAAAGCAAAAAAGAACTGAAATTTTTATTCAGGAGTAAAGAGTCTGAAACTAAAAACTGGATTGGACTGAAAAGCACAGACGACAATACGGGATGGATCTGGGTTAATGGAACGTTATACACTGGAGACATATTTCCAATCCCGAAATTATCATCTAAAACACAGTATCTTTATCTAAGTAAGAAAAACATCAATGCTCATACCCAAATATATGAAAACCATTGGATATGCAGTAAATCGGCTTTCAGTTGAATGCCTCTGGAAATAGCGTCTCTGCTCTACAGTTGCACCGTGTGTGGCCTCGGACCGGACTTTGGATACTTCACCGTCTCATCCTTAGGTACCTGCTTTCACGGACTCTTCTGTATAAAATTACACCTGGTCTGGCTTTTCTCTGATGTTTCCCACAGAGATTATTTTTTCCACTACTCTATTTTTGTATGATTTGTGGCTTGGAATTTACTACTGTGTATTTGTTAATAAAACATAGGTGCAGATTTCTAAAAAATAAATAAATAAACAACACTATCTTTCGGTTGTTTTTATTACCACCGTTTGTCTGATTTTTATTTTCTAGCATTAACCAGACAACCAGTTGTAAAGGTATCTGTCATGAGTTATTTAAAGTTTATTGCCTTTGCGGGCTTGTGGCTTGGTTCGTGTGCCTACGAACCGTTTGATTCCGAAGAATACACAACACTGTGCCAGCCATGCGAACCTGGAAAACATATGATCGTACCGTGTTCGCCGCCGCACACCAGTACACAATGTCTGCCCTGTGGAGAGGGTGAATTTATTGCTAGATCCAATTTCAGAGAAAAGTGCTTCAGATGCAGCGAATGTGAGGAGAATATGATTCAGGAACACGCTTGCAACGCTACCCACGACACGCAGTGCTCGTGCCTGCCTGGTTATGAGAAGGAACCCTTCTTTGGAGGATGTTCTCGCATACCCCAGTGCAACAAACACGAAGATTCGTCACACTGGGAAGATTACAACATGTGTGCTGAGTGGCTAATGAAAGATTTGCTACAACTATCTGCTTCAGAAATGCTTGCGCTAGAAAAGGCGTTAAAGGCAAAACAAAGACAAACAAAACCAGGATTTAATCGTGTATCTTTATTTGTGGAGGATTTGATGTCTCAGGATGAGGTTACGTTAACAAACCCGTATCTTTTACTTTCTGAGCTCATTACTTCAGCAAACATTAAAAATCCAGTATATAACAACATGTATGATGACCACAACCACGATCGCGACGGCACAATCAGAAACCCAGAGAACCGTAAAAGACGTAGCTTGAACGCAACAAAGTCTCCAAACACAGAATTGCACACAATGAAACATTTGAGAAAACCAACAGGAGCCACAACAAGAGGCCGGTTTGACAGAAGCAAGTCCGTATTTGCATCTAAGCACACATCTGCACAGTGAAGCGAAGAGCTGGACATTTAAATACATTGTACTAATTCAGGAGCCTTCATTTACTACTTTGTTTACTACCTCTTTTTATGCACCCCTGTGGGTTTTCTTAAAAGAAGTTATTTCTAACCTTGTTTTATAAAAGGAGGCCCTTGACTGCCTTGTTTTATTAAAGAAGGTTATTTTATGACGTTGTTTAAACAACCCTGTGGGTTTAATAAAAGAATGCAAACGCAATATGTTTTGTTCATTTATTTGTTTATTTGTTGAACACATCCGTATAATAGTACCAATTCTACTGTGCACTACAACATTATCATTCAACCTTCTCTGTTAGGCTCAAAGTATATGGTTCCTACCGGTGTGTCAAGTATACAAAATTGCTAAAACCTTGTTAAGCTGTTACCTTGTTTAGATTCAAACCCAAGGCCCGGGGTTAAGGAATGAGCCTCGGGGCTGCTCTATATGTGTGGGCTTTTGGTCTTACAACATTTTGACTAAGCATTAAAATTATAAGCGTCGGGCTTGTTACAGATCCAGTGTTTATCAGAGTAACAAGAAGCGCTGGAGACACGGTCGCTATTTACTAAAACACAGTCTGAAACACCAACGATCGGGAACGTGTTGTTAAAAACTAAGCCGTTTGTCCAATACCACGGGCTTCTGTCATGGTCTCTTTTAAGACCGATCCAATGATCGGACGACCCTTTAAATCTTGCTATAAAATCTAGCTCCTGTCTTAAGCCTACAATAGCAAGAGTAGCATTCCTAGAAACACAAAATTCCTGGCTCTTATCCCACTCAGTAATGATTGTGGAGAAATAGTAACATTTCTTCCTGTACCAAACCCAGTCATCATCACAGGGGTTTGATGATGGGATCAAAGAGGCATTACACTCTCCCCTGCCACTAGAAATAAACAATAGACCAATTGTTAGTGAAGTAATAACCAGAAAGACAATAATACAAAGGAGACCCGTCACACGTCTTCTGTAACACCCCAATAAGGACTTTCTTTGTGTCTCGCCTTTTGCAGTCCCGTTTGATAAAGTTGTGTTGTCTACATTAAATAGCAAATCAACAAAGTCAGCAGAATGTTTGGAAAGAGAATTAGTAAATGATGGCAACAGGCTAATATTTGTTTCCGGTTTAAACCCCTCTACAAATGGCACTTTCACAGATTCTTCCGTGTCAAAACCAAACCGTTCAGAAGACAACTGTGTGCCCAACGCAAAGCTTTCATGGGCTTCTTTCTTTAGCTTCTCTTCCAAAGCTGCACAAATCTCACATACACCATTCTCCAAGTTATCTTGCAAATAGTGTATACAAGAGGGAAGCTCTTTTTGTATAGCTTTTTTAGTCATTCCCACACCTGAGGCTATCACGCTGCACATGTTAGACAACTGAGCATGTAAAGGTAGAGAGGCTAATAAAATACTTAAAGAGTGTGGCTAAACAAAAGAAGGAGTGTAAGACACTATAAATTGTAACAAGTTTTTATTTTTAAAACACTATAGCTTATACATCTGTGTTTAGCTTTGAAAGAACAAGCCTAATAGCCAACAGGCTTATAAAGACTGTTTTGTAACCAGGCTCTTGTTTTCTCAGCTGCTTCTTTCCAGCTATATTTTGAATAGTAGCCAATCTCCCAACCGGCATGTTTTGTGTTAATAATTGCTGGTTTCAAACTAATTTCTAGAGCATGCGTGGTAAGTAAAGGTTCATAAGTCAGCCCCACGGGGTTTAGGATGGCTTTAAAAACATCGTTACATTTTGCCAGAAATCTGCATAAAGATATGGGTGTTCTGCTGCGCTGGAGTCTGATCCTGAAAAGTAAGCTATTCAACTCAGCATAGCTACACATTGGTGTTTCGTCGTAGCAATAAAAAACTTGCTTGTTCACATCTTCATGAATTGTCCTAAACAAGATCATAGCTACCATGTGGGCAACGTTTCCAGCATATACACGGCTGTGCACCGCTTTCTCTGATTGCAAACCTAGCTGATAAACAGTGCCTCTACCCAAGGCGTCTTTATAGAGCTTACGCAATAATGGACTATATTCTCCATAAATCCCCGGAGGTCGTATAACAACAGTGTAAAGGTCTGAGCCGCTTGACAGTTGGACAAAATTCTCTGCATCCAATTTGCTTTCAGCATAAGGGTTACGCTTTGTTGCGTGTGTGCATATAGTATCTTCAGCTATTGCGCCGCTACACAGTTTGCATATACTCGCGGCTTCCAAAGAGCTAACATAAACCAACAGCTTAACGCCGTTATTTCTGCAAGCATCAATTACGTTTGCGGTACCGTCCACATTTACTTTCCTCATTTGTGCTTTGCTGGCATAATTTGTAATGCTATTAAGCGAGGCCACATGAATAACGTAGTCGATTCCAAACATGACATTTTCAACAAATTCCTTGTTTGTTATATCCACAATACGACTCTCAACTCTTCCCAGGTGAAGCGGTGGTGGTATTTTATCTATTGCCAAAACATCAGCGTCTTTCCATTCTTGCAACTCTTTCACAATATGCTGACCCAAAAACCCCGACGCTCCAATAACCGCTATTCTCTTAGCGGATCCTTGAGCCATTGTGACCTTTGTGCTTTTGAACAGTTTTAAAAGTCAGCGTCTGTTACAAATACCCTGTCGCTTTTAACAGCAACGCCCATCTTCTGGTATTCCGACACCCTTTTCTCAAAGAAATTAGTTTTTCCCTCCAATGAAATAAATTCCATGAAATCAAATGGATTTTGGGAGCCGTAAAACTGTTCCAGACCCAGTTCTTTTAGCAGCCTATCTGTCACAAACTCCACATACTGACACATTGTTTCGCTGTTTATACCCAACAGATTAACAGGCAGAACAGATCTGGCAAACTCCTTTTCTAGCTCAGAGGCCTCGCAAATAACTTTGCTGACTAGCTGTCTATCTGTGGGCAACGCAATCTTCTTAAACAGCATACACGCAAAATCAGTGTGCAGACCTTCGTCCCTACTGATGAGTTCATTTGAAAAGGTTAAGCCAGGCATAATGCCTCTTTTTTTAAGCCAGAATATAGCTGCAAATGAGCTGGAGAAAAAAATACCTTCAACTGCAGCAAAAGCTGCAAGTTTTATAGCCAGGGGCTGATCGTCATTCTCTATCCAGCTCAACGTCCAGTTTGCCTTTGCTCTGATGTGGGGTACCTCTGTCACTGCAGAAAACAATCTATCTTTTTCTGCCTCGTCTTTTATAAAGGTATCCAACAACAGAGTGTATGTCTCTGCATGTACAGTTTCTATATAGGCTTGAAAAGCATAAAAGGCTCGAGCTTCTGGGGCTTCTATCATGCTATAGAAGCGTGTTATTAAGTTTTCTGTCACAATACCATCGCTTGTTGCGAAAAAAGCAAGCACTTGCAAAATAAAAGAGCTTTCTTCTTCTTTCAAACTGTGCCAATGTGAAAGGTCTTGTGAAAGATCTATTTCTTCAGCTACCCATACAGAAGCCTGTGCTTTCTTATACATTTGCCAGAGGTCCGGGTGCTTCATATTGTGTAATGAAAACCTCTGATCCCCGCATTTAACCAGGCCGTCCATTGTTGATAATGCTTGCTTTGAAAGACAATGTGTTTGTGGGCCTTGAAGTCCGATGCTCGGGGTTTTGTGCTAAATTCGAAGTCACGCCCCCGCACAACCATTGTCTTGTCAGCAACAAGGACGTTCGAAAGGTGTATGGCATCTCAAAGTCAAATATCTTATCGGCAATCAAGACCCTACGGGTTTTATCATCTTGTATAGTCATTCTAGACAACCTTGTGGGGGGTCTTGAGAAAAGCTTGCGCGCAGCCGCTGTAGTATCGTTGAAAAATGCCTTTGTCAGTCGCAAAGCACGAGACTCCTGCAATTCACCGTGGTCCACGTCCAGCTTAAACAACATTCCCCAAAACTCGTCTCTTTGCACAACACATGTATTGTCCTGAGCATACAGCACTTTACCGCCAAAGAACAAGTGGTTTTGCGAAATGGCTATTCTTGCCGCTGTATAAGCAGCATTGCCGACGTAGATCCGTGTTTGCTTATGCTTGTGCCCGCATTCTCGTGGCACCATGCCGTGAATGTTGTGTTTTCGGAACTGTCGTAACAAATAAAGCGATTCTTCGCCATAGATCGGAGGACATCTGAGTACAACTGTGTGTAACAGTTTACCAGCAATGTTTGTTAAACCGTTTGCCTGCAGAATTATGTTTTCTGCTTCAAACTTTGATTTCACACGCCGGCTTAGGCTATATTGTTTTTTAGCGCTCTGGCTGGTCACATCTGCTACATCAACGCTGCTTATGTAGATGAGCAAACAGACTTTGGCGGCTAGACAAGCGTTCAGGACCGTTTCAGTCTTCTTTACATCAACAGGTTCAGATAAAGGCCATCCGTCAAAAGACTCGTCAACATGGACCACTACATCAACCAATGACAAGAGTGGTGAAATACTTGTAAAGTCTTTGGGGTTGTATTCGTGGAGCCTCTGGGCAACACGATTTGCATTTATGTAGAAAGCAGAACTTTTGTCCGGAAAGGAAATAACCCTTGAAACAAACATTTCTTTCCTTGTGAGTTCTTTAACAACTCTAGCACCCAGAAAGCCATCAGATCCTGTCACTGCGATCTTGGCCATGTTGAAACACAAGAAGTTTTGTTTCGGTTTCATAAAGGACGTGATATTTATCTGACATAGCTTGTAGAACTTTCCTAAAACCTTCAGTCTCAGAGGCTTGACAACCATAGGCGGATACACAATGAAGGGAGGGTAAAGGGGATGGGTTGGGGAGGTGCTACGGTTTTAACACACCACAGGCTCAATAAACACAATGGAAGAGCTCCTAGAATTCAGATTCTAGCCAAAACCAAATAAACTACATTTCTTTTAACAAAACCTTTCGTATTGTGTTACTTGCTGCATAAACTGCATATAACAACGTCTTTGCAGACAACAACATTGTGTGCGCATCTTCAATCTCAAATGTAACGCTACATTGCACCAAAGATGCAGCTGGAAAAAACAACAAAGGATTTATCTAACACAGTAAAGGCTGCTCTAGATTTAATGTCAGACACACCAGAAACAGTTCTGTTCAGCGTGTTTCTATTAGCTTAGCAGATAAAGGCTTTAACACATGTGTTTACCACATATTCGTTCATAACAATAGTTATTCTAAACAGAACAACAACTAAAACCCAATGTCAAAACCAAACAAATCCACGCTTTCACGGTCGCTTGTGAAATAATATATGCTGTTTATCAACCAAACATTACATTTGCACACAAAACCAATGTACCTATAAAGATCTGTTTCACTACAATAGCGTTTCAAGCGTTGACTTTAAACATTAAAGTTATCAAACAGGAAAAACAATACCTATCTCATCTGTACATCAGACAAAACACAAAACGAGCAATAACTGAGGTAAGAGAAAGGCGTGTTGGTAGCAACAAGACTAGGCTACCGTTTAGAAAACAATATTGGGAATACACAATTCTTCCAGTGACCTTAAAGCCGGTATAGAGACACACAAGACAGTAAACTATATAGGAGTGCACAAGGTAGTGTCTACCGGATGGTACAAAAAGCAAACATAATAAATCATCTTCGGTTTTTACTTGGTCTTTTATTTGTAGTTGTTGGTATAACTGTATTTGTATAAAAGCATTAATGTGTAGCTAAAAGTAGAACTTTATATGCTACAACAGGTACAACATTCTTTATTAGTAAATTTGTTGGTAGATTTATAAATTATCACATACAAAAAAAAGCAGTTAATCTAGTGCTAGAAACCCAACACCCTCTTCTACTATCCCGTAGACAGGCAACCTTTCTTTCTAATATTACTACACAAGAAATATCTGTTACAAAGCCGATTTACTGTTGTCATCTGTGCTTTTCAGTCCAATTTAGTAATTATCGTCACAATCTTTTTCTTCTTTGCTTTCTATAATCACCAAAGATGCGTTATCTAATTCAAAATGTGAATATTGCTAACTATAAAATATTATACAACTCTCTCTTTATAAGTTTTTCGTAAACGTTATTCTTCTCCGGCACAGAGTGTTCTTACAAAGTACACTGTGATACACTCACAGACTTGCTGATGGTGAGCATTTTTTTTGTTAGAGCAAAAACAAATTGCTTAGGCACGCCATTGTTTAATTAAATCATAAAACAAGGCTACAATTAAAAAGTAACTTTCGGATGACCTCCTGCCTAGGATGTTCTTGATCGTTGCTGTCTTTAATCTGTTCAGAAATACGTTACCATTTTAACTAAACACTTCTTTATACAGCACCTTTGAAAGCATATATCAACTAAATAAGGTTTTTGGAAAACACTGAGCGGGGCTCCAGATCTAAAAAGAACCGCCCATTTATGTTGCCCGCCCATCTTTGTTTGCAATCCTTTAAAGCCAGTTACGAACAGAATAAAGTCATGGGTGCAGAATGAGACCTTGTGGTTTCTTGAGTGTACCTGTTATTAACGTACGCCTAAGAGCGTTGGGTCACAGACGGTCAAATCATTGTTGCCAAGCACAATGTTCAGACAGCCAAAAACTATGCCTGGGCTACGGAAATCAAGTGCAGCACAACCCAAAAAACCAAAAGAGCAGAAGCCTGCTTCAAAAGCTCTTGATTCATCGTACAATAGCACGGATATCGCAAGACCTGACAGAAGGAGCGCCAAAGAGCAATCTTCAGAGGGAGGATGCCTACCTGCCCGGGTCAAAGCAGACAAATCATCAAGAAACAGCAGAGATAAGCAAACAACAGAACACAAAAGAACCACCACCTCTGCTAAGGCATGTAGAAACACAGACGGACAAATTGCAAAAGCATCTGAAAACAAAGCAAGACCCGCTGTACTACACAAGCCTAAGCCTGGAAACATCATTCAACCTTGTGGGTCTAATGGTCTGGGCATTTTTTGTTCTGTTTCTGTTGATGGTTGTATTCAGGTAAACATAGCGCCCTACGGTACTGGAGCATTGTCAAAAGCTAAACAACCCTGTTAAATAAAAGCCATTTAAATCTTACAACTGCTGTGTCAAATGGTGTCTTTAACTTTGCCTATAGAGTGTTACACCAGAAGGTCTTTTCTAAACAAATGCTGTGTGGAAAAGCGTGAAGAGTAACTTACTGTTTATATTTCGCTTTACTCCTCTGCCAAGCACAGTAAAAGTTTCTGGTCAGTTTTGAACAGTGGTCGGGCAAACAAAACTCAACAGTAGCAGGTAACACGCAACTCTAACTCTTGTTTGATTTCTTTACCGACGCCTACAGGTAAGCCGAGATAGCTCAGTAGGGAGAGCGTCGGACTGAAGTTCTGAAGGTCCCTGGTTCGATCCCAGGTTTCGGCAGCATTTTTATCGTAAACATTGGAGTTGAAGACACCTTCTACCACCAACTTTGGGTTTTTGTTATATATTTATTATGAATCATAATTAAGTAATACTTTTAACCTGTGTTACAGAAACAGTATGATTTGTGGGTGTGGTCCTTATTGAAAGAATGTTGCGCCTCCCATATAAATGATATATGCTCTAAAAGAAAGCAAAGTGATCACAACGGTCAAGCACGCTTCACATTTGATGTTTATACGGCTGTTTGTTAAAGCTGTTACAAAGAACCCCGTATTACAATGCCAGTGAGCTTAAAGCATAAAAGAGCTGTGTCTAAAATTGGATTTGACGCGAATAAGAAAAGGCATCAGAACAACTGCAGGCCTGCTGTATCTAACTATATTTTGGAAATCAAAGGGGATTTTGCAGTTGTGTTTGCAGCCGGTCTGCTATGGTGGGTCTTTAGAAGGCTTTAGCGCCTTACACGTACCAACCCTCCCGTTTAGCGGTTTGCTGCGGGCCACCAAAAGCTTTAGCAGGTTCAGCAACCAGTTGACTGTTTTAGTAGCATTTGTGGGTGTAGTGCAAATAGGGATATTTAGAGCGCACAGCCACTCTCTTTAGTCATTTTTACCAGAAATGGAATTTAAACGGGTTCACGCGGATGAGGAATATGAATGCTGTGTTATCACAAATGATCCCGGTGCAGACGATACTGAGCCGATGGTTGAAGCCACACATAGCAGGAGACAAAAAAACCTGACAAAAAGAATTAACTGTTGTATTTTTACTGTTTTGGTCTTTATGGTGATTGGACTGGGAATAATGTGCTACATCCTAATTCAAAACACACCAGAGCCGGAGAAATGCTCATACGGCTACGCTTACAGTGATCCGTGTGGAGAGGGCTGGGTTTGGTGGGACGGTGACTGTTATTTTATATCTAAGACACAAACCCATGTGAACAATGTAACCAATTACTGTTCAACTTTGAATGCTTTGCCAACTATCTTTGAAAAGGACAACCATGGACAGTTCATAAACCTTTTCCTAGGACACGATTCTCTGGTTCTGGAAGGTATTGAACGGTTAAGCGGTGGTCAGTACAATGTCTTGGACGTCAGCTTTCAACTTCAAGCACAAAGACATAATCGTAGTCTGACAAACTTCTACAATCCTGTGTGTGTCAAGCCTGCATTCACGCATAACTAAGACACTGTGTTTCTTTTAAAGCAATAATTAAAAAAAAATCAGTGCACTTCATATTCTGGGTATTGTGTTCTTTTGTACCTTTGGGCTGTTCTTGCTTGAGCAATCGCTGCTTTGGCCGCTGTAGCAGCTTAAAACCGGCTTAACATGTTATTATAAGTGGGTGTGTGAGTTACTCTACCCCCAGGGACAGAAATGTCAAAGATAATTTGGGAGGATGACAAACGTGTTTACTCTTGGAGAGGTGGCCTTATAACCACAGGCGTGTTCCCACAGTCTTTTACACTCACTTGCAGCAAGCACATCTTAGCAGCAGCATACAAGCATTGCGCTCTGCAAAATGGGTAACAGGGCCTCCCGCAGGACGCACAGGTCACCTAACTCTCCTTGGACTTCCATGCTGCATATGAATGACTTTTCGCTATCCGACCAAACCCAGGGACAGGACAGACCAACACGTAGGCAATCGCAGGACTGGAGTAATGTCTCACGCATTCAACACAATCAACGTTTGGCGCGTAGCTTTACAAGAATACCGGAAGTAAGAATTGAGCCGCCCGAAACACAACCAAGACCACAACACACACTTCCAACCGGATTGCAAGATAGAGCAAGCAGAAGCCCCCCTTCCCATAGGAGCTTGTCACACAACATAAACAGGGTTGTGCAAAGTCCTCTACCTGTATCTCGCAATGCAAACTCACGACATCCTATATCAAGAAACCCTCGTGTTGGGTCAACTCAGCAACCAACACCTAACCATGAAAGAGCACCAGTATTGGAGTTGAGAGCTGCTCACCACCAAGTACCAATACCAAATCCATTAAATACAGTTATGGGACCCGTGTTTAATTCTCATGCATCAGATACACATGCCACAAGTCTTACTACAATGACTGCTTCGTTTCAGGATGTTGCACTAGCAGCGTTTAACCATTTCGGGCTAGAGCATCTTGGTCCTTTTTATGGCGGCGGGCAGGCATACAGAATGGCAAAAAATTCAGAAGGCGATTAATTTCGGGCTAGAGCATCTTGGTCCTTTTTATGGCGGCGGGCAGGCATACAGAATGGCAAAAAATTCAGAAGGCGATTATACGGTACACTGCAAGCCTCCTTACTCAACTGCGCATTTGGTATTTCAAGCTCTCAAGTATATATATGAAGCCACCGGTAGGCGAGCCAGCTGCGTTGAGGAAGTAGCCTATGTGGTTGTTAAATCATATCCTTACTGGGACGGTTCGTTGGGAGAATCTTTAAAGTGTGAAGTGAGAAACTGTGTACTGACATGTGGACTATGTGAATTTAGAAGTTGTTCGCACTCGCTCCCACTCGGTAAGTGTTAAACAATATATTATGCGTATATATTCAATTATCTTGTCTTGGTATGTCTATTAAGTGAAATCCGTAATAGCTGTTGTGGTGCTTTCCCTTAGTCTGCAGCTCTGTATGGTGATTTCCCTTCACTGTAGTCTGTTAATTGCATGCTGGTGTTTCCCCTCTCATGTTAGACTGCTAATGACTGCTAGCTGTTTTGCTTTCGTTTTGCTTTTTAATAACTGCTTGGAATTCCCCTGTTTTTACTACATTGTTTAGAGTTTGTGTGATATTGTAAACCTGAAAGCCTGCTTCTGTGATCGTTAATTTACACACTGTCTGTTTAATTATAGTGCTCTTGAGGAATTGTTAAATATACACATGTTTCTATGTTTCATTCAACTATTTGTTCTTCTACTTACAGCCTTTGACCGACACGAATTTAAAAGTATCCTACTCGATTACGACGTTGTACCTCACAATTACAAAAAACCAGAAGATATACTACCACCAGTAGCTTTGACACATTCCCCTCTGCCGGTTGTATTGTGTTCTTCAATAAGCACACTTCCTGTATCATTCAGAGCTTTATTTCAACAATGGAATCTTGTTTTGGGTCAAGGCTATCCACAGTTTGTTGGTCCTCCTCCAGCTTATGAAGAAAGTAACATAAGACATCGCAGCAGCCCCCCTGCTTATTACAATAGCAGTTGCTCGGAACCCGAATATGTTGAGTGTAATCCCATAGCGAATAATTCTTCAAGGTCTCCTAGTAGTACAAGACTGGCTACTACTGCCGAGTATTGCCGCCGTACTTTAGTTTTTCCGGATCCTGAAAGTGCTCACGCTCAAACAACAAGCAGTTCATCTAACAACCCAAACGAAATGACAGAAACCGAACCGACCGCAGAATTGGTACAGCATGTACAAGATCATTTACCACCACCTAACAGGCCCCCACCTCCAATCCCTGTTGAAAGAGCGGAGGGAGCAGGGGGACTTCAACAATCGAGTTTAACTGTAGAGCCGCTGCCTGTGCCTCTGCCAGTGCCTGCTCCGGTGCCGGTGTCTGAGCCAGTGATGTTGTCGTTGCAAGAGCAGGAGCCACAAAGTCGGCAATGTGGTTCGTATGGTGTCTATGATAACTTAAACCCTTTCATTGTAGTTGATGGAAGTGCGGGGGTTGACCTTTTACTTGTGGATCCTCGGGTCTATCTTCAGATACTCCCTTCTAATGAACAATCTCAACCACCAGCCCGTACGCAACGCTGCTTGGTTAGGCAACGTAATATTGATGTTTCTGTAACTTCGGGGCCAGAAGATCCTGATTTAACATGCTACAGCAGTTCTTTGTCAACATCTGAAGAGGAGTCTAGAGATAGAGAGGGGCCTTGTAGCACATCTTTACTCTCTTCTCTTGTGATATCTGATTAACTTGTTGCCTGGCTTAGTGGCTTGTTGTATCACTTAAGTCTGTCACACAACACTGATATGTTGTGGATACCTTGTGGGAATACCTTGTTGTTGTGCTTGTTTAAGTATTGCTTACATTGATCACGTAAACTAAAATTATAAACACAACTATATTAATGTTATACAAGTATGTTACTTTTTCTAGCTGCCTGTTTTTACTTATCCTGTTATATAATGTATCAGGGCTTGTTTTAAACTGAAGATGTGATATTTGGTTATCTGTAATTATGTCAGTATGATCTCAATGCCTTGGGGTCTTTCTTCCTAGCTCTTAACTTTGTTACACTTGTATAATGTTATGTGTGTGTGCTTTATGAAACCACACCCAAATATCAATCATCTGTCTAGCGTCTACCAGACACAAACTATGTTTAAAGATTTGTTGGTTCTGTAGTCTGTCCCACTTTCACATCACTGTTGGTTCTTTATGATCTTAAACACTGCAATTAAGTGTTATTTATTCATATGCCTGCTTACACATGTTGTCTAAATCACGCTTCTGTTCATTCCGTGCTGTTTGATTATATATGTCAGTAACAAAGGCTTTACCGGCCTTTGCATATAATCATGCAGAGGATTTCTATTTTGCACTAAATGTTAGCATGTGTATCAGCCTCCCAAATAAGCTATTCTGGTATAACCAACCACAAAAAGTGTTGTTTGATATTTATAAGCCCTACTTTGGTCTATTATGTTACAGTGCAATACTTTATTTTTAATAGAGATATATTGTTTCAATAAAGACTTTATGCTTGTTCATGTATGGATGACGGTGTCCGCTTGTTTTATTTAAAGAAAAACAAACAACCATATACAGGGTTTGGCTTACGGAATTATACACCAAGGGTTAAAACACAGCTACGCACAACTGTACATAAAGTCTGTGTAGCGGTACCATCACACCGCGCTGTTTGAGGCCTTTGCTATGATCATTCAATTAGTCTGGTTTTTTATTTTACGAGACCAATTGAAGACATTACCAAAGAGAGAAAGACTAGCCTTTGTACAGGGTTTGGGTTTTTATTTCATGGGGTCTGACATACAAAATAGCTTGATACCCAAAGGGTTGTGTTATATTGTATAGCACCTGATTTTATTCTGTGGGGCCTGCCACTATTTTAGCTTGATTGGGCGCACTGGGAGGTGGGTTTTGTATTTTACTGAGTCATATATATATTAATAACTAGACTGTAGACCAAGAGTGCACAGTTGAAATTTACAGTCGTGCTGTAAGACGGTGTTTCATTTGCAAGCGCCATGGAATGTTACAGCCAAGAGGTCATAATAACACAGAACACGTGTGTGCTGGCTTACGCAGAAGCTGGGGTACGTTGTAGCCCTGCTGGTATTATTCCACAAGGTTACATTGGTGTCGTGATATTACAAAACACGAGTTTACAAATGTCTTGTCCTATTGTAAATTCTGTTGAGTGCCTTCTTGTTGCTAACATTTCACAGAAAAATCTGAACCTGTGCAGAGGCTCTGTGGTAGCTAGATTGGATATTTATCGTTTAGCTGGTGTGATAGTGCCAGAGCATGTTACGTTTGAAAAGCCACTACTTCAGCCTGGACAAAAACGCATATTCTACACAACCTATAAAATGCGGGGTTTCTCAAAGCTACTGTATGCAAAACCAGAGGGAGACAAAGTAAGGGGCTTAGTTTTTAAACTAAAGCACAATCGTGAACTAGCACAATTTAAGATAAACATATATAATCCTTGTAGTGGTGCATTAACCGCAGAAGATCTGGGTTTAGTTTATCTTACCACAAAGTGGTTCTTTAATCATGATTGTGTAGGCAATGCAACAGATGGGCTTATGGTTATGTTTAACTCCCCAGACTTGATCAAACCCGTAGACAACGTTTGGTGTGCTATAAACAAAACTAATTCCGATTTGGAGGCAGGTACGTGCAACTTCACGGACTCGGATTATGGTGTCAGTGTAGAGCCAGGGTACTACGTGCGGTTCTCACCCTTTTCATACAATACGAGTGTCTTTGTTAAAAGCACTTTAGCCATACCGTTTGAACAGCCTAAACCTCTTGTCTTTATAAACCGGACAAATAGACGTTTTAACATAGACACCGGTAGGCAAATAGCCACTATCACAGTGCATAGGTTTGCGCAGGGGTACGAAAAACCCATAACATGCTACAGTGCTTGTGATTTTCTATTAAACGGTAAAAAGAATGTGGTCGTCACAGATTTTGTAGCCAGGAACCTGGGGGTTGGTGAGGAATTGGATGTTGTGGACCTGGACAACAAGAAACCTTTTAGCGTGGTTCGTGCCCACACAGTTCCTGTGAGAGACATCAGATCTATAAATACTAAACTAGCAAAACAATTTGCGGGTATGGAATGTACAGCTAGTGTGCTTCTGGTAGAGGTTTCTTTTCCGCACGTAGAATTTTCCTTTAGTAAGGGGGAGCCTGTTTGCCAGCTTGTTGTAAGAAACAAATCCGTTATAGATCTTGATACATCTTGCCACAACGGCTTTGAAGAGATATACTTAGGCCCCTCCGAAACAGTTTTTCTTACAGAACAGTTTATCTGAGGTAGACCAATGGGGTTATGGGGCGGGGAAACTAGCCACACCCGTATTTGGTTTATAACAAGAACGGTATTTTAGTATTTTCAATTGGTGATACCGGTACAACGAGCAACACCACCTTAAAATGGAGCAATTCTTCCTTTTTGCAGCTGAAGAGGTTATCATCCAACCTCAGCAAACAGTTTCATTGGCAGTAGATGGGTTAGCCAATTCTTTGACTGATGCATATTTTTTGACTTTTACGCCAGCAGCGCCGTGTAAAACACATGTTATGGGCCCGATGAACTATGCAGAAGATGGGTTTCTGCTTTACATTAAAAACAAGACCGAAAAGAAATGGACGATAAAAAAGAAAGATAAAGTAGCAGTCTGTTCGGTCTGGCTACATATGAAAACAGAAGACATTGTACTTGAACAAGACACAGAGCTACACTCTTTTGCGATTGTTACTATTCCGTTTAACACAGAGTTGAATGGTACAAAACACAGTTTTAAAACAATTTTTGTCGAAAATCCAGATCTTTATTTACAGATGCCGTGGTTTCGGCTACAAGAATACAACAACCCAGCGGGTATTTCATCCAACACTCTAAATTCAAGAACATTTGTTGTTTCTGTGGTAAATCTTGATATAGGATCTGTTGTTTTGCCTAAAGGAACAATTCTTGGAAAACGTGTTATGCTTGATCCAAAGCCTTATCGGCTTTGTACAAACTCATCAAGCAAGGGTGCGTGTGTAACATCAGGCCCGGATAAAACGTTGCCGCCGGTGACAATATGCATTAACACGCAGAATATACAAATTACAGATATTGGGGCTGTTGGTAAGCACACAGTTGTTTTAAAAAACCACCTGTCTCTAAACCAACTTGGGTCCTTTAAGTTCTCTTTTGCTGTTTCCTTTTCCGAGGACTTCAAAGAGGACTTCAAAACATACAGTTCTGTTATCACACCCATACCTGGTGAAACACGCTTCTACACACAAACTTCAAGCTGTGTGTTTGGGAAAAGCTGTAATTTTAAAATAATCAATATAAGCGGGGAAAACCTTTTATTGCCGCAAGGTACAGTGCTTGCTAAGTTGGCTTTCCGAAAGAACTATGACAACCCCATAACCATAAAAGCCGCCACTAAGTGCCTGCTTTACGATTTCCCTATAAGCATGCCTACGCAGATTTGTCTAGACACACCAATACCAAAGAGCATATTGCTAGAAGTTGAAGATGCAACAGCGCGCAATACAAATGTGGGTTTGGTTCCTTTGTTTGATGGAAAGGTATATACTGTTCTACAAAAAAACGAAGTGTGTGTTGGCTGTGGTATGATGGACCCAAACAGCCAATGTTTTGTCATTCAAAAATCCGACACCTTGGTTTTGGCTTGTAGAAAGACAGGCGTTGGTATTTTTAATTTTGTAAATAAATGTACTGTTGTTGCAAGGGCTCAACTAAGGTATAAATATTTCACAGATTTTGGCGGGGACAATGCATTATATCCCAACGACACTCAGAACAAGTGCCTGGGATGTCATAGAACAGTCTGTTGTAACTATAGTGCAAAATCAACAGGTGTAGTTGAAGAGATGATATTTGAAAGAGACACCTGGCTCGGATGGAAAGACACCTTAGCGCTAAAAAAATAATATGCCCCTGTGGTTGCATTTGTTTGTCTGTGTATGTATTTTAATAAATCCTTTAATTTACTTTATCCTTCTGCTTATTTTGTTTATTTGCTACACAACGAATTAAATTTTTATTTTGAATCATTTACACAATACAATGGTTTGTATTGTCAAGGTTATTCATAACTTTACATATAAGATTGTTTTCAGACAAGCTTTTTTATTTTAGGGGGACTTCACAAAAACTTATCTTTGTACTGTCACATAAAAGCCGTCCGGTTCCTGGGGTTTGTTATGGTGGGCTTTAAGGCCCTTGTGAAGGAGCTGATAGATACGAGCTTTTTATTTTAGGGGCTTCACAAAAACTTATCTTTGTACTGTCACATAAAAGCCGTCCGGTTCCTGGGGTTTGTTATGGGAGGGCTTTAAGGCCCTTGTGAAGGAGCTGATAGATACGAGCTTTTTATTTTAGGGGCTTCACAAAAACTTATCTTTATACTGTCACATAAAAGCCGTCCGGTTCCTGGGGTTTGTTATGGTGGGCTTTAAGGCCCTTGTGAAGGAGCTGATAGATACGAGCTTTTTATTTCAGGGGGACTTCACAAAAAATTATCTTTGTACTGTCACACATACCATAATACAATGTCATTTTTATTTCCGGGTACCATCAGAGCAAAATAATAGCTTGTATTTGGTAACTTTGAAAGTTTAATAAAAATTCGTTAGGAATTGTAATTGGTTTTATCCATATACACTTTCTTGCGGTTACCCATTTTATTTTATATTGCTGATAAATAGAAATTAATAGCTTGTGTTTTACTAATCTTATTTAACAAGCGTTTCTTTGGGTAACGCATAATCATTGAGCTTGGTTTGGGTCCATTGAAATGTCCGTGTTACCTTTTTTTAGATGTGTGTGGCAATCAATGCCATTTATTACAAAGAATTATGATTCATTTCTTTTCATTTTCAAGAATAAAAGCTTTTTTTTTGAAATATATTTGGTTTATCTTCCATATTCATTTCAACACACGCAGTTTATTTCCGTTGTCCTTTAGTTATCACAAATAAACATCTTGTAATTCTAACATATATCCATTACAGCTGTACATTCCTTTCTTTCTTATGTCAAATATTTAAAGTGTCTTGATGGCTATAATTTGATTTTGTAAACTAACAAACAGGCTTAGTAATATGTGACAATGAATGAGAAAAGAATGTGGTCGGTCAAGACATATGGTCTGGTTTCCTCGGCCAATGGGTTGAGGGATATTGGTCTTATGGGAGGGGTTTAGCGTATAAAAAGGAGACTGGTTCCTTTTCTGGCACAGAACACACTTGGTCAGCTACTGACTTGTCTTTGTTTTGCTTGTACTATGGCTGGAAGAGAAGGAAGAGACAGAAGAGCTGTGTCCATTCGCAGAGCTGTGAATTATCTGCACAGAGTTCAGGTTGGTAGACTTCTTAGATTTGTTTAAAGATTTTTTAATCTTGTTTTAACATTGTTTAATTTGTTTTAACTTGTTTAATCATGTTTATTAATGTTTAAAACAAAGTTGTGTTTTATCATGTTGTACAATGTCTTATCAGACATCTTCATGTTTGAGTCTGTTTGATAATGTTCACATACTGGTTGGTGTGTAATGAAGATTTTCAATTACACACCAACCAGGCTCTTGAATAGTTCTTCTCCAATAGGTTTTGTCCTGAAAGCTATACGCAGGCCTGAAAGCTATACGCAGTCTTGAAAGCTATACGCAGTCTTGAAAGCTATACGCAGGCCTGAAAGCTATACGCAGTCTTGAAAGCTATACGCAGTCTTGAAAGCTATACGCAGTCTTGAAAGCTATACGCAGTCTTGAAAGCTATACGCAGGCCTGAAAGCTATACGCAGTCTTGAAAGCTATACGCAGTCTTGAAAGCTATACGCAGTCTTGAAAGCTATACGCAGTCTTGAAAGCTATACGCAGTCTTGAAAGCTATACGCAGTCTTGAAAGCTATACGCAGTCTTGAAAGCTCTACGCAGGCCTGAAAGCTCTACGCAGGCCTGAAAGCTCTACGCAGGCCTGAAAGCTCTACGCAGGCCTGAAAGCTATACGCAGTCTTGAAAGCTATACGCAGTCTTGAAAGCTATACGCAGGCCTGAAAGCTATAGAAAAAAGCTTGCTTATAACTTTGCTTATAACTTTGCTTATAACTTTGCTTATAACTTTGCTTATAACTTTGCTTATAACTTTGCTTATAACTTTGCTTATAACTTTGCTTATAACTTTGCTTATAACTTTGCAAAGTAAATTATAGTTTGTGTGTAATTTAATCTTTTCTCTAGCTATATTATTTTATATTGCTGCTTACCCAGTAATTATTTTGTAGACAGTAATGCTAGCTGTATACAGTTGTTTTATATGCAATAGAGTGTGATCTCAAAAGTATTTATAAAAGATGATAAGACTAGGTTATACAAATGAATAAACTTACACGGTTTGCGTTTGTTTTTACAGCGTGTAAAACCACCGGATCAGTTTCGCATGCATGCACCTGTTCCTTTTATGGACCCTCCTTCTGTATTTACATTATCTGAAGATGGTCGTAGACCACCTCGTAGAAGATCCAGGGGTTCGCCGCAATTATCAGATGATGAAGAGAACACAAAAAGAGATCCCATACAAGATATTCACAATAAATACCAAAGGGAAATCCAAATGAACAGAAGAAGATTCAAGTCCTTACAAGACGAGTATATGGACTACAAACGACAAAAAAGGCAGCAAATTGAAGACATGAAAAAGGATATGGACAATATACACTTTCAAAGGACAAAGGCAGAAACAAATTACTCACTCTGCTACTCTCAACTGAAAGCCTTGGAATATGAAATGGCTAATAAGCTCCAAAAGACAGATACTAGCTATGAAATATCAAGACTAACGTCTGTGCTTGCTTCCAGAAATCAAGAAATAGAAGATTTGAAGAAAGATCTTGATAGAAATGCAAGTAGAGTATCACCTAAAAGAGAAGAAGAGTTATCTAAATTACACGCGGGTTACATAGAGCTTAAGACAAGACAACAGAAGCTGATGGAGGAAAACCAAGCTCTTAAAAACCAACTAACAGAGGCACAAAGTAAATGTACATCACAGGACACAAGCTCGGGTGCACAGACCGTTGCTCTTTTTGAAGCGCAGATCACAGAATTAAAATCTGCTTTGAATACAGCATTGAAGAAAGGCTCTAAAAACAGCCAGAAGCAAAAATATAATGCTTTAGTTTCAAAATTGACAGAAATATGTGATATCATGTACCCCGATTGTATAACCATAACACAAGACTCTGATGACCCTATCAAGACTCTTCAACTCATTACTGAAAAATACACAGAAGCAGAAGCAATGAAAAGTTTAAAAACAAATGAAGCTGAGAAAGCAAAGGCTCGTGTAGAAGAGTTGCAACAGTCATTAAATGAGCTTGTAAACAATATTCTCTCATTGGTCTCTGAAGATGAAGACGAAGAATCAAGCCTAATAGATGCTTCAGTAACATCTGGCTTAAACAACTATGTTGTGAGGGCTCATGCGTGCATAGACAGGCTGCGATCCAGTCTTCAGGAGTGTGCTCGTGCATTTGAGTTTAATGGCATGTCTCCGTCTGGTGTCATCAAACAATGTATAAATGTCATGCAGGGAAGACCATTTGTATCATCTGTCACAAAAGCTAATGTTGCTTGTTCACCCCTAAATTTTAGTCCTGAGTCCTCTCTACACGGCTGCCAAGGCTTACTAACAGCTGTTGCTTCAGCTGAAGCTGGTGAAAACAATTTTGCTGTGCCCAAGAAGGAAAAAAAAAAAGAGAATCTAAAACAAAAGGAGACCATCAAAAAAGTAAACACAAAACAAAAAGCTCCAGAGAAAAAAGACTTGAAAATAGCAGGAAAGAAAAGACAAGAGAAAAAAAATAATTGCAACACAGAGGCTATGTTAAAATCAGCATCGCGAAACCCTTCTGTCTCAAGATCACCTTCTGTCACAAGATCACCTTCTGTCTCAAGATCACCTTCTGCCCCAAGAACACCTTCTGCCCCAAGAACACCTTCTGCCTCAAGATCACCTTCTGCTACCAAGTTAGCTTCAGTAGAAGCAATACCTTCAAAGTCTCCCAATGCATCTATTGCGTCTGTACCGGACATACAATTAACGCTTCTTCAACTCAAAGATATCATAAACACTGTGACACCTAATGCGTCTATGGCCTCGGCAAAAATGTATGAAGATTCTGTGATGGACTATTGTAAAACAATACCCTATGATCCTCTTCAACCGGGTATGTGTGTTTCTTCAACCACATCTGAATCACAGAGTGGAATAACACAGCTGATAAATACATACCAACCGGGTTGCAGAGCACAACCAGGTTTTTGTGTTGATGACCATGCAATGGACAGCATTATTTCTGAAATGAGCGCGCAACCCCCATTGTTATCTCCTATATCATCACCCCACAAAATGTTTGGTAAAAACAAAAATATTGATGATGTTCTTTTAACTGCTGCACACGATGCTGAAGTATCTTACACAAACACTTCTAGACCTAGATTTGGGGGCAAACAACCTAAACTGTTTACTTCTGTAGCTCATATGCAATCTGCAAAACAGATTTGTGATGTTTTTTCTGGTGATGATGAGGATGAACATTGTGACTATACCTGCAATAATGTGCAAGAGCCTCAAGAGGTTGATGAGGACTATAACAACGATAATAATGATTTGAATCAAACGTCTGATTCTCAAAACAATTTTGATGGTAGGTCTGTGTTTTCTCAGCAGTCTGCAACATCAAAAAGAAGATTATCATCTGGTAGCAGTGCTGAAACAACACAAGCCTTTACATCAAATAATAAGGGGTCTAGGAAAAGACAACGCTCCAGATCATGCTCATCATCCTCATCATCATCATCAGAATCATCTCAAGAAGAGGAAATTCAAAAGATTGTTATTAAAAAACAGAAAAAAGTAACAAAAAAACCACCCACCGCATCTAAAGCAAATGCTAAACGTAATAAGGACGAGGCTAAACAAAATAACAAAAGGAGTAGAAAGGAGGAAACTGAGGCAGAAATTATTAAAGCAAAACAGTTTAAAGCAATGGTTGAAAATACACAGGATCCTTTTGTAACAGCGCTGTACGCTAGCACAAAAAGGTCCCTTGTAAGCACCCGTAATTATACTGCTAGTTGTAACAGAGCTTTATTGTTTATGGCAGAACCCAGAAATTTTCTGTGTAACCTACTCAATTTGAAAATGAGAACAAACAGTTATCTTTTCAAGCTTTCAACAGCTAATATATATTCAAAGATAGTAGCATTTTTTGGCCCCTTTATAACCATAAATGACAAACTGGAAGATGAATTCCTTGGAAATGTGCCAAAAATGTGGAAGAGCAAATTAATCAATATCCATGAAAGGGTTGTGTTAGCGTGGCTCATTCTTAACAAGTTCTACAGTATCAACCCAAAGTATAAGTGTAGATACCCCACTGATGGAGAATGTTGGTTTTGCCAATTCAATGGTGAAAACTGTGATCATCTCTGTCACGCTTGTGGGCATACCCACGTTACTTCAAAACAGACCAAGATGTGTGGAGCTAGAGTGAAATTAAAAAATATTTTCCTAACTCTTTTTCTTAGAGTCATGAGAGAGGAGGTGAACAACAAATTTGAAAACTATAAGACGAGTAAAGTTAACGGGGTTGATGTGTTACAAAAGCAAATAGAGGGTATAAATGAGTTTTTTTGCAGCAAAGCAATACAGACTAAAAATGGGGAAATAAGGCAAGTGTCTATTGAAGATTTTGTATCCTATGTACAACCTCAAGTAGATGTGATTGAAGTACCCATGGAAGGTAATGCCTTAATTTACAGCCAGATACTGAATGATTGACATTTCTGCGCCCCTCTATATAAGAAATCCGATTTAAACCATTACACTTCTAGCGAGGAGGACGAGTGCAGGAGGGGCAATGCAATAGCGCTTCTTTCCGACTACCTCATTTATAAACTGAATGAAGCTGAGAAAAGGAGACTTGCGTTAAACCAAACGCGTAAAAGAAGGAAAACACTTGTTAGAAAGAGAGTGTTGGCAGGTTTGAAATCCTTAATGCCTCGCACAGCAACAAGATAACAGTTATACATGTCTGTTACATTTCATGCTAGTTTGTAAATACCATATTACATTGTAAATGTTTGTATAAAATAAAAACCTTTAATTATAGGGCGTGTCACGCCTTTGATTGACTGTGTGTTGCTGAGTGGTTGTAAATATAAAGTAATTCAATTTAAGGTATTGTACACAATCACGTTGGCAAATGAAAAAACCAACGTAGGACAACTCTTGCGTAGGCCGTTGGTGCAATGAACCACCTTATCCGGAAACGCAAAGAGGGTATATTGTCTAGGGCTAACTCACTGCCTGATTAAAAAACATCATAAACGAATAAAGTAGGCCTAGGCAGACTGTGTTCGTTTATAATAATTATATTTACATGTACGCCTTTGAAGAGATAAATCTCTTCATTACCTTATACTTTGAGTGTGTCATTTTGTATGAGTGTGATTGAGTGACGCCCGAAGAAAAGGTTAGTATTGAAGATCAGAAGATAGTCTCCTTCAGATGTCTTATATATAGAAAATGTTTAACACACTTTAGCACCGCACCCCAGCATCAAGCCGAATCGTCGCACCCCAGCATCAAGCCGAATCGTCGCACCCCAGCATCAAGCCGAATCGTCGCACCCCAGCATCAAGCCGAATCGTCGCACCCCAGCATCAAGCCGAATCGTCGCACCCCAGCATCAAGTGTGTGTGTGTGTGTGTGTGTGTGTGTGTGTGTGTGTGTGTGTGTGTGTGTGTGTGTGTGTGTGTGTGTGTGTGTGTGTGTGTGTGTGTGTGTGTGTGTGTGTGTGTGTGTGTGTGTGTGTGATATAACTTAATAAGTATTTTATTATATGATACTTGGCAGGCTACCAAACGAAGAGTAAAATTAGTTGTCTGTGTGTGTGTGTAAAAATAGTTAATAGAACACACCCAAGCTTTATTCTATTGGTTTGTTCTCTAAGCCAACCAGAAGCTTGACTGTGCTTGACCTTTTCTACAATTGGTTTTAGGGTTTTACTGTGGGAGGAGATAAATGTGGGTGTCTACAAAAATATAGATATAAGGTCTGTCTTCTTTCAGACACACTACTTCATTATAAGCATTGAATATCAAGCTTACTCTTCTACCTTTAAGATGGATAGTCAGGATTTGTTTATGGAAGTCTTCTTTCCAGCTGTAACAAGAGGCCACAGAAAAAGAAACCCACCTGTTAAAGAAGAGACCCCGATAATAATGCAAGCTAGTGCTGAAGAATTTAAAAAAGAAAAAGAAAAAGAAAAAGAAAAAGAAAAAGAAAAAGAAAAAGAAAAGGAGGAAGAAAAAGAGGAAGAAGAAGAAGAAGATGACCGCACACAAATTCAGTTTCCTATAACTGAGTACTGTCCGCCATCTTATGAATTCCGGTACATGGAAGACGTACTGAATGGAATGAACGCACAAATATTTTTTGATGATAACGAACTGGAAGAGGGTGAGATTAAAGAGACCGATGAAGAGCAAAGAAGAACACCCCCGATATCACGCTATAGTATGCTGCCTACAAACAACACAACAGAAGAGGATGCTGATTACAGAAAGAACAACTTGTCTATTAAATCTGATTCGTCTGACGAAAACTGCCAACCTTCAACAACAAACAAGATCAGCCCAGTCAAGTCATACACATCAACCAGCTCTCAAAAAATTGTAACATCTACTTCTAAAGCAACACCAGAGAAGGCAAAAAGAAAACGAAACAATACCCAAGAAGCTACAATACCAGCGTCACAACCTAAGAAAAAAAGATCTAATTCGGCTTCTGTAACCCACAGGGTGCTGTTTGGGTCTGACTCAGAGTCTGATGACAGTGAAGACGAAAATCTGAACAAGCAATTATCTATTCTTCAAGAAGCACCGGAATACAACGCGTAGTAAGTTTGCCTACCTTTGCCTACCTTTGCCTACCTTTGCCTACCTCTGCCTACCTCTGCCTACCTCTGCCTACCTCTGTCTAACATCGTTTTATTTCTATTACAGCATACCAATACGTAGGGAAACAATTCAGAAAATAATGTACATGTTATACACAATCAACAGCGAGAAAACTTCAACCATCTACAATGCTCTTAAAGGTGTTTCTATAAAGCCTAAAAAGATTGTAACTGAAATCCAAAATGCCCTAAATATGCACCTGGATTATGAAAAGGGAACAAAAGAAGATGAAGAATATGAGAAATGTATTGCTGCAAGAGCTTATTACGACTTGTCTGATGAAAATGCTGAATCTCTTGTAGACAGACTAATTGACACCAGAGACCTAAATGTCTGATATTGTAATTATAATAAAGAGTTTAAAAAATAAATTAGCTTGATTATATATTCTTTTAGCTTTAAGCGCTAAAGGTTTAAGCGCTAAAGGTTTAAGCGCTAAAGGTTTAAGCGCTAAAGGTTTAAGCGCTAAAGGTTTAAGCGCTAAAGGTTTAAGCGCTAAAGGGTTAAGCGCTAAAGGTTTAATCCCCACCCACCGATTCTATACAAAGGTGGGTTTTTGAGGTTCTTCTTGATTGGTTATAACACTTAAAGGTGTGGTTAAACACAACATTATATAGCATGTGTTTTGACTTTCCATATCACTTATCTAGTTACATGAAAGAATGGTTTTTGGGAAAATAATTTGGTTAACAGTTATCCTGAAAATAGCTGAATGCTCTATCTTTTATGATGAAATCCCTCCAGGCCGCTCATTCACTAAAGAAGAGGTTATACAAAGGGAAAAAAATATTAACAAATACACCTTTGACTGCTCCTACAATGATGTACAGGCTAAGAAACCATTTGGTGAGAATACTTTCAAAAAGACACTGAATTGCAAAATTGTAGTGCGTGACACTCCCCGCTTTGCCCTTGCAGAACAGTGTGTTGCGCAGTACATTTATGGCGATGTAAACGCACGCTCGCAACGCAGATACATACCTTGTGAACTGGAAGACGGGTTTGTGTTTGAGGAGATACCGCTCTATGCATTTGCTGAGGACCGTGTTCTCTTTGTAGTATGTTTGCTGTGGCATGGTAAAGCGGTCTGCATGAAAAGATTTTTTAGGGCAAACTACACCGAAAACCGCATTTTTGCAGCATGTGGCGAGCCCCACCCGTTCAACAACAAGCTTCTAAACGGAGCAGACAGTGGACAATTCTCCCTCGGACAGCTCAAAATACGTGTAAACGGCACTAACACATACAAACAAGGCACACTAAACGAGAAAAAGATGTGTTGTAGATGGGCTTACAAGAACTACACAGCTTCCCAACCCACCGTGAGCGCTGTAGCATTCTCACGGCATCTTGGGACGTATGTGCCTTCTTTGCTATATAACAGCCAATCACATACCCTTGAATGGTCCGTTTATACCACATGTTATGCGTTGGACAACTACACGATATTTACCGCCACTGGCACATTTGAGAAACAGAAAAAAAAGAAAATGGAAAAGCAAAAAATGTGCTTAAGGGGGGTGCGAGCAACAAACGGAAAGTATACAATGGTGAGGAAAAGGTGTTAGAGATGTAGCACGAGGGGGAGTCACCTTGTGCATCAAATAGATCATATTACACCGATGCCACCAAAGGCCTATAAAAGCCACTCGCTCACCGCAACCCACATTATTGTTTGAGAAAGCAACGTGTTACACGATGGATGTTTACTTTAAAAAGGTAGCTAAAGACGAGCCAAGCGTCATATACAAAAAGTCTCGTATTCAGAAAAGAACCGTAAAAAACAGAAGGTTGAAATGCGTCCTTGCGGTTTTAGTTATTTTACTTTGCGCGGCACTTGGCTTGGTTTTGTATCTGTTCCTACGCCCTGTTGTTGCGACCGCCAGCGACAAAAGCACCACAAACAAACAAGAACAGGTGGAGGACAACACAAACTCTCACGACGACGACGACGACAACAACATAGAACAAGAGCGCCAGGAGATGCTTAAAGCAGAAGACGCCCTCAGCGGGCTTGAAAAGGAAGTCACAGTAGACGAATCATATGAAAAACAAGACCCCGACACACAGGATTTGACTGAAACCATCAAAAACCCAGCAGACGAACCCGAAACCTACGCATATGACTTGCATTTGGATATCTTTCAACCTTTTAGAGATTTCAGGCGAGCATCGGCATTAAAAGTTAAATGTTTATACCTCATCTACGATGTCTGCTACTACCTATCACCCACAGCTGATACATTTTCAAAAAGCCGCGCATATTGCCAAAACAACTATGGTGATATAGCCGTCGCAAGCAACACTAATGATTTGGCCATTCTTGTAACCCTGAAACCATTCTTTGACACCCCCTATTGGCTAGGACTGGTGGGTTCAAAAACTGGTACATGTACGTGGCTGGATAAAAACCCCTTCAATGTTGCGGGCAATTGCCAGGAAGGCCTAGCCATGTTCGCACAACATAATCAAGTTTCGTTTGCACCTATGGGTAGTACCAAAAAGGTCCTCTGTCAGGTTACACGACATCAAGAAGACACGCGCTAGTATTTGATGGTCGGCACATTTCAACAGTTAGATTTTACAACCATTAGCGTGGTGTTGCGAGACACCTGTCAGCAAGCGCTGTCCCACTACTCACTGAAACGCACATAATGTTTCCCACGTTAGGAAACATTAAAAAAGTCTTGTCGATGCACAAAAGCACAGTGCCTCACATACCCCTCAAAGAATTTGATGAAGAATACGCAACACTGACCGAAGATGAGCGCAAAACAAATAATGGGATTGACAAAGAATCCAAGCTTCTTGTAGAGGAACCCGTAGAAGACAAGAAAGACTGCTGTAACAAGTACTTCACAATCGTCTTCTTTGGCGTGATGGGTGTACTTGTCTGGTACTCTTTGAAACTCATACTCTTTTACCTTGTGTGCATAGTTGCCACCCATCCACCCCACAACTTCTGTGGGGGCCTGCCGGTTCACAGCAATTACAAAAGCAACCCAGTGTCCGTAGCCTACGACATAATTCCAAAACCAACAGAGAAAAAAGAAAACACTCTCCAAACAAGCACAAAAAACCAGCCCTCCAAAGACCATTGTCTCGAGTGCCGCGAGTGCCGCGAGTGCCCAGAGTGCCCAGAGTGCCACAGTCACAAGATGAACTGTGGGGGTGACAAACACACAAAGTGGCTGCGGGTAGGATCACACTGTTTCACCGTACATCCTCATCACGGGTCCCTGAATGGTAACATACAGTCTTGTAAAGCTATCGGTGGACAGCTCGTATCATTTACCGAATACGACGTCTATAATGCAGTCAGGCATTGGTTTGCCAAGGAAGCGTACAGAACAGGGCTCATGTGCGCAACAACATACCCGTATGTAAAATGGGTCGACGGAACACCTTTCACACATCCTTTTTCAAAACCCGACTTTCGGGAGATACGAGATCACAACTTCCACTGCACAATCGTCGTCGAGAACAGAGCACTCGTCATTCACGATCAGCATGAACTCTACAAACCCATGTGCCAAAAGCCAGCACTGCCCTCTATTCAACCTTAACCTCGACCTTGCCGGCGCCTTTGCCACACACCCTTTTATTTCTGTCCCTAATGTTTCAAGATTTAATAAATTGTGTCAAACACATCACTAGCGTTTGTATCCGACCCTTTCTTACTCACACACAAAATCATTTTCCGCCCAACCCAAGCAATCGCCCTGCCAGACAGCCCCCGTAAGCACAATATAACACACAGAACAATTTAGAGCTTGAAAGGCTTCTGGTTTACCCTGCCTTTGGTTGCCTTTTAACATAGAACAGACACCCCACACCCTGTGCCTAAAGCACAACTAAATCCAACACCACAACCCTGTGCCTATACCACAACTAGAACAGACACCGTTTACGCTGTGCCTATACCACAACTAGAACACACACTTCACACTGTGCCTATACCACAACTCTATCACACACACACTTCACACTGGGCCTATACCACAACTCTATCACACACCGTTTTTTGCCCCCTCCCTGAGCCGTATTTCTACAATGTGGATTACGCTCACCTCACACCGGAGCTGTGCGTTACGCGTTTGGCTATGGAAAGCCGCCTGTTTCCGGTGTCTGGTTGGTCCTAATGCTATGTTTTGTGGCTCGTTTTTAGCCTGTTTTGACGGCTTTTTCTGCGTGTTTTGGGCCGCAAAATAGTATATTTCCGGTGTGTTTTAAACCCTCTTTTGCTTGTTTTAAGTCCGCTGCACGGGCTTTTGTCTGTCATTGTGTTGAACACTTTCAGAGGAGAAGGTGTAGCTAGCATGCGAGGGGAATACAGGTATAGCCGTGTACTCCCGCGACGTGTTCTCTTCAACGAGGATGTCACGGACATTATGGTCGAACACGATTTGCGCTTGCCGTACAGCACTCTTTGCGTTATATTTGTCTTGTTTGGCACCATTGTGATAATGGGTGTTGTGTGGGGCGCCGATGTGAATATCCGGACACATTCGCTCGCAACGTGCGCAGCAAATCTCATCACTTGCAAGCAGGATAAAGAGAACGCTACACGAGTATTACAAACGTATGAAAAGAAAATCCAGCAATTTAAAGAGAACTATACGCTAGTATTAAAAAAGTGCGACATGGAAAAAAAGAGCATGCTTGCTGAGCTTGGTAACTGCATTTCAAAGCAAAGAACTTGCGCCGCTGCCAGCGAGACGTGCGAAGCTGATAAAAAGGTCTGTGTTGCTGAACAAACAAAGTGCCTGCATGACACGCAGACCGCAATTGCGAAAACAGAAGAAAATATAAAAAGACGAATAATGTGTACTAAGGGGTGGGTGGGACCTCTGTGTAATATTTGACTCTTACACAAGAGGGCGGAACAGACTAGGTCTAGAATCCATTTCACGTGTTACATTTCAATAAATTAATCTTTCTGTAACAGTTGTTTGTCATGGCATGCACTTGGTTTTGGAGGTGTGCCCGCATCCCAGTATGCTTTTAAACGCAGAAGCAAGCATTACATTATCGCACACAATGGCATTTGTAAAAGATTTAAAATACAGTGTCCTGTCTCCAGACTATTAATTTTG